TCAAATCGAATAAGACTGGTCTATGTATTTTTCAAGTGCCTTGCGTTTAATCAAGCGTTTTGATCCAACCCACAGCACAAGCTGCTTGTCGTCCTTGTCTGTAATTTCTCTTAGTTTATGTGTGCCGATATTAGAGTACGCGGCAGCCTCTTCTACTGTAAGCGCTATTTTTTCCCAGATTGGGACTTCCTTCATTTGATCATCTCCTCCATCTTATGTTCACCATATTTAGCCACGCATACATTATATAAGAGCATGGCACGGGTCATGAGGCCAACCCCACCGATACGAGGAGTCACCTTGATATCTTCCATCTCATAAACGGCGGCAGCGCAATCACCATGCTGCTTTCCATTTTCGTCATAGTTGATGCCAACATCGATGCAAACCTCTACTCGATCAAGACCAAGCGGTGTGATGAAATTACGTTTTCCGACTGCAGAGATGATCACATCTACCATATCCATTGCAAGAGCCGTGCACTTCATAAAACTTCCGCTGCTATTTACAGAGATCACATTACAGTGCCGCTTAATCAGCATATCGACCAACGGACGACCTACGATGTCAGATTGACCACACACAAGCACATTCTTGCCATCCAGATCGTAACCGATGGAGTCAAAAATCTTCATAACGCCAAGCGGAGTGCAAGGCTGAAATGGCGATGTAGAATTAAAACCATCAACATCAACTGCGTCTGGAATGCAGATATTTTTGGGGTTGATATGTTTTGGCAACGGAAGCTGAACAATGATACCGTTCACATATTCCCAATTATAATCTTCTAAGATCTTGTTATTCAATTCATCTTCAGTAATATTTTCTGGCAGTTTAATAAGTTCTACTTCGATCCCCACCTCTTCACAGTCACGCAATTTACCTCTAATATAAGCATTAGACGCAGGATTATCCCCTACTTGATAAATATGTAAAACAGGAGTGTAATCGGCCTCTGCGATAATATTCTTGATTTTATTTTTGATATCTTGTGCAATAGATTTACAATCAATAATCATTGTGAACCTCCTTTATATTCACTACTACTATACAGAATATTTCGTAGCTGATTGATAAAACCATCCACAACGCATTCACTACAATCTAAATTAACCGTGCACATGCCACAGCTCTCGGTATAATGGTGCAGTAGATCTTCGATTGATCTTTTATAATATTCTGTTTGGTCTTTATAAAACCCTAATTCTTCCATAAGAATCACCTCGTTACTGTACTAACTCCATTATTTTTAATCTGTCCTTTTTGAACATGAATTATTACAGAGTCAGCATTAACAGTATTGGTTGACTTATATTCGATATATGGAGCGTTGCTATCATATACAATTTTTACATGTCCTTTGATATTCATATAAGTGCCATTACAAAGAACAGTAAGCATCTCATAATTTTCTGCTGGGACATTAGATACCATAGTGGATGTATATCCGTAGATGCCGGGTTCCAGTTCTTCAATAGTAGCAGTCCACTCAATCGGATTATAATGACGATAGATACCATCGCCAATCGCCCATACAAAATATCCAACAATAAGAGTAATGAGCACACCGACTGTCAAAAACAAGATCTTTTCTCCAAGGGTGAGTTTTTCGTTATTACCATCCAAGTTCAACACCACTTTCGTTTACAATATAGATGCCGTTGTCTTTCAAATACTCAATAAATTCTTCATGTGGTAATTTATGAGCAAGCTCACAAATAGTGTAGTTATTTCTGCCCTTTACCCACTTTGTTTCTTTACGCAAGCAAGACCATTGATGTACACGAAATTCTTTGCAATGCCATTTTAAATGAAAGGCATCCGTACACAAATCGCAAATTGGTATCTCTACATAGAAGTCACCAGGATAGCGTTTTCTTCGCCACCACTCCATGTCATAGAATACAATACCATAGAGTTCAGGATAATCTTCAAATCCATGTTCTCTAAGATAAGCAAACCCTAATCCATTGATGGTCCATTCTGGCGACCTTGGAACTGTATACCGAAGCTGCGATTCTGTATGCGAGATACAGGCATTGTTATTTTTTCCGTCGATGCCCATAATGTACCAGTCTGATCTATAATAGCCTATTTGTTTAGTCACAACTAATCACCTCCCCCGTATCATCACCCAACGGCCACGTGCATCCATAAAACGTTCCCAAATTTTCGATTTTAAAATAGTACCATTTTTTCGTCACGTAGTCATAAATACTGTAGCAAGTGCAACGGTTATCCGGCCAATGGTTCTTTTTAATAGCATCAATATCAAGTTCTAAAAATCGTTTGATTTCGGATAATTTATATGAAGCAAAAATATAATCCCATGGGCCACGCCAATGGATAAACCACATGTGCTCTACGAAGTTCGGCCATTCTACAGAAAATCGTTCGACTGGTTTACTTCTGTCAAAATTCTTATATTGAAGAAAATAGTTGCTGATACCGTGTACACCAGTCCAATAATGGTCTTTAGTGCAGATGAAATGAGAATAGCTTTCCCATTCTGGATTTTGTATTTCCCAGTGATTCTTTTCGATTGAAAATCTATCGTCCATTCAATCTACCTCATAAAAGTCTAGTTCTTAAAAAATAAGCTTACGCTGATATTTATTTAAAACTTCCTGAATCTCATCAACAAAACTTTCAACAGCAGAATCTACTTTTTCTTTCTGATATTCTTCTACAGAATCCACATCAACGTCAATATTGATTACATCATTATGGTATGGCTCTCCAGTCAAATCAATTCCATAGTTGATTTCATCGAACGGAGCCTCATACCAGTTACCGTTTTCTCTATTAACAACCCAAAAGGTCAATTCGGTATTTTCATCATAGCCTATTTCATTCAGCTTTTTGATAAGCTCTACAACTTTCATCTCTTGCACCATCCTTCGATTTTCTCACATACTCTACAAATCGCATCACTGAAGTCAACCTTCGTTTGCATTAGAAACAGTTTGAAGTACGCTCTCCGCTTCTTTGCGAGCCACTAATCGTTGTTCATGTTCTTTGTTAGCGATTTTTTCTTGCTCATGTAATTCAAGTCCTTTCAACCAGTAAGATGGGCATTCATAAATTTTTTCAAGTGTGTTTGCATCGCAAAAGTGTTCTCGATCTCTACTGTTGTAATCATAATATCCAATAAATGACAGACCATAATCACTTATTACAACGTTATCTTTTAAAAGGACCGGACGTTCATCCATGACCTTGACCCAACCGAGGAAGTTTTCGCAAGATTCGGCGCAACTATCTCTTGTTTGCTTCCTAAAAGCGCATACTTCTTTATGTAGACATTTACTGCAAATAGCCATTTTTCTCACCTCTTTCTAAAACATACATTTTAATCGTCAAAAATTTCTTCTCGTAGAACCGGTTCATTATTACTCTCTACGCGATTACCGCATTCTGGGCATTTTGTTAAATAAAACAAATTCACATCCAGTGCCTTTGCAACAGAAACGCCTTCTGAATCAGACCAAAATTCACAACCACAGTTGCATTTAAAGTGATATGCAAATTCTTTCGGAGTCTGCTTGTGTTGAATAATCTTAATCGCCATCGGGCACCTCCACGGTAAAAATAGTTTTAGTTGCTTCTTTCCAAGAAACAAACTCAGATCCAGCAACTTCCGCTCTACATCTATAGCACGCAATCACATTATTCTCAGGAATATCCAAATCAGGACTTTCAAAAGAAGCTACTCGAATCTTAGTTGTGCAACCACAGTTCTTGCATGGAAACACGATTACTGGATTTTTCAAACTATCAGTTTTATGCATACTATCACCTACAATATGCGTGTAAAAAGGCAGATTCTCTTGCAAGCAGTCTCATCCTAATTCCACAAGTGCATTTGCACTCAGGACATTGTATTTCTGCCGGACGCCCTGTATTATCATATTTTTTTACCGTTTCACTAACAGGTCGTGCCGGTAAAGGCCATATATGAAATTCAGATCTTTTAGCTTCGAATATACATCCGCAAGAATCACAAGTCACTTTATATAACTTTTCAGATTCTTTTGTCTTAACCGTTCCATGCTTTATAACATTCATATACTTATTCCTCCCACCCACCCGTAAAATCTTAATTAACAGCCATATTCAAATTCATCAAGAGTGGATGTAATGTCATACGACTCACCCTCTGGTTCGTGACCGATCTCATAGAATCCGTGGAAGTGTTTTGCATCTTCCTTAAATGCGATCACGTCTTCATCATAATAACTTGCCGCCCTCTGCCATGCACGATAATCTTTTTCAAGTTCTGTATTAAGATATCTGTTGTGGAGTCGCTCAATCCATTCGTCTTTGATCTCAAGAGAAGGATAGATTGCAAAAATAAATTCATAGCCGCTTTTCAAAAGCTGCTTACGTACAGTATCATGAGAAGATACAAATACATCATAGCCATGCTTCGATAAATCAATAGCAACATTACAATACGATTCTACCCAGCTACCGTCTTTGATAAAGTTACTACTTTCAAGATCAATCACGTTATACCCATGGCTGTTTGCGTATGTGCTTTTCCCGATACACGGATATCCAACAATAATCATACTATCCTCCGTAAAATTTACCTTTTTACTTAATACCGTACTTAGCCTTGACCTTCTTCAGCGTTTCACTCTTGTTGTGATAGTCATCGCGAGCTGCCTGATAAGCAGTCATTTTCTCTGCCAGAACACGCTTTGCTTCGGCCTCTGCAACATCAGCCTCTGCCAGCTCCTTGTTCAAAACAAAGCCACTCGTCTTGATACCATCGATAAACCCGTCCATGCGATCCTTCTTGACACTTTTCTCACCCATTGCACCAGTATCAGTGTTGAACATCTTTACAATAGAATCCTCGACACCGGCGATATTGTAAACATAAAAATACTTAGCCATAATTTACTCCTCCTCAACTTTTTCAAATTTAAAAATAGTGTTTTCGGTCTGAACAATAACATTCTTCTTGTCATCCGAGATGTAATAATCGGTAACATGAGACGTATGCATTGCGCCCGGACAGTCATGCCCTTCATTGTCTTTGATGTACCGGAAACCAGCAGACTCATCGACCTTCAGACGCACAATTTTCATAGTCATGCCAATCCAAGTAGGATACCAGCCATCGTTTCGAGTGCGACCGGTTACCAGCGAGATTGCGTTCACCAGCTTGTACTGATTCTCCATAATCTCATCATCAATCGGATTCTTATGAGTCAATGCAGCATTCGGCATTTTCTCAATTGTGCGTGTCAAAAGAAGCATGAAATGCATGAACGCATCATGTTTTTCTTCTCCAACATCGATTTCTGCGTACTTGCCCATCCGATACAGAAGCTCGGACGTATCAATCGTCTTTCCCATAACTTCCTCCATTACTTCACTCCCGTACTTCCAAACCCTCCGACTCCACGCTCCGTCTCATCCAGTTCCTCAACCACATTAAACTGCGCCTGATAATACGGAACGAACATGAACTGGGCAATACGGTCACCATGAACAATCTCTTGCGGCATATCAGAGTGGTTATGAAGTGGAACCATAGCCTCTCCCCGGTAGTCTTGATCAATAACGCCAACGCAATTTGCCGGTGCCAACCCCCTCTTAGTAGCCAGACCGCTGCGAGCATAGCCAAGAATCGCCCAACCTTCAGCCGGAGCAAATCGCAGACCAGTACCAATCATACGAGTCTCGTGCGGACGCATATAGATGATGGGATTGCCGTGTTCATCAAACAGATCAGCCTGATTTGACGGAATATAAGCATACACATCAGCACACGCAGCTTTCTCAGATCCGTATGTAGGAATGTGTGCATCAGGATAAATTTTGTTTATTTTTACAATGGGATTCATATCAATTCTCCTTTTCAATATTCAATTTGATTGTTTCAACACGGATTTGCGGATTATTGTACTCGACATTTGGATAATATTCCGCTTCATCTTTGATATAAGACTCCAAATCGTTAGCCAGAACGAATTCGGTCAACCCATAATGTTTGATAAATTCGTCCAGAGTCTCACCATCTAGCAAATGTTCATTGATATCAAGTTCGATTGTTATTTTCGCTTCATACTTCATTTTTGCCATAACACAACTTTTCCTTTCTCAAGACTTTTCTTTACATCAATAACTCTCTGATTTCGGCTTCCAGCCCACGGCAATGAAATATCGCGCTCGGCTTCGACATATGGGCCATCCACAAGCACATCTATATAATGCAAGTGATCCCAGTCTTTAATTTGATCCCACTCGTATCCAGTCCACATCCAGATGTCTTTGGTGTAGCCAAACTCTTTGCGAACTCGCTCACAGATGTAGCCAGCAATCAATCGGTTCTGAATGAAAAGTGGATCTCCCCCGCTGAACGTCAAACCGCGAATATAATCAGGCCGAAGCAGATCAAGCAGTTCTTGCATTGTATCTTCAACAAACGGATTGCCGGCAGCTGCATCCCATGTCTGAGGATTCTGACAGCCGGGGCAATGATGCGTACAACCCTGCACGAACAATGTGACGCGTACCCCCTCGCCATTTGCTATATCACAGGGAACGATTTTAGCGTAATTCATCTCAAATAAACCTCATCCACATACTTGCACAAACGATAATAAAAACATTCAGCGCGACGCAGCCATACATTCCATTCTTTTTGTCACCTTTGAAAATATATGTAGAAGTATCATACAGAATCTGTTCAGAACGAATGCCTGCTGCGGTGAAAATCAAAATAATATAAACCTTGATCATAAACCAAGCAATATTAGTTAGCATTTATATCACTCCCTTTCATGATAACTTTCACTCCAATCAATTGCCTGTCCACAATCCGGACAGAAATTTTTATATGTTACGACCCTTCCACAAATAGGACAAGCAATATCACATCGGGGTTTCATAGGTAGCTGCATTTTCAATGCTTCTATTCCCATATAACATGCTTCTTCAACCAGTTCAATGGGCTCATAGTTCTCACGATGTTCTGGGTCAAGGATTTCAATTGCGCGTTCAATTGTCATACCACCGTGCTCCTTTCATGCTACTTTTACTTCAACTGTACAAATCGTATCATTGTGCCATCCGCCATGTGGAACTAAAAGAATTCGAGTGATTTCAAATCCATACTTGCGCCCTATGCCACCGGAGTTCCAGCCGAATGTAATGACCTTTCCGCCGAGTTTTACAATTCTGGATATTTCCTTCTTCTGATTTCCCCAGAATGACGCCCGTGTTGTTTCACTCGTCACATTCATTCCTACACCCTGATAGCACTCTGTCACCTGACGCGGAGAATATGGCGGATCATATAACACACCATCAACTGATTCATTTTGAAATGTTTTCAAGAAATCGAGTGCATCCATGTGATAGTCTGTATCAAAATCCGGATTCAAGTCATTCGTAATAGCTGCCAACTTATTCTGATTCGCAAACGGGTCAATCCATGTCCCGTTGGTTAGTTCTGACTGAATCAATTCTTTAATAGGCTTGATATCAAATGTATTCTTGTTGGGCATCGCCCACTGTCTTTGAATGTCTATGTATATCACCGTCCCTGCTTTACAGAATCATGTATACGACACCAGCAATCAATATCCATGCAGTAATCGTTGCAAGTGTGATAGCCCAAAAGGACTGTTGCAGCGTTAACTTTTCATTTTTCATATTGATACCCTATTACTTTCCATTAATGGTTCCTCTGATAACGCTTTGAATAAGAACTGCTGCGAGCCAAATACCAGTTGCCACCTTGAACGAGAATGGTTTTTCAAGCAGATTGAAAATACACCACAGGACACCAGCAGTAAACGCCCAAGAAACAAAGTATTGGACAATAAGGAATAACAACACTCCTAGAAATTTTTGCCATACCTTCATTTTAAACTCTCCTTGTATATAAAATCCTACCCACCCACCCTTCGCTTTACGCGAACTATTTATTTATGTACTACCCGGTTGTGCTTAACACGTAACTCGACTTCTTGCTGTTTTCCAAGGTTGAAAGCTGTTGTATAGTTCCCGGTGATATAACCTGTCACACGACGCAGTCGTTCAATATTATGACTACCACACTGTGGACAAGTATCATTTATCTCATCACAGTATCCGCAGTCCACACAAGTATCGTTTGGTACATTGACCGCAAAATACGGTACATCGTGATCCATAGCATAATTTACAACTGTCTCAAGCGCATCCAAATTGTGTTTTACTGTTGCATCAAATTCTGTATACAGGATGCAACCTGCACTAGAATACGAATCCAACTGAGACTCGACATCGATTTTTTCAAACGGTGTCACTTCTTCCCACACTGGTACGTGAACACTATTTGTAAAAAATTTCTTGTCAGACACGTTTGGAATCTCACCATACTTTTCTTTGAACTTCGTCATAGCTGTGAAACACAGATTTTCTGCAGGGGTAAAGTATACGCCGAAGTTTAACGATGTCTCGTTCTTAAATTCTTCACAACGATCCTTGTACAACTGGCAAATCTCTTTTGCAACTTCCATACCATATGGGTCAAGCTGGTTTTTACCAATCAGAATCTGAAGTGTTTCAGCCATACCAAGCATACCAATTGCCAGAGTTCCATGTTTCATAGCAGACCGGATATCAACACCGTCATATCCAGAAAGCACACCGTTGTCCCACATGAATTTTGCAGATGCAGGAGACTGAGAACAAATCCAATCAAACCGTTCAATCAAAATCTGCTTTGCTTCATGCAACTTCTGGTCGAGGATTTTCATAAATTCTGTGACTGTATCTCGGCAATCGTGATAATCCCGCACAGAAACCGCATGTTCGGCTTCCATTGCCAGTGTCGGAAGAATAATAGTCACAGGACAGATGTTACCACGACCGTCCTTCTGAGCAGCCGACAGCAGATCGTCAAATCGTAACCGACCAGTTTTAATAACTGATTGAATATTAGCCTCATATACCTCTTTGAAGTTGATGTCATAGGAATTCCAAGTTCGACAACCCATTGTACTACTGATTTCAAATGGAGCCTCGTACTCCTTGTTAATCATCAAGTCGCCCTTATAAGCGACAATATATAGCTTATTGGCAAGGTCGTTATCTTTTGACAGTACATCATACAGACGTTTCTTTTCTGCAGGGTTCAATGCATCCAGAACTTCTTGTTTAACTTTGCGATCATACTGAACAGCCGCCTTCTGATTGCTCCAATCGCAGTTGCAGTAATTCGGATACAGCCGCTGTGCAGTCGATTTCAAAGCCAGACGATACAGGTCATAGTTTGGGTCGCCATGTTTCTGGTTTACGCCAATCTTCTTCTGGAAGATAGCACATGGGAAAATACTCGTCCGATGATACTTTCCAGTGCCGCGAATCAGACCTTCTAGGAATTCCCTCGTGACCATCCGTCCCTCTTCTTCGGTACAAAGGCCAAAGTTGATTGAGCTGAATGGAAGCTGATTGCCACTACGAGATTGTAGACTGTTCAAATTGTGGAGCAGACCCTCAGTTGCCTGCTTACATTCACGACGAGTCATCTCCATTGCGTAATCCCAAGCATCAGGATGTTGTGCCTGAAATTCTGCATCATCAAAATGGATAGTACCGTCTGGATGATTTTCATCGTGCTCAAGCCACTTTCTGAAACGATCGGCTTTATATGTGGATTTCTTTTCGATGTAAACCAGACCATCCTGAAGATGCTTTGTGAAGCTCTTCCGAACATAAGGCATCATACTGAAATCGAAGTGTGTTGCTGCAATCCCACCAAATTGGGAAAGTGACTGGATCTGGAACAAAACTGCCACAAGCTGATATGCCGTATTGATAGACTGAGCAGGACGAATATCAACCTGACGAGTCTTAAATCCCTTAGCCAAATGCTTATCTATATTGCAACTCGTACAGTTGTGATCGCCGACAGCATAATTATCGAGGTCATGAGTGTAGATTTCGTTGTTCTCATGGTCCTTCTTTGCGAGATCTGACATACAATAATCCAGCGCATAACGCTTAGAAACAACACGGCTCATCTCACCAGTACGACCACCGAAAGATGCTTCATCAACATTGGCATTTTGATTGTCGATCTTCTTACCCATTAGCTTTTCATCGACCGTATCCATCAGCTCTTTGTACTTATTACGGGCAATACCGTGCAGATAGCGATAATTCATGTAGCAGCGAGCGGTTTCATAATGGCAGCTCTGCATCAATCGATTTTCTACGGCATTCTGAATCGCTTCAACATCCATCGGCTGGTTGATAGCTGCGATTTCATTTGCAATTTGCTCGCTCAATTTGTGATTAACCGAATCAGAGGAATCGTTCATCGCCTTTTCAATCGCATTTACGATCTTAGACTTGTCGAACGGAGCTTTTACGCCATTGCGTTTGATTACATACTCCATACTCCATTACCTCCTTATCAATAGTACCGCTGCTCACCCATCATATTTGCGGCGTAATTCTCATACCAACGAGCCTTTTCTTCATCCTGCTCTGCGGTCACACCGGGCTTAGAGCCATTACGGAAACGATATTTGTAGGCATTGCAGATACAGAACCAGCGAACAGCATCGTCGCCGTACAACTTACGCATTTTTTCGATGCACTCAGTGCCATGATAGTGAGCGGGACCATCTACATACTCGTAATCGGCAGAGTCCTCGGACTCATCTTCGTGATCGTTTAGGTCTGCGTACTCACAGTTCTCGCAATCGCCATCACAATCGTCAGCATCGTCGTTTTCTTTTTCGTCTTCAACGGAGTCATCTTCTTCATAGTGACAGATGCAATCGCCGTCGCCAATCATCTCTCCATATTCACAATTTTCGCAATCGTAGTCACACTCGGAGTCGTCCATATCGATATCCTGCTCATGAATTGCAAAAATCAGAGACAGACGGGACATGGTATCGAAGCCATCGATGTCAAGATCATTCGCCAACGCCCGCAGTGCATCTGTATCCATTTCCTTCAGGCCGCCAATCTCCAGTCGTCCAAGGCGATGCCCAGTCTCTTCGTCAACTTCGCCTGTGGCAGTCACAATAACAGTTCCAACCAGTTCATCATCATCGCAGTCGGGGCAGTCACAGGTTTCAGGTTCAATCTTTTCGTCTTTGATATTATTCAAAACAGCCATATAATCCTCCTTATGGTTCTTGTAAGCGTCTGCGAGCAAAGGGTGTACGGGAGAAATGGTCTTGCCAGCGCCCTGTTCAGCCAAATAATGAATCCATTCCTTCGGCTCGAAGATCTTCATAGCTTTTTCATTCAGTTCGTGATTGGAACGTGCATGAACCAAAGTCATCGGAAAATTAAAACCCGGCATGTCGTAAACCAGACGCAGGCGACCGCTCTCAAACAGGATATCGCAATTGTTAATGTTCATATGTACTCTCCTTACTTCTCTATGGTTTTATATACATCTGCCAGCTTTGGGTGACGGCCACAGCAGCGGTTACCTTCAGGACAGAACGGATACTTGGGATTTGCTTCACAGGACGGAACCATCCATGCGGCGAGTTCGGGACAAACAGTGGCAACTTGGCTCTTGATCATCTGAAACATCGACCGGATTTCACTTTGGGCTCGAGTGCAAAGACGCAGATGGCTCATTTCAATTAGTGACCGCGCATTAATTGTGACGTACAACTTGGTACAACAAGCGTTTGGCAGAACAGCGCGGGCGTCCTCATTGGCAGCGTTGTGATACTCTTTGAGAATTCTGTAGTTGTTTGCAGCATCTGCCATCATGTTATTAAACACGTCCGCGTCTTCTCCATTGAACGGATTGACATAATCAAAATTGTCCATGGAAACGTATCTCTGTGACTGTACACTCAGGCTAATATGACGATGACGACTTAACTGTGCCAACAGTGCTCGACTGACGCCGCTTACTTCAAACGTAAACGAAATGTGTTCAAGCACACTCCGATGACCCGTCGCTTTGCATCCCTTTACGATTCGATATGTATCTGTCGGTTCAGAATCATAACAGACACTCGCTGCCAGCTCTGCAATCGACAACGGATTTTTATCTCCATCTGAATTGACTGGTTGTGAATATGAAATCAACTTAACTTCCACTTTCGAAATCCTCCTTATTCATCGCGCCAGTTTTCTGGAATATCATTCTCGTCAATTACGATACAATTACGAGGTGCCACGTTTGTTGTGTTTTCCCCATCTTGAACTTTGATCATTACGTTCATAATGCCTACGACTTTATGAATACTCCAAAGAACTCCCGTACTCTTGTATGTTCTTGCCCGAAGAACCGTATCACCAACATGGATTTCTTTTTCAAGTAAATCAGTCATTTACACCCTCCCTTATAAAATCATCTACTGTTTTTTCGCCCGTCAGCACCTGTTTCATCTGTTCTGGCGATAATTTATATGTAATAACCTCGCCACATTCGTAACTGTATCGCCGTAACTGACGATAATATTCTGCTGTGGCGCGTTCTTTGCGACCCAACTCTCTTTGGTCAATTCCTGAAACCACAAGGCCCCACCTCCCTTCTTATTCTGTATTTACTATTTCGACTTCTACGTCGTAATCATATTTCCAATATTTGGGGAATGCGACCATCGTGCCGTGTGCCCATAAGAAATAGATTTCGTCCAACTCTGCTACAATTTCATATCGATTTCCGTAGCGGAGCCTCCAGCATAAATTTTCGTCTTGATAATTAAGTTTTAGATATCGACGCTTCCAACTTTTCATGACGTGCTCTCCTTAACGTTCCTGAGAGAGCTTCCTCAGCGTTTCGGAGATCATCAATTGCACGATCGATATACTCAGGCTCACAAAACTCAAAGTGATTCCAAGCAACTTTAAGTTCTTCGAGATCTCCTTTGAGTCCACTTTTGGTTCGTTCATCATTATTCATACACTCCTCACCATGTTGTTTCGAAAAGTGGCGATCCATCTTTTTCTTCCACGCATTTCATTTTGCCGTTGTGTTTGATTCTATATAGATAATATCTGGTGTAGAAACCGCCACTGATTGGGATTTCTTTATAAGTTATCATCCATTCATACTTAGAATCGTCAGGTTTATAGTAGCTGTGGAATGTTTCGCCTGCTGGTACATATGGTTTCATTCGAACTCTGTTCCTTTCAATGTGCTAAAATATGGATCACTATCCCGTTTTTCTATCTGAGTCAGTCGCCCATCGTCGCCAACTGAGTACAATCGGAAATTCTTAAAGATATCGTCACCTTTGATAGTTGCCAGCGACGTGATGACGTATTTGACATTATGTTCTTCGGTTCCATCAATAAGTTGAACTTCGAGTCGTTCCTTTTTTGGAATAGCCAATTTTTGAAGATCATTCATCAATGTTTACCTGTCCATTTTCATCATAAACATCGAACCACTCGCCTGAATAATTATGTACAGCTTCACGGAGACTCAGAATTCTTTTTAAAGTTTTGCAAGTATAAACTTTCATACCATCATATCTGCCGTTTAATCCTGTAAATTCACCACGATAAAAACGTCCCATTCTCGGATGTTTATAAATAGATCTGGATTGATCCATTTCATTATTGATAAGATAATACATATGGCAAATTCTCCTTATTTAATAATGTCTTCTTCTGCACTCTTTCTTGTTCTTTTGGGTTTCTGTGGCATTTCATAATGGGTCAGCGCTTCGCGCATTTCGTGGAGAAGAAACGCATGGATTAGCCACGAGGTTGAAGTTGATTCGCAGAAAATGATCTGACAATTATATCGAGCAAGCCATGTGGTTAGACTGCCAAGCAGTGAAGCAGGAGTCATTTTGCTACGATAAGCACCTTTATGAATCTTCTCCCATGAGCCATTTTCAATAAGTATGTATGTCTTTGCCCCAGCGGCTGCAGCTCTGTCGAACTCCTTAGCAAACCGGATTCGATTTGTTGTGAAGTTACCGCAGATTTCTGTCAAGTCGTATTTTCTTTCGACCACTACTTTGTCTGCAAGCGAGAACTTTTCGCCATTCGGAAGTGTCACTTCTGCGGTATAATCTCCAAAGTCCAACCGCTTACGCATAAACGCACATGGAAATGAAGTCAACCGTTGATGTAGGAGTGGAGTATCTTTTTCTCGGTCATCTACAACGATAACCATAGATTTAAGAACTTGAGTGATTTCGTTATATGTCACTAATTCACCTCCTTCCATAGCTCTAGCGACTTACCGCACATGAGCGTATTTACGAAGAATTGTTTCCTTATCTGTCTTCGACTGAACCCATTGACCGCGCTCGTCCTTTGACCAACGCCCCTCTTCTCGTTCTTCATCGATACGGAGGATGTCTCCTTTTTCAATCGGATCAGTTTCCAGTGTGCGAGCTTTGACTTTAAGCCGGCGCTGCTGACCATTTTGTAAGACATATCCCAGAACTGTTTTGTTAGAGAATTTACCATCGATATCTAGGACGTAGATATAAGAAGGATTCAATTTCGGAATAGTGAGTTGGATATATCCAAGGCAATCAGCTTCATACTGGATTCGATCAGTAATGGAAGTTTTAATGTCGGACGTTTTTATACAAAGTAGTTGGACAATTCTTAGCCAATCGACATTGACATACTTCTTTTCAGTTTCTTTTTCGCACAGTTTGAGCATTGTGTCATGTGGCAGTAGCTCATCCATATCAAGCTTGTTAAGCTGCTTTGCGCCATAGAATTCACTGAAGATTTTTACCTGCTCCAGAAGCTGATTCGGATTGCCAAACTCAGAGAAGAAGTCAAGCTTGATAAGAATATCCATCTGGCGGCTGTCGGCAATTTTTTTCTTCTGATTCATAACAAGCAGATCAACAAAGGAATCGAACTTGGTATTGCGTAGCTTGTAGAATTCACGACTTAGCCGTTTGTTTAGATACTTGATAGATTCCATGCCTTGATAGATCCTTTTGTCGCTTCTGTCGTAGACATATTCATCTCTTGAATGCCTGAACTTGATTGGCATAATTTGAATTCCACGCTCGCCAGCCAATTGAGTTGCTTTAATGATTTTATCTTGCGTATCTGCTGTATTAAGCAACGCCGTGATAAACTCATGTGTGTAGTAGTAACGATAATACGCACAATAATATGTAAGAATTGAGTAGCCGGTAGCATGGTTCAAACCAAACTGATACGAGGCGGAGTTCTCAATAACCCGTAGGAATTCTTTTGCTTCTGTCTCAGCAGTTTCTCTTGATTTTGTCGAGTGATTACAATAACCATTCAGGATACGAGGCATTGCCGCATCCAACTCCGCCTTGTTCTTATGACCGATTGCACGACGAACACTATCTGCATCACCGCCGCTCATATCACAGAACTGTTGAAGGAATGCAATAGTCTGTTCCTGAAAAACAAGCCAACCCAAGCTATCTTTTAACAGCTCGTCAATTTCAGGCGATGGGTTGTGATTTGCTTCGTGCCGGAAGAGTTTATCTCTGTAAGAAGCACCACCGGGTCGAATGGCTGCTGTGACCAAGCTCAGATCTGCAATGCTGTGGACATCGTATTTTTTGAGCGAATCAAATGCAAAATCCTCAACAAACTGGAAAATACCAACAGGAGATTTTTTCATGTCTGCCCAAACCTGTTGGTCATCGAAGTTCATTTCCCATGTGTGTGGGTACGGAATATCAGCCAGCTTACAAGTCTTATCAATAACAGATACTGTATCAAGACCGAGGATATCATACTTTGCCAGACCGACTGCATGAGACGCTTCCATATCAAGACACAGAATAGGCAGACCGTCTTTATCTTGGAAGACACCATACCTTTTATAGAGGTCGATTGGAGCGATGATAACGCCAGCCGGATGGTGAGACAGCGATACAATTGTCCCCTGCAATCCATCGAAATAGTAAAAGATATCAGGATGGTCTGCACGGCACTTTTCAGCGTCAGCGTCGTATTCCTTTTTCACTTTTGCAATTCGATCAAGAGAATAAGGGTTCTCAGACTCATCTGTGCTCTGATTCTCTCGCTTCCAGACCTTAGCAAGAGCTCGTCCAATCTCGTCGATTGTCGCCTTTCCTGCCAGAGTACCCATAGCCAGAACATACGCACACTTCTCACGACCGAACGATTCAAAAATATGGTTATAAATTTTGGAACGATAAGCATCGGGAACATCGATATCAATATCGCCAATCTCTACTCGATTTTCGTTACAAAAGCGAGAAAATACAAGATTCCAGCGAACAGGGTTCACATCGATAATGTCAGTAATAAATGCACATCGAGATCCAGCAACAGAACCGCGACTTGGACCGAACGGAATTCCATCGTTCTTGCCCCAAATCATCAGGTCGCTCATAGATAACATAAAACCCAGCATATTGGTCTTTTTAAAAACCTTTAGCTCTTCTTCAATATCTGCTTTAAACTGCTCAATTTCGTTCTCTGGAATAATTTTGCGTTTGACCTTATCGTTAAACATCCTGTGGGTACGACTGATATATTCCTTTTCGTCTGATTCTGTAGACCCTGTCAAAATTGGATATCTTGCTTTTGTGTTTAAAGTAAAATCCTTGACACTATCAGCCATCCGGTTCGTATTCCTGATTGCTTCCATCCAGACTTCGCGTGGGAGTGAATTTTGAACTTCAAATGCACTAACAAGTTGATCATAAGATTTGAATGTCAGGTCGAATTCGTCCTCGCCAGTGAACTCGATTCCCTTGCCCATCATAAGGATCTTGCGGCATTCTGCTTTATACGCATTCAGACTGTGAGTATCAGTTGCAGCAATCAGTGGCTTGTGATATTTTTTGGAAAGCTCCCAGAGATACTGGTTATATTCCTTTTGATCGTCACAATCGTGATATTGAATCTCATAATAATCATAGGTCTCGCATAGTTTGTCATAGACTTCCTGACGAAATCCATCACATTCTGGCGTGTATTTACGAAGCGGACTTGCCAGACAAGCAGAGATTTTGATGATGTTATCAGACAGACCAAAGAACTCTTCAAAAGTAATGCGCGGCTTATAATACTTATGGTCAGCATCATAAGATGCGCCCATTACCTTATTTAACTCCAAAACGCCACGAGCATTTTTGCAAAGAAGAATCGTATGGAAGTTGTCGCGAACTTTATAGCGTCCGGCATCCATCATTTTACCGATTTCCTCTTGTGCTTCCTGTGGGTCCCAGCCTTGATAAGATTCATAAACCTCGTCTGGAATCTCTGGATAGTGGTACATTTCAGAAGTAAGATATACCTCACAACCAACGATAAACTTCAATCCCTTCTTTTCTGCATACTGTTTCTTTGCAGTCCAGTTAAGGTTGTAACCATGGTTGGTAGAGGCGATTGCTTTCATTCCATAAGAAGCAGCGAGATCAACATAGTCTTCCCATTTTGTACAAGAATCAAGGAGCGAACCTTTATCGTCGTGGATATGATATACGCAGTAGTTTTGCTCCATAACTCCTCCTTAAAACAATTCATTCATCGCTGCGTCGCTCGGATCTTTTGCTGCATAAAACGGCTTCTTATTGATACAGTCTCGTAGCGGTTCACAGGTTTTACGATGCCCACACAGATTGGTACAGAAGAAGTTTGGATTACCATTCTTCTCTTCAATCTCACGCGCAGGCCATTCACCTGTTTTCTTTCGCTCTTCGAATTCATCTGCCGTTTCGTTTATGTAATCGATACATTCCTTGCGCAGCTCGTCTGTGATATGATACGAGCGAACATATGTAGTCAATCTGAACTGGCAACGGATATCTTCTGGCAAATCATTTATGTCGTTTGATTCAATAAATGCCTGTGTGACGTTTTCAATTTGTTCACTGTCATACCCAGCAGCCTTCATCTTGGAACGAACCGTAGACCGTAACGTGTAACCGACTTTGCACCGGTCGAGTATTTTCTCTGTTAACTTTGCACGCTTACCAGTACCGATCTCATAAACGACCTTGCAATACTTGACCATAATCCATGCCGCTCCAGCCACTGTAAATCCGGCCTGTTCCAGTGCCAAAGTATACGCAACCAACTGCCGCCCATAATGCAAAAGGTCTTTATCCTGAAACTGACTCGACGTCTTGATATCTAACACCTGCAGCCGACCATCTGGCAAAACTCGAATCAAGTCAGCGTAACCTTGTAAGTACCTATCCTCTCTCAATTTAAGAATCAGTAGCTTCTCAACTTCGAACTTACCTTTTGGACTGATATAATCTCGAGCCATGCACATCATATTGCCAACCCAGCGATCTCTGATACCATTGCCGCCATCTCGTGTCTTTGGAAAATCAATACCAAGCATATCGAGCTCATCTAAGGCATTTTGAAGTGCTGGTTTAATATCTGCTTCTGTGTTCTTGCCCTCAATGATTCCTTCGAGAACGTCATGACAGGTTCCACCGAGATATGAATACACATTCTGGCACTGTTCGCGCTTTTCAATATATGTAAGATACGCATTATATGGACAATCATGAATCGTGCCGAGCTTTGAATAGCTGTACACTTGCGCCCCTTTGTCGTACAACGCCTGTAGTTCTGGGGCAACAACTCTTTGACCCATTTACATCACTCCTCTACCCATTTCACATATTTTGTTAATCCTTCTTGATAAGCTTCGCGTCCGAGGTCGGCAACGTTCTTTTTAGACCCCTCTGGAATTAGCCCATCAGGCCATATATATCCAACCTTTGTTTTCAGGATCGGATTATTCACAATTAGCTTTTTGCACTCATTAACCAGATGTTCTTCTTCAAGCCCTTCATCGTAAGCCAAAAGAATTTTCTTTGGAAGAAGTCGTTTTATGTATTTTGCTTGAGTTTCTGACACATGACAGCCACACGTTGCAAGAGCGATATTACTGCCGAATGAATCACATTGCTGAACCGCCTTTTCAGATTCAAACAGAACCAGATTTTGCGTCTCTTGAATGCGCCGATAATTCTTGTCATACCCAAATAACGTCTTGCTTCGCGGACAAGATATCAATGGGAACCATCGTTTGTCGTGATCGCATTCATAATTGGCACGTCCCATAATTCCGACTAATGAACCATCTATCGCACGCTCTGGAATTGTGATTCTATTTGAGTCAACATCATATCCAATGCCGAATTTTTCTTGTGTTCTCAAACTGATGCCGTCTTTGACGAATTGAATACAGAACTTATTTGCATACGGTTCCAAAATCTCTTCTGGATATGTTTCCAATTCTTCCATTTCTTCTTCGTAATTCGGCAACAGTTTTAAAAAGAAACCACCAAATGGCCAGCGAGTTTTAATATTTAACTCTTCCAAAGACAAACCGGCTTTAATTGCGGCGAACTTCAACGCATCAGGAAATGAACATCGTTTGACATCCATAATCAGGCTGAATATGTTTCCTTTTTGATTCGTAGAAAAGACAAAGAATCGTAACGTTGCACAATCCACCAGACAGCTGGTCGGGTTTCTTTGTTCTTCGCGAGCAAATCTCAGATTGTTTTTTTGAGGATTGAACTTGATATTTTCAAATCCAAGAGCTTCAAGAATTTGGATGATTCTGTCTGGCTGATTTTCAAGCTTAGACTGCAAAGCGTTTACATCCATTCATACCGAGTCCTCCCTTCTTTATTTATCTTCGATCATACTGGCCATGATCGTTTATAATGGTGCAATACCCCAGCTCTCGCCAGCAGTTCCATGCGCCATCAAACTGAAAAAGGATTGTTTGTCCGTCTTCATCGTTTCTCGTTTTATTCAAAAATGCGACAACGTATGTTTTGTCCTTATCAAGAGTAATTGGAATCTTGATTTTTGGATTTTCTTTTGAACGATAGTACGGGTCGCAATCAAACTTTTCGCCAGTATATTCGTCCTGCCACAGTCTGCGAACCATCACAAGCTCGCTAATAACCTCTTTTATCTGTTTTGAATTTGATAAACAAGAAGCATCAAGCCATCGCTGGTTTGTCGTATGCAATGCAAGCTGAAAAGTGCTGACAAATGCGATTTGTTCTTTATTGACAACATTGAAAATACGACGACTATTCATTAGCAGCGCTTGCCACATATTATCGTCTACGGAGTCGTCACTTTTGAGAGTATCGTACACAACGACTTTCGTTCCTGTCCTTGCCAATCGTTTTATGTGTTTCAATAGTTTTCCAGTGTCGTTCTCGAACATTTTTATGAAACGAATATTGGAGTATTTTTCTTTTGTGATTTGTGCTGCCTTACGAAGCATCTTCCATTCTTCTTCATTAAAATGCCCTATTTTTAATTTCTTACGTGTGATTTTCCAATAATTCAAATCTTTCGTAAGAATATGAACCAGCAACATATTTTTATATGCTTTTGACATCATTTCGTTGGAAATTATAGCCACCTGATTTCCCTGTTCGGCGAACGGAAGTACCATCAATTCAAATATCAGGCTCGACTTGCCCGCGCCGCTATGCCCGGCAAGCATATACATATCTCCCACGGGTGCACCAAGTGTCAGATAATTCAAAATAGGAGCGCCAGCCGCATAACTAATTCCTTGGTCTTGTCCTTCATTACATTGCTGCAAATACTTTTCATCGACGACCAAATCCTCAACCTTGGAATCCTGTCCTGTAATAAGTGCCGCCTGATTATTGAGCAACTCAAAAGTGTTATACACATCTTCATTTGTTGCATCATCAAACCGCTCTGGATGACTAAGCAGCTCGTCATACTTGGTCGCCAAGATTTTAAGCGTATTCATCTTAGAGATTTGGTTGTAATAGCTATCCGTGTTTTCAGGATCAATCAAATCCATCATAGCTACACAGGCACGCCAGCCATTTAATTCCTCATAATGCTTACGGAGAGAGGGCTTGTCGGCCAGATATGTGTCAAGTGTGATGTTGTCAATGTTCGCAAACCCTTGCCGACGGATGCCACGTCCAATCATGAAATAAAACACCTGATCTTCACAAATCAGAGTCTTATCCGTTCCCTCATTGACGTTTTTATAATCATCGTATCGCTGAGGATCTTTCCACAAACAAAAAACAAAGCTTGCTTCGGCACGCACTCGATTTTCTTCGATTCTCGCAATAGCTTTGTTCAAATCCATAAATCGTCACCTCCTAGCAAGCTGCTAACATCATTTCCTTTATGTACTGTTCCAATATTTGACAGGTCAACCATTGTATCGAGATCCGGTCTGGAATCTTCTCTTGCGGTCTTCCTTGTTTTGTTTTTCTCGCGATCATATACGCCTTTGATCTTATTGCGAACAATTGCCATCAAATAACTCGCCGCGCCAGCATCATCTTCGAAGTTTTTATTCTGCATCGCCCACTGAACTGCATCTGCACTTTCATCCAATGTTTGCTGAATAATTTCGTCTGAGTAAAAATCAAGTTCTTTTAGTCGTCGAAACACAATCGTCGGCATCGGCTGTGCTCCACCTCGCTCATAACCAAGGAAATCTGCAATGGTATCACAGAGTTTCTTGTACGATTCAGGAGTTCTGCCCGGCTTGTTATAATGTTTCGGCTTATTCTTCAGAGCTTTTTCTTTTCTACGACCAGCCAGCCACGCTTGATAAACTGCTTCAGACTGAAAATACCGTTTGTTAGGCGCTTTATAATACTGATCTCTTGGGCCTTTGACGCCTGTGGCCATACATGTAACCATTACCGGCTTAGCCATATTTACTCCTTATAATAAATTCCCACCAACCCGCCCTGCTGTTTATATATTTAAGTTATGTTTATACGACCAAAGAATAAACTTTCTTCAGTTCTGCAATCGGGAACTCCGGATCTGAGAACTTCTTGCCGATGTTGTTACGCACTTCAGCAACCTTCGCTTTTACATCATCAGATGCGCTCTTATAGTTATTCTGAATTGCACTAATCCACTCGGCGCGATACTGCTCATCCTCTTCATCCTGAGCTGCTCCGACATACTGCTTTACACGCTCGGCCTGTACCGACTCAACTTTCTTCTTCTCTGCTGCCTGCTTCTTCAGATCTGCTTCATAAGAACGACCGCCCTTATCATGTTCTGCCTTGATTGCATCGGTCAGAGCCTTGATGAACTCATCTGCATCCAGAGGAATACGGTCAACAATATCAGCGAAACGACTCTTGGAGTCCACAGAGAAGTTGTCATCGCGGAAGCAAATCACACGACGCTCGGACTTAACCTTACCAATAATTTCCTCTTTACCATTGACAACATTCTTACGGCCGGTTTTTACCTTATCGATATCGCGATCAACATATGCGACACCAACGACATCGACCTTGTTTTTCAGTGCATTGAAATACCGCTTGTCCATATTAGTAGACAACATGGAGTAACTTGCCAGCGTAACAGGATCAGTAATATCGGTCTTCTTTGTATGACCAATAATGATAGGGCTGATACCTACACGCTTCAGTTCCCACAAACGATTCGTAACTAATTCGGTTGCTTTATCAGTGGGACCATTAAATCCAGAGAAAGTTGCCTTAAAAGACTTTGTACGCTTATCAGGATTCTCACGGTTCCAAATTCGAATCGTCTCATCTTCGGCCATTCGCATCAATTCATCAATGGTGTCAATGACAACAACCTTCAAATCACTATAATCAGTGAAGCGATTTTCAATGATATCCATAGTGACTTCATCAAAATGTTCCCAATCCCACACGGCTTCCTGAACGATACCTTCAATAGTGGCCTGATCTGCTTCTTTACCACAGGTCAAAAAGATATAGCCATCATCACCAACTATTTTTTCACAAACCTGTTTAACCAGCGTAGTTTTGCCAATGCCGCCTTCACCCATCAAATAGATACTATAATCAAGAGGATTCAAACTAATTTCAGTTTTCTTACCAAATTTACGCGCCATTATGTATTCTCCTTATATAAGTATTTTTAAGTCCTGTTTGTGCGGACAAAAAAATTAGAACAGAGTATCAATACCGTCGTCCTCTTCCTCTTCCACCTTAGTAGGCTTAACAGCCTTTATTTCGGGCTTCTTGTAGGATTTCTTCACCATGTCGTCAACGGTTTCATCTTCAGACGGAGAATAAATCATGTCCTCAAACTCGCGAGCGGTCATGCCAGAGTCTGCGGCGGTCATGCACTCCTTGAATTCATCCTTAATCAACGGCTTGATCAGGCGCAGTTCATGAACCTTCTCGCCATAGATATTCCCACGCGGCTTGAAATCCTCTAACTTATTCAGGCCAGCCTCGATGAACTCACGCTGGATATCAGTCAGGCAGCTCTCATCGAACTCCTTCTCTTCTGCGCCATTCACAACACCGATTGCCCAGTTCATATGAACGGGATTCTTGGACTTGGTTTCGATGTAGCGCATCTTCAGGTCGTAAATCCGCTTGTGCTTCTCCTTGCTCATATCCAAAACAGAAGTGTTAAACACGGTGCTCACAGGGAACATCTTCTGAGCGGCATCTGCAGCCGACCACATCGGAGTATAGCAATTCATGAAAATCTTACCTTCAGACTTCTCCTCGGAACGATCGATACTGTTCTTGTCATAATACAGATCCATATTCATAGTTAGATGCGGAGTGTCTTTGCCGTCAACTGCTGCATACACATTCTGAATCTGGAACTCCTCAAAAATACGATCCTTATATGCGCCTGTACCGGGACGCAGCTTGTAAATACCAGTCACAACGATCGGCTCAGCATAACCAGTCAGGGCAGATTCCAGATACTCGATCATATCCCATGCAGTAATGAACTCCTTGCGCTCGCCGAGATTTACAACATACTTTCGCATACTGGACACCATATCGACAGTATCCTTATCGAAACGATCGTCCCAATCAATCTCGATATCCTCGTTGTCGACATTCTTGGTCTTAATAGTGTCATTCTTGAAACCCTGAGCAGACACATAAACACAATTCATACCGTTCTTGATGCCCATGTTCAGGCTAATCTTTTCGGAATTATTGTAAGTGTCGCGCTTCACCCAAGGATTGTTCCGCTTCGGAATGACGATATCACCACAAAAATTAAAACGAGGGTAAATGTTCTTCTCTGCCATATGTACCTCCTATGTATATCAACATCAGTAATCGATTTCTTCAGTGGTTTTAGACTCCCAAACAGGGATACTACTATTAGGAATGCCACCTGCTTCAATTGTCGGCTTATGCTTACAACGGGCAATAAATTCGTCTGTCAGCTTATCAACACAATCAGAACACAGGGAAAACTTCATCCTGTCTCCGTCGCGTTTGCTTCCATAAAAGAACCGTACAGTCAAATCACCCAGATTTGCTTCATCGCAGGGGTCCAGCGTCTTACCACAAAAATTGCAAAGCATATTATTTCTCCTATCTAATTTGATTTTCGCTTATTATCGCATCAAATTGGGAGAAGCTCGTCCATACAGCATCTCTGTTCCCCTTTCCTTTTTTATTTATAAACTCACTTCAGTTCTATGATGTCTCGATACAACATCACATAATCGTCAATGTATTTATCTCCATGAAAGTGGCCAAAATACCACATCGGCTTATGATCCGCCGGGAATTGCTCATAAAGGTCATCAAAAAACTCTTCTGTTGATGTATCGACCGTACTCTGATCAATGCCGTTCAAGAACAGTTCTTTAGGTTCAAACCGCAGCGGGCAAGTATGGGTCAACATAATATCAATTGGATATCTGGTTGCCATAAGACGCACGAGACCTTTTGTAAGTTCGCTTGGCTGCTCATCTGGCCACCAATTCCAACCGCGTTGCAATCGGTAATATTTGTCAACCGAATAAGCGCCACCGCAAACAAGCGCATTCAATGTTCGTTCCGATGTTTGAATTACATAAATCGCACCATCAATCGCAAAATACTGGTTAGGATGCTCGTGACTCCACAGCATCGGACCACGAATTGCACCATCTGTAACTTCGATTTCTTGATACCCTTCTGTCTCACTCGGCCGACGTTCATGGTTGCCGTGGATACAAAACAGTTTTGCAGGAATTGAATCGGCAACATTTTTGATAAACATTTCTCTTGGATAATCCTTGCCATAGTAATTCAGACCCACATCACCCAAACATACAACCCATTCAATGTCAGGATGGTCGAGACAGAAATATTTCAAATCATAAAACCGACTTGGATTACCATGAATATCACCTGTCATGTAAACACTCAAGTTTAAACACCTCTTTCAATATATCATCACAGTTGTTTTCGTATTTGCATCCAGAACAGTCTAGTCCGTTTCCGCTTCTTTCAACGCAAACAGCTACGAGTTCTTTATAGATAGACTTGATTTGTTCTACTGTTAGCATGGAATACCTCCTGACTTTTCTAAAATCTCCCACTCATTTGGGGAGTCGCAGTGTGGAGTATAGAATCTAATGCAAAATTCGCGATACATACAGTCATCGCAACTATCTTCGTTCGTTGTGCATTCATTAATAAAATCCAATAATGCAACTTCTAAATCTTTTGGAGATGTCATTTGGCTTTCTCCTTCCATTTTAATATATATTTTCTGGTTGCGCTGGTGTGAGTTGAACACACGATAGGGAGGTCAAAGCTCCCGGCCTTTACCGCTTGGCTACAACGCATTATATAAGGCGGCACCCAGTGCTACCTGAGCACCGCCGGGAGTTTTAAATCTTAGGAGTTGGACCATGGAAGAGATAGCCAGCCGCAAAAGAAGCTAACATCAATCCGCCCACAATCCAAATTGCTTTACTGATTTCAATCCAGATCAATCTGAATCACCTCAGTTCTCGATTCGCATGAAACTGATATCCGTGGACTGATACACACTTGCATCACTACTCAAAGTGCCAGCCGCCTTATCAGCCTGATACTTTGCATTGCCGGAACCAGTGACAATCAGTCGATTCTGATCAATACCCTGAGACGCCAGATAATTTGCAACGGTCTGAGCACGGTTAGCAGAAAGCTGCACGCCAAACTCGGTCTGGTTATTCGCATTAATATTACCGTTGATAACAATCATAGTGCCATCCAGAGTCTTAGCGATATTCACGAAATCGTTCAGAACAGAAGCAGCGCTGGCCTGATCGGTAAACACGGAAGAATCCGGCACAAAAGTTACATTCGCAGTCTTGCTCAGCATCGAATCATAGTCCAGATTTCCAGTGACCTGCTGAGTGATGTTTGCACGAGTCTCATCGCTCACAGTTACTTTCGTAGTAGCATTTGCAGCAGAAGTAGACTTGAAATCACTCTTGAGCGCATCGATATATGTAGTATCAAACAGCGTATTTACGAGATCACGATTAACGGTTTCACCCAGACCCTCCCAAATGTCGCACATCTGGTTATAAATCATCGGAGCAGTATCATTCAGAATATTGTAATTGTCCTTCCAGCTTGCCATCTTAGCATTTGCATAAGTCGCATCAATATCGGCATCAGAAGAAGTAGAGTACATCGGGAACACTTCACGAGCTGCATTGTGATTGATAGGCTGGTCATAAGACATCAGAATGCCCTGAACGAACTTCTTAACGGTATCTTCATGAGCCGCTGCCCAATCTGCGTCAAACACGATGCCGTCCATAACCAGAGAGGAGGAAGACTTCGTATCAAACACGACAGTACTATTGGTGTAAGTCTTGGCCTGAGTCAAATAGGGCTCCCATGTTGCAGCAACATCAATCTGACCAGCGAAATATGCCTTAGCGGTATCGTCTGCGGTGCCGAACATAATCAGATTGTTCATGATAGTTGCCTTGTCAGCATCAGACAGACTGGAATTATTAACGAACCAAGCAACCAGAGTCTCAGCCTCAGAGAACTCAGGGACACCGATTTTGGCATTGACCCACGAATTCACATCAGCGAACTTAGTAGAAGCGATGATACCGTCACCGCCATAGCTGTAGTTGGTAAAAATCGGCATGATGACATTCTTACCAGCGTCAGTAAACTTCTGAGACAGGAATGCTACGCGATTCGTAGTATAACCAGCGGCCTGCAGATCACCAGAGATTAGTGCGTTACTGGACTCAGTCGCATCGTTGATGACATTGACATTCACCTTGATGCCAAGCTGATCAAACACAGAACCGGGCTGAGTAGTAAGACCACCATTTGCCGTTAGGATTGAAAGCCACTTTCATATTGACCAAGTTCGTTACGCTTGGTGGATAGATTTCTAATTGGATATGTACAATCGATTCGCCTATGATATCGACCAGAATTAACTCTGTATACTTCTCCGCGATCAATACCACATTCGTTTGCTATTTCTTGTACGGTAAGTTCTGAAGATTTTAAAAAGTCTATAATTTTATCACGAGTTTTTGATGGCAACCCGAATTCCCTTATCGGATAGGAAACGTTTGGTCTGCGCCAATGGGTGCCATTATTTATATCTCTAATTGTATATCGTTTTACACCAGTCAGTTTTTCAATATCGTCAAATGGTATATCTGGATTTTGAAGCAATTTAATAACTTCATTTATTGATTCGTCATCCATTCTTCTTATCATTCTACGAAGCGGATATTCATATAAATCTGTATCTCTCCAAGATGCGCCCTTATTTACATTTGTAACATATTTTTGATTTACTCCGTATTTTTGAGCAATCTCATCATAAGAGAGATCAGTATTTATTAGATCCTGAATCATATTATCGATCTCTGTTTGTTTCAAGATGGCGACAGGATTGTTTTCTCCACCGCTATCTTGTCCACCGTTTTGAATATTATATCCAAACTCCTTTTCGTTTGATCGATATTGACGAATAAAATATTTTTCTAACCCGTTATAACAATCTCCATAATATAAGACTTCTACAGAGAAATTTTCCCAACCATATTTTACAATAGCATTATGTATGGGATGGTTCATTCTCTTATCGTGCTTATGTTCTTGAAGTCGTCTTTTTAGATTATTTGTTTGACCGATATAGATTTTACCATTGATATTGTTCGTGATTTTATAGATACATTTATTCATCTTCAACGCTCCTATCCAATCCTTTATCCCTACATCTTTCAATGTAGAATAGACTATATCACCACCCATATTGCAGGGTGCTTCTTCACAGTCCTTTACGAATTCAAAGGATCTTAGTCGTTGAACCTTCCTCTATTCGAGGCTTGGCTGCTGATTTCCCATTGTTGAAAACACTTAGCACATATTTTGCAATATGGTTTTATTTCAGCTTATGTCATCTGATTGATTTTTTCTGCTTTCGCCGCATTCGTACTTATGCATATTTCATCATTGCACTGTAGCTCAATCAGCTTTAGGGCAACCTAATCTCCTAACAAAATCAGGTTGAGTTGTTCCAGCAATTCAAAGAAGTTCCATCACATGATTACTCATATGAAGGGGCTAACTTTAACCTGCCCACTCATCCAGAGACAGATTGATCGTGTCGTCCCCAGCGGAATTAGACGGCTTATCTGTACTGATAGAAGTGCTCGGCTTTGAGGTGGTCGGTTTCTTTTTATCGAACTTGATCACGCCGCCCTTAATGCCGCCAACAACACCAACAGCAACAGCCACAGCAAGCACCACGCCAACAACAGCGCGGCCAGCCTTAGTCAATTTGAACTTAGACATGTTATTCTCTCCTATTTAATTTTTTGATTTTATTTCTTGGACTGAGTATTCAATCCAGACGACTTAGAAAACGCATTCAGGTCAGGAATATTATATGTAACCACATTCGGATTGCTCTTTTTCAGACTCTCTAAATACGAACTCACTTTATAATCAGCAGTGTTTGCGTCCGCCCTGTCCAGCTTTCCATCTCGACTGGTCTGATACAAAACCTTTGCGCCCGCTGCCTTTTCACGACTCTCCTGAAGTCCATCGCGAGTAGCATTGAGCATTTTATCAGTGCCGGTAGATGCACGCAGACGGTCCAGATTGGAATATACATCAGCAACCTGCTCGTTCGCCTTTAACTCAGCCACAACATCCTTGCTCTCACGCTTCAGGGCTGCCAACTGATTTTCAAGCTTTTCCTTGATTGCCTTGACTTCTTCCGCAGCAGGCTTCATCTTCTGGAACTGATCAGCCAGATTCTCAGCTTTATCGATTTCCTCCTGTAACAGTCGAGCGTAGGTTCGTGCAGATTCCACATCGCCGTGACTCATGGCTGCCTTTGATTGTTCATCATATGTCTTTGCCTGCTTCTGACAGACAGCATAGTTATCTTGAATCGTCTTGAGCTTTCCAGTCAGGTCTCGCAGAGTATTGCAGGCGTCTGTGTATTTCTTTGTCATCTCATCGATCTTCTGAGCATAGATAGCACGGGCACCATCTGGAGTTTTGGCTGTATCCTGCACGAAAACCTGTAAGAAACCACCGGCTAATGCTTTAATCTGCTGGCGGAATGACGGAAATAGAATCAAACTGCCAACCGCAACAACACCAACACAGATAAGCGTAAACTCAGGGATTGTAAAAGAAAACATTACTGAGCACCTTCCTTCCCGGCGGGCTCTGTCTTATCCTCTTCGATAAATTCCTCAATAGAAGAAATCATCTTGAGTTCGTCCTGAACTATATTGGTGATCTTTTCAATTGCCGCACCAGCTTCAACGTTGCGATTAGTCAGTGCTTCAATCTGTTCCTTCATGGATTCAATCTGCTGGTCGTTGCTCTTCATTTCGTCAAACAACGCATTCATCTTGTCATTACCAACCGTCCGAAGAAGCTCTTTGCGCTGCTCTGCGTCGGACATAATTGCGACCGCATCATAACCCAGCGTCATCATCAGGTTCTTAACTGTTGCTCGCTTTGTCTTGGTTGGCATCTCAGACGGGAATGTATCAATCACGTCCTTGATTTTGTAGACAGTAACAGAGTCGGCAGGATTCATACTATTGGCTTCGTAGACAGCTCCGATGTCAATCGTGTCACCCTCCGGAACCTCGGCCTGCACAGGAGTCGGCTGTTCGATATTAGGTCCAAAAGAGACACCAACATTCACGTCTGCTACTTCTGGCATTTCATACTCAGAAGTTACTTCCGACTCAACAAGACCGAGCTTCTCGAAAAAACTTTTCTTTGCCATAATTTTCTCCTCTTTAATCTTCTTCTCTGACATCTATTGATTCATAGTGGTCGTCTTTAAATTCATTAAAGCCACCACCAAAATACCAGCCGCGATTTTCTATAAATGCTAAGAATTCATCTACAACGTCATTCAAACTGACAGTGGTTGGAACGTTCAGACAGCCATCTATTTCGATTTCGTGTGTCATATGTCCTCCTTATGAAAATTTCCACTTAAAAATCTTCTTGATACAGACGCTCGTAATCCAGTCAAATAGAATACTGAAAATCACAATCGCCAGAATTCCAACAAATACCAACGTTGTGCGACCACGAGCAGACGAAGTATAGATCAGATACCCGATACCATACTTTGCATTCACCGTTTCCGCTACCGCGATATATGTCCAACCAATGGCGTACATTGTAGCAAAGGATTGACAGATGGACGGTGCTGCCATCGGAAGAATAATTCGTGTGACCGTGTTAAACTTCCCTGCCCCGTCAATACTAGCTGCCTCGATCACGTCATCGCAAACATCATCCAAAGCAATCAGTACACTTGGCAACATAAACACGAAGCTGGCTACAAACAAGAAGGCGATTTTCATCTTCTCACCAATTCCGAACCACATCGTAAGCAGTGGATAGAAAGCGGTCACCGGTAGGAATCTCATCGCTCGAATCGCCGGATACAACAGGTTTTGAATCGGATGACAGATTTTCATCAGACAACCAAGTGGAACTGCGACACCGGCACTCAGAAGAGCTGCTGCTGTGATGCGAATCAATGAATATCGAAACGCCTTCAACATCGTTCCGTTCTGAATCAGCAGAAAGAATTCACGAAACACAGCGCCTTTCTGGGGAACAAAAATTGGCGAAGTCAAAGCCGCGCCAATGTCCCAGATAATCGCCAACAGAATTAGAAGAATCATACGATAGATCCAATCTTTCTTCGTTGTTTTCATAATTCGTTTTTCTCCTTTGGCGGATCTTCTGGCAGAGGCATCCAATGTGTAACATGGTTTAAATACCAACATTCATTTGCATCACACCACTGGTTGTCATCATCAAGATAACCTTTGCGCTGTCCGCATTCTTCGTCATAAACCCAAACGACATCACTACAAGCCCACTTCTTATCTTCTTTAGGTGGTAAGGAGGTTTTTACGGAGATCCAATCACTTGTTTTCATTTTGATACCTCATAATATTTAATTTTCAAAAAAATGACCTGTACCGGAATTGAACCGATGTTTCCGCCGTGAAAGGGCAGCGTCTTCACCTCTTGACTAACAGGCCATATGGCGCGGCGAATCCGATTCGAACGGATGGAGGTTTAACCCTCAGAAGTTTTCAAGACTCCCGCATTAGACCAACTATGCTACCGCCGCATATAACAAGCCTTTTCACATCATGCTCGGGATGATTCTTGACAATTGCGTGACTCTGTGGTACACTGTCAGCCGATTCAATATCTCCTTCTTACGTCTTCAGTAACTGCAAAAATGTGTCAATAGACGCAGGAAGGAGGTGCGTTCTCTATGAACAGTCGAATCTTTGGCGCTCTTGGTGTCGCTGGTTCTGTTTGTAGCATCATCGGCTTAGTTTTGATGGTGTGGCAAATGTTCCACGTCGCTATTTAACGCCAACAGCTCAGTGGTTATGACCGCTGGGCTGTTTTTTTGTTGTCAAGAAATTGGGGCAAACGGTAGGATTCGAACCTACAAGACGAGATGTTCTCTCATCCATCTGTTTATTAAAGCGCGCTCAGATGCCTAGTCCTATTCGGCTGCGTTTGCATATAAAAGAGGATTATTCGTCCTCTGTTTTTCTTTTCTCGATCTCTTTATCAACATCTTCCAGAAAGCTCATCCAGTTTTGAAGATCAAATTCATCTCCAAAATCAAAGCCTTCATCCAGACGTTGGAGTAGATCTCGCTGAAAGCACCATAGCGTTTTATCTGTCAACTCGCTCAGATACGGTGTAATGAAATCGATCACAAGACCAGGCATATATGTTTTGCGCCCAACTGCGTATCGAACAGCACAATTACAAATGGCACCGAAGTCATCATTGTGCGGATCAATCATTGCCATAATCTTCAAACTCCTTTTTGATTTGTTCCCGCTCAATACGTTTTAGACGAGCTTTTGCTAATTTACGATCAAATTTTTTGCCTGGCTTATATTGATAATGCGGCCAGTCTTCATAGTACCAACTATCAAAAAGCCCTTTATACGTCTGCTGCTGTTTCATTTGCAGTCTCCCACCAGATTTCATTTTCAGGAACGGTTTCATCTTGTACAGGTGAATAATTCATCCAGTCAAATGAGATCATAGATTGCGCTTTGTCTTGCCGGAGCCGCTTAGTAATTTTGTTCCGTTTCCAATTTGAACGCAGCCGTTCATCGACTTCGCTATAAGTTTTCGGATTGATTTTCATCTGATGAACGTTTGTTACAGCGCCGACCTTGATGATGTTGAACAAACCGACTGCTTTATAGAATTCAGTCGAACAGGAACTTTTTACATAGTCCTCTGGTTTGAATTTCACGACGTTCATAAAATCATCCCCTTGTCATTTGTATGTGGCAAGCCCATTCCGACTCGAACGGAAATCGACGGTTTTGGAGACCGCAACTTTAACCAATTAAGCTATGGGCCTATATGATTGCTGTCTTTCCAGCCGCCATCGGTTTATGTTTTTGTTCCTTCCGCAGAACTACTAACAATACCATCACATCAGCCGTACGCGCTAATGCTGGCTACAATAGTTGCAACTCGAAAACTACTTACCGCGTGGTGCAACCGGCGGGTTACGATCCCACTACCCCTTGATTAAAAGTCAAGTGCTCTACCGATTGAGCTACGATTGCATATAAAAGTCGGCTTACGCACCCTCGCGAGTTGGCATCATCACCGATAATCAGGGCTACCACAGGTTGCTGCCCCTAAAAGGCTAATCCTTTGTTCTGCGCAATTTAAGAATCACTTACTTGGTAGGTCAGGTAGGATTCGAACCTACAACGTTTCTGGTGTCACAGGTTTACAGCCTGCTGCCTTCAACCATTCAGCACACTGACCTATATAACGACCACAGAGGGATGTCACCTGTGGTCCTCGTCCTGGCTTTAACGGGTCAGGCGTCCGGCATTTACCGTTTCCTTTAATGGGGAACTATTGGCGATATGCTTATCCACTGCGGTTCTCAAACTCGATCATCCTTTTGGGTCAAGCCTCTCCCGGGTTATAGCCGCGCTACATAAGGTTTTTCAGTGTTATTCCTTCACCTCTCACTGTTTTCGAGCTGGTGAGACTCACGCACAGTTGCGCTCGGAATGCGGATCTTACATCGTCAGGGCACGCAGTTTGACCAAGCTTGCTACATCGACCCCTGATCAGGAGTGTGACTGCCTCGCTAATCCTGTTGCAAATTTCATTGATAACATCATCTTGGTGAGAATTCATGTTGATTTTTCACCCTTGGATTACAACCTTTTTATGGAGGATTTCGACCAAATTCAATTATCAAATCAACTTGCACATTGGTGGTCCCGGCCTGAATTGAACAGGCGCACACGGAGCTTCAATCCGCTGCTCTACCGACTGAGCTACAGAACCATGAAGAGGTCCTAACCTGACTCGAACAGGTGACATAGAGATTAACAGTCTCTCGTTCTAACCGACTGAACTATAGGACCATAAGCGATTCGGATGGGGATTGAACCCACGACCCCTAGCGTGACAGGCTAGTACTCTATCCTTCTGAGCTACCGAACCATGCAAAACGTCGAATATTTCATCGACGCGATGCCAGCAACGGAATCGAACCGTTATCTTTTGATTTCTCAAACGCTTTACCATTAAGCTATCCAGCAATATAAACGGCAGGTATTGTTACGCCCCTGCCAAGGCGTTCACCATTTATCAGCCATGTGGTAAACGACGGGACTTACGTAATTGATCCACAAACACAAACTCATGGATTTTAATATTCTTTGACCTGTATTCGTTATACGTTAATCTTTAGCTAGAAGTTTAAGCTTTGAACTTTCAACCTTTAACCTTTAATCGTAAACTTTAACCTTTCCGGATGAATTTGATCAGCTCGTATCTTCCCTTGGGTTGATTCCGCTTACTGATCGATTTTGTTCTCTGATGCAGGATTCGAACCTACAATTACAGATTTTCTGTCTGTCGCTTTAACCATTTAGCAAATCAGAAAATCAAGTATTATTTATAATCTAATATAAACTTGTTCTTCATCATGAAGGCTTATAAGGCCACTTTTATATAGGTGTTAGCTTTTTATATTTTGATTTCGCTTAAGCAAGTCCCTATAAACAAAAGCGAACAATTACGGTTTGTCGTTTTCGATAAACAATGACTATGTAGACACCTTGCGGTGTTACAACTTAGTATTCAATCGTGATCTCAGTCACAGCATTAGAAGCAGACAGTGCCGCATCGACTTCGGCCTTGAACTTATCGATCTTATCAGCCAGTTCGCTCTTTACCTTCTTAACATCGATACCATCAACCAGGGCCATAGTCTCGCGATCCATGTAATCCTGGCGGATTTCCTTCAGAGTCTCAGCATCCATGTTGTTCTTATCTGAAGCGGAATTCGTAGCGCTCACAAAAGCGTCAGCACGGTCACTCAGACGAGCGTTTGCGTTTTCAATCACAGCAGTGGCATTAGAGTACTGGCGATCGATCACATTAAGCAGCGCACTCTGGAAATCAATGCCATGCTGATTCATCCAGATTGCCATCGCAACAGTAAAATTAATACCGGCCACAGTAACATAGGTCTTTGCGTTGGATTCAGAAATCGCCCGCTTAAGTGCTGCCTGCTTTGAAATCAGTGCAGTGATCTTATCGAAAACGGACTGAGCATTTGTCTTAAACTCATCGATATCCACACCGTCCAGCTTCTTCATGCTCTTTTTAGCTGGTGCACAAAACTTAGCCTCACGAAGCAGCTTGTTGATGCGATCTTCAATAACCTTTAGCTCTGCCAGACCGCGATGAATTGTCATAGTTTCAGTAGTCATAATCCTTCTCCTTTATAATATTTAAACTTCTGTAAAATGGACTTCTTTAACAGAATCCCAATTAAACATTCCAATCCACTGAGCACCTTTTATGACGACAAAAACCTCTCTCCGCCATTCGTATTCAGTAAATTCACCTAATCCGTACTCTTTGATGTTGCCATCCTTCATTACGACCGTAAGCATATTTATATTCCTCCTGAGAAATTTTTAAATGGAGCTGATGGAGAATTTCGGAATCTCGACCCCGGCATTACAAGTACCGTGCTCTGCCTCTGAGCTACATCAGCTTGTCAAGTGAGCATTTCTGCCCACGTATTTAAAATGGATTCAATCGGATCTTTCCTCGTGAAGCCATTTAATTTTGATTCATTGTGTTGATTCAGATATTCATAATAGATGTTTCTGTACTGCCATACCCGACCATGAGTATCATTTGTGTACTTACCACGTTTTATATACTTTTTATATGTACCCTCTCCCACCTGATATCGTAGGAGAGCTGCGGAATCGTTCCCTGTTGCGTGTTTATGATACGCGAGTAAGTGAACTCCACATCTAATTCCAACCCTATCATCCAACAACTGATTCATTGATGTAATGCCAAGCGTCCTGTTCAAATATTTGAAATTAACCTCATTGACTTGCATCAGCCCATAATCGGTTGTTCCGTTTGAGTTCATATGAGTCAGTCCGCTTTTAAATCGGCTTTCATTATATATCACGCCAAGAGCCAAACTATAATCGACTCCATATTCATCGCAGACTTGTGAAGTGTATTCTTTTAAATCCGGCTTCCAACTGTCGTATGTCCCAATTGGATCATCAGCTGCAGCCGAAATAGTCACGCACGCAACCATAATCGTTGAGATACACGCCGCAATCATCCTCTTCATTCTCTCACCTCCTTGCAGAAAGTATATTTAAGTCATGTTTGTGTGTTGAAAGATAAAGAACCTTTCGGCTCAATATCTTTTTAAATTTTTCGTGCTTTGGACGCCATCAAACAATACTCTCTATATACAGTTTGCGGAACTGTATAATTACCATACTTTCCATCTATTATGTTTTCTTTTACAAATTCTAATCCGTACTTTTTTTCGTCCACTCTCATCTCGTGGAACAGTTTTAATTTTGAAATTGTTGCGCCCTTTATAATAACATTTTTATACGGAGAATCTTCTGGAAGTTCTTTATTCGCTTTTCGTTCTACTTCCATAACTTTTTTTACGAACGAATATGGCACTTGCTGATCAGTTTCTTGTTCTTTTTTCCTTCCTCTTGAAGTATTTCTTAACAAATATGGAGAATCAGCATAATACTCTATTCGATCATAATTTTTATTATTTCTTTCAAACGTTGTGCTATAACTATCAATGACTTTTGCACGATAAATAATATTAAATGCTGTTTCGTCATCGATATAAACGTTTTGCACTGTATGTCCAGCAGCATCTACTTCTGCCTTTAATATTTTCGTTACAGCTGTAGATTCAAACTGATAGTAAAGTAAGATCATTAAAGCTGCCGGCATCGTATATTTTTCATGACCAAGCACAGTCGAAACATATTCTATAAAGGACTCCTTATCTTCAAAAATAAAGTCAGAGTCTAGAGAGTTTGTTTCGTTTTCGCTTGCAACCTCCATCTGTTTAATCAACATCGAAGACCAGACATCGGTTTTGTTTGAACTTCTAGATACTGTGCCAGTCATATCATGACTATAATACTGTTCGGCGTTGATATAATCGTTTTGATAACACCATTTAAGATAGGCTCTTAAAATAGATGTCATTCTTACTCTTCTTTGATCCGCCAAATTGTTAAGCCACAAAACACAAAGATCATTCATCTCTGTTGAGCCGCTTTTAAATTCACAGAAATCTTTATTGTATTTTGTTTCAACAATCGCAACCTTATTCAACGCAGTTACTGCATCCCTTTGTCTATACCTAATGGTGTTTTCATTTCTTCCACCATTGATATAAAATTCCATGAAAGCAGCTTTGCGATCGTGGTTGTACATTGTACTATCCATCATATTCACTCCTTACATAGTGAAGGTGTTTTTATAATATTTTACACTATGTAAGGAGTTTTTTCAATAGACAATAATTTATGCAATTGTCAAAACAGGACTATCTGTTGATTCTTTTCTCAGGAAAGGGCACTGAACTTTCATTGCTTCCACAACACGCTCCCAGTTTCCTTCCGTGAACTCGCCCACCGGTTCACTAAGCTGGCAATTTCGCAGCGTGTCTCTTCCCTCAATGATTAGAGTGGAATCTTTGATTAACCCACTTACCTCGCCCGCCTTATACTCAACGTGAACTGGATTGTACTTGCCGATCCGCTTTGTGGTAAACGGAATAACTTCGCACTGTCCAGAAGTCTTATTGTAAGTATTGTTTGACACGACGAGATACGGATGGACGCCGACGTATTTATGAGTACTTAGTCGACTTTCATCGTCACTGGCGTATCCAAAACGGATTTCGCCGATCTTCGGGATGCTCTTTCCAGCCACGAACATATTTACGACCTCCTTGTCTATGGCTTGTTCTCTATGGTATCATTATATCACCTCAAACCTTACTTGTCAAGCGTTTTTATTTATTTTATTTTTAAGTTATGTTTGTAAAATGATTTTCATCAGGCCAGCCATCTTATCGGATTTTACAGCCACCTCATATCTAGCGCAATCTGTTTCAATATCACATTGAAATTCATTGCCGTAAAGTATCAACCCGCCTTCCTCGCAAAACATTGCTCCTTTCTGAGTGATCATGCAAGATATCTCATACCCATTTTTTCTTTTCATGATAGCAGCGCGTTTTGGATTTGCCCGAATAAACAATCCGCTGTTTCCATCCGAACCGCACCACACATACATTTTTTCAAAAGACCGGATGTAGCTAAAAAACTCCTCCGCAGTAAAAGTTTTTATCATCATGACCTCCAAATACAACCGAAATTCACATTGAATTCTGCGGTATTACTATTTTCAGTTGTTATTCTACCATATTATGTCTTAATATTCAACCCCCTAATTTAAACTTCTTGGTTGTTATTTCAATATTGCAACTCGCAAACTCTTTCGCACTTCCATCGCTTCTTCGTATCGATCAATAGCTTCTTCAAGCGCCTCCTCCAATTCGCACAGAACATCTTCTTCCGCTTCCCATTTATCATGGGTATCGCCGTCAGAATCAGGTTCTTCGCGTAATTTGGCATGATTCGCTTCAACGGTTCTAAGTACAGCAGTTAATGCGTCATAAGCTTTCATATAATTATTCTCCTATTACCGCAGCTTTCTCATATAGGCTTGGGACGTTCTTTTCTGGCTCTCGTAGAAGGTAACGCCAGTAACATCGTCCACGACCAAATCATCATAAGGGATGCCCTTTTTGTTCAGATGATCAATGAACCAGCGCTTTTTCAGATAGCACCACGGGGTTCTGCTGAGGTCGCCGTAACTCGATGCAGGCCGCTCACATGCGTTGTAGGTTTTGCCGCAGATGCTCCACCATTCTTTACGCACTCGCTCCCGCATTTGTAGAACCTCAGAGGTGCCATGAAGGCCATGCTCCTCGCCATACTGATAGTCTGCCTTCTTGATTTTTGCGTTCTGTCCCGCGCTGACTGCACCAGCCGCACCAAGACCCAGCATACCTAAAAATAACGAAATAGCTCCACTCATGATAGTACTCCTTTATGTTTTTTATTCAAACAAATCATTTCGAATACGCGGCATATAAGACCGCTTTTCAGATCGATCAAAAACTTTTTGCAGTTTTCCTGTGCCCCAATCTCCTTTGTCAAACTCCATAACACACTCGACAAGCACTTTTACATCTTTGCATTCTCGTCGTTTAAGCAACGCTTTTTGCAATTCTGTTTCAAGATAGCACTTTCTAACCGCATTCGCCTTTGCGAATTCAATGGCATGCTGGAGATCAATAATTTCGAGGCTTACATCGTTTAGCTCTTTACAAGCATCAACATATAATGACTGAATCGATCCAAGAGTCTCGTCTACAATCAACAGTGCCTGCTTCAGATTATGTAATGTCTCCCCTTCTTTGATGGGAATGCCGGCATCATACTGCTCCTGTTCAGCTCTTCCAACCTCGGCCATCACGGTCGTTTCTATCCGTCCAAGAATCTCCGAGACACTTTTTACTTTGAATCCTTTGTCCTGTAATGCCTTTGGTAGACACGTGATTGTCGCTTGTGCTTTTTCAGCCGGGAACAGCAATGCGTCACCAAGGCTGTCCGTTGCGACCAATAAGTTCTCGCTGTTTCTTTTAATGTAGCACGCACCGTTTGTAATAACACAGTTCATGCGCATCCTCCTACCTTATTATAATAGGGGTCTGCAGATCAATGCTCCCGCAGTACTACAGACTGCCCCTTTTTCAACACCCAACAGTTCTTGCCGGCATATGCGCAATCTTCACAATGACCGCCACATTCGTTTGCGTCTGCCGGTGCATCGCAAACTCCATTTTTGAACGATACATAAGCAACTGGTAAATTATAGGTGTTATCCATATTATAACCCGGCCATTCTGAAAATAAAATATGTAAATTTTTGGGAATTTTCTTTTTCGCTGCCAAATACTGGTTAACGATTTTATACTGTTTTGTGAACGCCAGGAAGTGAGTATGCGGCAACTTACGAGCGACGCGGCACATCATCGCAAGATAATCCTGACTGATAATGTCTCCACTGACATGCCACCTAAAATAAAAAGACCCGTAAGCTGCAGCAATTGCTTGCTGTTCGAAGCTGTCAGGGTCTGTCAACCAAAGATTCAGGTTGTTTTCATATGCGTTTTGTACCGTTCGTCGCCAATCGAAATGACTAACATAGCACGTCTTCGCACAAGGCACGTCAGGCGCACAAGTAACCACTCGTGGCATAGAGATGGATTTAACATTACCCATCTTGCTGTTTGCGTTCGACACTGACAGCTTCAACATATTCAATTTTTACACCCTCACTTTAAGAGGGCGCACTCCTTCCTTATAATTATATCATCTTAATAGTCCAATAAACAGAACTTACAAAATGGGTTCTTCTTTTCTTAATGGAGCAAACACTGATTCTACGTTTTTATTATAAGAATATGGAATCTCAAGCTTGTCTAACTCCTCTTTGAAAATCTCGCAGAGCTCGTCTGCACTATATCTATCCAAAATAGGATCGTTCATATTTTTAGCGCCTCTTCGTTGATAGCCATAACTAACTCGTTGACACGGCTCATATTAACACGCTCAGGCAATTCACTTTCCTTTTTGTCAACTTGCAGTCTGGCCTCATACACAGGAATCACATGGTTACGCAACTCTTCATAATCGTAGTCACTGTTTCTAATCTGCATCAAAATATCGTGCTCAGCCTCACGATAAGTGTTGATCTCACCTTTTTCTAAGATGTCAAACAACATATGATATAAACGAATCGCATTCATTACAGTCTTATTGAAACGTTTTTCTCCACATGGAATATACGGTTTAACATTTGGATTCACGCCAGATTCTTCAACTTCATACAGGTACGCACACCATTTAGCATCTGCTTCTTTGATCAGCTTTCCTGCAAATCCACCAAATGAATAGATTGCCCTTTTCGACAGGAATATATTCTTATTTTCCATCAACAGTCTAGTAGTAGGATGATAATCGATAACTAGTTCATCTGCGTTACCGAGTTGTTCTAACATGTTTGGATTCCCGCTACACAATAACTTCGCAGCTTTATTGAAGCTAAATACCGTTGTATCCGTCACAGTATCTACATGATGTTCAAACTCACCCAAACCGAGTAGATCCTCTTTGGAGTTTAAAGCGACACCGCGAATATCAACATCTGATCCTGCTACATTCGTTCCATAAGCATGGCTGCCGCCAATAGTCAGAAACATCAAATGCTTGCCAAGGTGAGGATCAGTACGTAGAAAATCATAGGGTTCGCTATCAATGATACGTTGTAATTCTTCTCGTGTCATTTTACCACCTCTTTACGCTTTAGATTATTAACATCACAGCAATAAAACAAAATGCCCATATCGGAACAATTAACCATGCCCAATCAAGGCAAAAATCAATAAATTGAAATAACAAAATATAGTTCATCATAACCCTGTTTGCACCGTATCAAATTCGATCGTCTCTCCTGTTTCTTTATTGACACCATACCCTACCACATGAACGATATAAGCTGGCCAGCGCTCTTTGTTTTCATCAATGGCGATACGAACAACACCTTTGAAATTTTTGATCCAAGTTGCACACCAAGGCTTTTCAAGATGATCATTGTATTTTGGATTAAACTTTAAGACGGAGACTAAATCAGCCACACATACCATACCGGCATCTGCGCAGAATCCGCCCAGTTTAACATTCGTTTCGGGCACGAATGTAGTACAACGCCAATCACCGTAGTAAGTATTGGACTCTATTCCAATAATGCCATGACTGCCGATATCGCAACATTCAAATTTTCTCCGCTCGTCATTTGACATATTATGAGACAGATAACATGGATCTGTAATGATAATATCCCCATCAAACTCCATAATACGATCTTCTGCTTCAAGATAACGATCTTTATATTCTAAGAATTCTTCATATTTTTCTGCCATATCTCGCAGTTTTTCAAATTCCTTCGAGATTTTCTTCAGCGCTTCATCGGAATCTGCGCCCTTTTCGATATCATGGTTAATATACCATTTCACAAAAAAGGAATCGCTATCCGTTTCTGTGACCAATCTATGTACATCGAAACTGTCTGGTTCCTCGTTAAGCTTTGCAAGCGCCTCAAACAGTTTTATTTCGACATCAGCAATACGACGATCAATGGCGCTCTTAGCCCATTCAGGAATTCGATTCCATTCATCTACCAATGCCTGTGGATAATCTTTAAACTGTTCATGATATTCTTTATTTTTCTGTTCCACCCATTCGTGTGTCATAATTCACCTCAAATAATCAACTCATAAATCTGACCAAAGTAGCGGCAGAACTGTAAACCATCCAACGTCTCAATTGCTGAATCGAGCGCAAAGAAATGCACTTCGGTCGGATCAAATAAAAGCTGCTTGATGTTTTTCACATCAATATCGTCATCTTCAAATCCAGCATCCAATCTATCTTGCTTAAATTCTTCATCAGATTCATATGTAAACATCACATCATTGTAGACTTTTTCCGTATCGAAATCGATGGTTAGATCACCTTGCGACCAGTGCTCTAATTCTTCTATACCGTCGTCCGTGATTGCAATCAAACCATAATTTCTGTTGATGTTATCTTTAAATGTTTCATTCGGGTATTTTTTCTTGAACGCTTCTCGGTCGCGAATATTCACTCCACCACCGCATTTCTCAAGCTGTCTTGTAATGCGAAGAATAAGTTCGTCCTTGCTAGTAGAATTAAACTAATCAACGTTATCGATGATGTCTTTTGCCTCCTGAAGGGCACTTGTGGTATATGCAGACCAATGATAATAGATCTTAGCGATATCTTCGTCAAAAGCATGAACTGTGATAACTAATCGCTGTCCCATTACTTTAATTCTCCTTTTTGATATAATCGTTTTTTATATTCTTCTGTACGCTGATGTGCCAATCTTTGAGATTCTGAGTCGAGAGCGTAAAACATCCAGTGGTCCTTTATGTATTGATCGTTTTTTGCTTTTGATTCTGGATTCACAATCAACGCGATTGTTTTATGACTCACATTGTATTCTCTAGCCAAACTTCTAAGCGAATATCCACCAGTTTGATATTTGCGCAGAATTTCAGTTTTCTTTTCGCTCGTAAGCTTTACTCGTCGATCTTGAATCTCTGAAAGCCGCACGTTTCTCCATTTATTTGGCATCAACAGCCTCTTTTGCCTTACAAAGCTGTCGCATCTTATCCAAGATGATAAAATCGAACTCATCGTTTTCTGGAATGTTGCAATCATAATCGTCTAAAAACTGCTCCGCAACATCTTCTGCGCAATCCAGAATTTCACTGTAAGTAACGCCATACTCTTCTTTGAACGCCTTTTCGTCGCAATCGCATGAATTGAACATGTCGTAAATGTGGCCCTTTGCGTCCTCAACTCGATATTTGAATTCCTGATATCGATATGCTGCCTCAATTTGATCTTCAGTCATTTCGTATGTAATATCTGCCGTCGTACTTTTTACCTTCATCAGTTAGCCTCCTCTATAATTTTGATTCGATAATCATTGTCTTTGATTTTGTCGCGGACAATCATTCCATCTTTATCGAAATCTATAATTGACAGTCCAGCAAGAGCTAGTCCAGACTGAATCACATCATATAAATCATTAATGTCATTCATCATTTTCTCCATCAACTTCGATCGACATCAATTCGTCTTCATAATCGTTCATTTCATTCTCGTTATACATGATTTTGCGATTCTTTCCGCTTCTTCTTTTGAGTCTGCCTCAATGACAGTCTCATAGTATCTAATTGCAGAAGCATATACCGTATATTTCATACTACACCTTAAATTCCATGCTTTAAACAATAGTGTCCATAAGATAATCCTTCCGCGTCGGCCTTTCTTACAATATCCAGAAATGCTTCACGAGTTTTGTCTTTGGATTCTTTTTCTGCCCGCTTTTTCTGATTACAACGAGCAACCTTTTCTCTATTGACAATTCGTCGACACTCTTTGCAATATTTCATTCCACATTTGGGCCCATACCACGTAATTCCACATCTTTGACAGCTAAGTTCTCCATATGCAAGCATTTTTATACTCCTTCAATATGGCTTGCCATCATATCTGCCGTATGTGTCCATAACACATTTGGATATTTCGCAATAGCATTGCCATAATACTTCCACTCGTTTGTATCGGTTTCATAAGCTCCCATGTGCCATCGAATACAAGCAATCTCTTCTTTGGTCAGGGTAACACAACTCGCCAACATACAGATAGACTTTTCACCGTGATGACTATAAATCGAATCGTTCGCATAAACGTACTGGTATCCATTTTCTGTACCAATCAGCTTGTATTGATCCATCTTACAAACATCGTGTAGCAGGCCAACAATAAACGGAGACCCGGGATTATCCCACTTCAAACCAAGCTTCTCCGTTAACATCAAAAGATTTTTTGCAACCGCCAGACTGTGTTCAGCTAAGCCGCCGGGGTGGTTGCCGTGATATTTGGTAGAAGCCGGGGCGTCCCAGAATCCGTATGTATTGAGAAAATCTTTTACGATAATTGCTTTAGCTGGCATGAAATATTTATCAATCAGCTGATATGCTTCATTCTTGATGTTTTCCGCGTTCACCTTGCTTCACCTCATTCTTCAATAATGTTTCCATCTTCAAAACGAATAGCAGCGACATAGTTTTCCTGCCCCTGCTGAAAACCAACCGTTTGGATATTTTTAAATGTAGAATTGTATTCAGTGATTGAAATCAGGTCATTCCAATCAACTGTTTTTCCGTCTTTAGAGAAAAAGATGCCAAGACCCGGATAATCGTCCGTAGCTCCAGTTGGTAGACACACAAAATATCCGTCAGGAATTGCAATCTTGGGAGTCGTTTCATCAATTACAAACATAATCAAATTTCCTCAAAACAGTCACAGTCAGATACAATTTCGTTCGTAACGTCTTTCTCGTATCTTTCAGAATCTCCGCAACAGCAATAATAATGCTTTAGAAACGGATTTTTATCATCGACATCAATCTTGTCATTGGGAAGTGGAAAACTGTATTTATCTCCAAGATAACCACAATCCACACATTTCGTGACGGTATCTTTTTTAGTTCGGAGTTCACCAATAACTCTTTTGGCCCAGTATTCAAAACTCGCCACAACATCATCATCCATTTCGTACTGGTAATAGAAGTCGAGTTTGCCATAATTGTCGATGCGATACATTGCCATAACAGTTCCATATTCTGGATTGTGTCCGTCAATATATCCAATTCTGTTATATCCACAGTGGGATTCAGTTTGAATAAGAGTCCACATAATCAAATCTCCTTTACAATTTTATTCTGGTAGCGGTTATGTCTACCCTAGTACCGCCAATCACCTAGCATTCGGATATTAGCCGAAAATAATAATCTCTTCCATTGATTACACCTCAATGTCAATGTCAATATCAAAAGAAGAAGTTCCGTCTTCATTCTCCCGGTAGTTCATTTTAGCGAGAGAATCCATACACTCCTTTAACTTCTTTTGCGTGTTCTCTACATCCGGATGGCTTAGAAGATACCGGAGTCGTTTTGCTCCATCATCACTCAAAATAATATCTTCATTAACGTAATGCATTTTATTCCTCGTTTACAATTTCAATCTGACACATCTTCATAGCGGCCAGCGCATTCTTGTGAGACTCAGGAGTAACACCAGCACAACAGGCTGCATCGACAATGATGGGGACCTCATGGAGCACATTCTTCAGCATAATTGCATTGGAGATAACACAGATGTCCGTGCAAAGTCCGACCAGTGTGATTGAGTTAATTTTCACGTCAGAATACCAAAGAAGAGTCTCTCGTAAGTCCTGCATCATATAATAAGAGCCGAATGCTTCTTTATCGTAGATGGGATTGTCAGATTCCCACATCTCGTCAGTGATTGTCGCGTCAACCTCATCGATCAACTGCCACCCCCACGTCTCCTCTAAACAGTGCTTTACAGGGAGATGTTTACCTTCCTGAGTTTCGAGATAGTTTTCATGGTGAGTATCTCTGGTATACAGAACCTTACCATTCCAGCCTTTGATCTTCTCCACGACCTTTGGCACAATAGCTTGAGCTTCTGGAGTACCCAGCGAACCGGTGACAAAATCGTTCTGCATATCGACAACAATCAAAATATCAACTTTTTCCTTTTCCATTTAATTCACTCCATCCATAAAAAGTATAATTGTAATTTCAATCTGAAGAATGTGAAGAATCTGATCTGTAAATAAACTGATTGTTAGTTCGTTTGCTTTTTCATTGTCTATTTCAGCGTGAAACTCTGTATTTATAACAAGTAATCCAACCCACCAAATCAAACCATGATACAAACCTGACTCCATCCATATCCAAACAGAATATGCAAGCAGTGGGAGCATCGTAGTGAACGACCATTGAAAAGCATGTTCATATAGAGCAATCAACCAATCTTTTTTATATAAATCCTGTGGACAGTTTTCTTTCCACCATTTTTTCTGCTTGAATTGTGCCAGAATTCCTTGTGTATGATAATCATCATAAATATGAAGCCATATCATACTTAAAAACAGTACAATCCAAATCATTAGCCCCACCAATTAAACAAGGACGGGTCATACATCGGCATCGGCAAATCCTTAAACAAATTCGCCTCATGCATCCGATCGATCTTAGCTGCAGTTGCAGTATCACCGCCAAACTCGCCAGTGCGGATATATTTGTCAAGGAATTCATAAGTAAACCCGAAATTATCTTCGTCGGTTTTGCCAGTCAGTCCATCTGCCGGCGCTTTCTCGATAAACTTTTCAGGAAGACCCAACTCACGACCAACAGCTTTTACTTCAGTAACAGTCAGCTTACTGAGAGGACTGAACTGACCAAATCCATCCCCTCCAACAGTTTGCCACCCGACGAAATTTTCTGAAGCGTTACAAGTGTTGGCCACTCGCCCATTCATACTCTGAGACACCATGAACAAGGTCGCCATACGGATTCGCGCCGGCAGATTTACACGAGCCTGCTTTGAATCACACAGACCTGCAATTCGTCCCTTGGCCAGCAGCGTGTTCACAGTCTCGGCAATATTGATCTCAAACGACTTGATTCCAAGATGCTTAACCAGATCCCGCGCTACATCAATGTCGTCCTGCACCCCCTGCGGCATCAGAACGCCGATCACGCGACCATTACCCAGCGCTTCACAGCATAAAGCAGCCACGATACTCGAATCCTTACCACCAGAAATACCAACCACAGCATTGCAGTCAGGACCATTCTTGCGGAAATAATTCTGAATCCACGTAATGATTTCATCCTTTGTCTTTGCTGCATCAAATTCATATTTACGCATATTACTTCTCCTCCAGTTTCCATAGTTCTACGTCGACACCTTGAAATGTAGTATCGATAATTTTCTTAACCGTATCCCAATCAGCCCCACCACGACAGCAACCAATTTTATATGGCATTGCTACTTTGAAGCCCTTGCTTCTTGCTTTTGTTGCGACAGTAGCGAAAGCGTGTTGTAGTGCAGCAAGATCGGTGTATTGTTTTCCATCATATCCGTAATTGTCTTGTGCAAAACAATTAACGATACAACGATTATCAGACACTTTTACGAATTGAGCCGTACCCAAGAGAGTGTGGTTGTGGTTCGTAATTGCGTTATAGCATCTATCCAAATATGCGTAATACACTTCTGGATAACGCTCTCGAACTTCTTTGGCAACACCTGACCCCATAACGCTTCGACAATTCACCTGATGGCAAATAATATCTGCGTCAGAATCAAACACGTTGCCTTCTTTGATTACAACAGCCATCAGAACTTCCCTCCCCACAACCGGTCGCGAACTTCTTTCAAGCTGTACTCTTTGATCATGGCACCGTTACGGAATACAGGCTGCAACAGATTGCCGTCGGAATGAGCGGCGTGATCCATCAGGCCATCAGTACAAACCAGCTTTCCAGAATCATCCTTAGTGACATAACACATACCCTTCAGACTCTTCTTAAAGTGATCAGTGTCGGTCTTGGGGTCCTTGAAGATCTGAATCTCCTTGCCATTGACCACGCCATAAGTTGCCTTGACTGCCATACCAAAAGTATCACGGGTGAACGGCTTCAACTGACCATTCTGCTCGATACACTGCATGGAGAAGGAGCCAACGCCGAGACTGACATTGTTGCAGGCGAAACCATGTGCTTTGAGTTCGGCATAAATCTTTTCACAGCGCTGCACAGTGATAGAGTCGCCATACAGAGCCTTTACATGAGGGTCGAGCACCTTATAACCCTTGCTGTTGACCGTGCCACCGAAGATATCCCACAGATGATAGACCGTCTGCGTAACAATTTCGACCGGATCGCCAGAATCGCCACGAATCAGCAGCGTGCCATTGTGCGCCATAATTTCATCCTTGAGCTGCGGCAGGATATTATCGACCAGATTCCAATAGTCGTAGGAATCAGATACCATGCTGAAGCTCATATTGGGATACAACTCAGTCAGTGCCCGGCGGATGAAAGTGATCTCATCGCCATCGACTGCGAAGTTGGAACACATGACGCTATGCTCAGTACTAACAGCGCCAAACGCGACCGGCTCCTTAGTGCAATCACAGTGATACATCTCTTCCAGATACGGGATTGCAGGAACAGTGGCCGTATTCAAAAAGCTCAGACACCACCCAGCGCTGGATTTGACAGCAGACTGCATACACTCCTGACCACGGAAACTGAAATCGCCCAGAGCACGAGCATGAGGCACACCATCCTCGACGGTTTCATCGTAATACTTGTCCACGATATCACGATACAGAGTACCAACCGTCGCAGAAATCATCGGATGCCACAGCTCAGAACTCATAAAGGATTCGAGGAACTGCGGAACCCATGAGAAATCAGGATGCGTATTGCTCATCTCAAGGAACGGTACATGAATGGGGCAGCGAGTACCCTCGGGCAGTGCTTTGATCTCGACAGGAAGATAGCCCAGGTCATGCAGGGCAGCAATCTTATCGATATCATAAGCGTCCTTGCCAATGGTTGCGTCCAGGACACGCTGATAATTTGAGACAACCCACTCCTTTGGGAAATCAAAAAACCAACGTTTAAAATAATTCTGCAGATAATTCTTGCAGAACGCCTGAACACCAAACACAACGACTTCATCCACGCCATCCAGACGGCTCATGCGCGGAGTGAAATAACTAACAAGCTTAGTAGTGCCAGCCGGGAACTGCTTACTATGAGTCGTCTTGTAGAAATCGCACAGCAGCATAGGGTTAATATTGATCATTTTAAATTCTCTCCTTTACTTTACTGGATCGTCTGGTCTGAAAAATGCCGGACGTTTTACATTCGGATGGGCTTCATCAACATACACGTCATATAGCGCATTGAATTCAAATCCAAAATTGTCCTTAATAGGAGGTATTTTGATATACAAAGTCGCATAGTAGTCCGATGAATCAAAGAATCGGCTTCCTACTTCAACTTCCTTAAATGTCCGCATATCAGTCCTCCAGAAGTTTCTTTACCATCTCATGACAATCTCCAAGATACCTGTCTTGAATCTTTTCAAGTTCATCAGCCGTACATTCGATTTTAAAAGTGCGCTTATCCTTTGGTGAATGAATTTTAAAATCAATATGTGATCCATCATAATTCCCGGATAATTCTTTATGATAATTGCGCTCACCAACATCACAGAAAGCATCATAGATAGAATCCTTTACATACTTAACTGCATAGTCCTTTCCATGGACATTATCGATTAGGAAATCTAAGATTGAATAGAATTCATCTTTTACACATGCTTCAGTTTGATTTTCATTGATTTCACGATAAATATGCAGCGAATATGATTCTCGATAATGATCACACTTCATATCGATTGGGGCAAAATTCCAACCAAAATCTCCATCGGTATAAAACGAGATATCTAGTTCCCAAATATCCATATCAGTCCTCGTCCCAACGGGGTTCCAACACATGAATCTTTTCGTGATGACCAGTAAAAATACTGTTAGTCGTGAAAATCGTATGGATCAGCTCCGGGTCGTCAAACAAATGACCGCGTTCCTTATCCAGAATGCTGTTCTCGCAATGACTGACGTACATATCGATATCACCAGCACCTAGTTCCTTCAGCTTTTTGGCTGAGTAGTACATGGTACCACCGTAAGAACAAATATCGTCAATCATCAGAACCTTGCCGCCCTTGGGAGGATAACCGGTGACATCCAAGCCGAGAATCTTTCCGGTCTTCCAGTCACGCTTCTTGTCTCCGTGAATGATATAAGCCTTACAACCGACACGATCGAGTGCCCAGTGAACAGTTTCCTCATACCGTTTCATTGCGCCGGCATCTGGGAAATAGACCACATCAGGCTTACTTTTTTCGATTGCCTGACAAATCTCACGAATCGGAGTGTGTACTTCACAACGATCGATCAGAGCCGGAGCCACATCGCTGTGAGGATCAAATACAACAACGCGGTTAAATCCGCACCGATTGATCTCATCGGCAAACCACTTGAGAGTAAACACATCCTCATCGTGATAAGCGCGATCCATACGAGCGTTCGGAATATACGGCATAAACAGCTCGACTTCTGCCCCGTTATCCTTTGCGTCCTTTGCGATCATAATGACTGTGGGGAGCTCTGCCATGGATTCAAACGTCCAGACGATATTGATCGCATTGAGATAATTGATAGCTTTATCCTTCTTAATCAGCGGAGTGCCATCAGGGAAAGAACTGATTTCATAATAATTTGCTTTGACCATATTGAGCCTCCTTAGACCATGTAGTGAATGTCTCTTTCACGAGCACGAGAAATGATGACCTTTGCCACGCCATTATCCTTTTCAAAGGCTTCATAGCGATCTTTTTCATCCTCTACGTTCTTGGAATACGGATTGACCACATCAACCTTCTTGCCATCAATGAACTGCTCGCCGTTGGCGGGGTTATACTGGATATCCTCGGTGTTGATGTAGCAATCAGGCCAGAAGCCATCCTTCAGCTTGATCTCAAAATAGATACGCTGTGCACCATTGAACATATCAAAACGCTTGGTGCAGGATGTACGGTAACCATCCTTGAATAGAACAGTGATCTTGTAACTGGTCTCGTTCATATTGATGATATTCAGATCCTTGATGGCCTCTGCGAATGGAGTGCCCAGATTCAATTCAAAGGCAATAGACCGCAAGCAGTCGTAGTTCAGATCGATCTTGCCAGAAAAATCGACCACAGCTGGGATCTGATCGTAATACTTCTCTTCGAGCTTATCTTTGAGATAGGTTTCGACCTCGTCGGCGCCCGGGTAATCGAAGCGGAAGTGATAGTGGAAGCGACCGGGACGGTTGACCAGATAATCGTTCAGGCCATTGAGCTGGTTACAGGTGACAACGAAGAGCTTTTTGCCCGCGCTGGTGCCATCAAACAGACTCAGCATCGTATCCTGCGGATTTTCATTGTCCCGGGACTTGAAGGTCTTATCAAACTCGTCAAACAGGATCATAACTTCCTGATTGATGGATTCAATGAAATTGGCGATACCGCCGATATAGCGGTTAGCCAGAATGACAGGATAGCCCTGTTTGATGGCCTCGATTGCAATCATCTTAGCGGTCAGAGATTTACCGATGCCTTTATTGCCGCTGAGGATGACACCCAAGTTGCGGTTGAACGCTTTGAACGAATTCAGCACTTTAGCAACCTTGCCACTCTGGACACCATACACCTTTTCGTTGATGACCATATCAGGGCGGCGGGACAGATAGAAACCGGTCATCTCAGAACAGTGGATATCATAGGTACCCGCCGGGATCTTGTCATACGCCTTCATATCGTCGCCATACAGGAACAGATTGCTTGCGCTTTCAACAACTTTCATTTTTGATACTTCCCTTCTCAGTTCAGCTCTTCCAGCTTCTTCATCAGCTGCTCAACATCCATGTCTTCCAGCTCCTTGTCCTTCTTCTTTGCCACGATCTTCATAATCTTATCACGCTGCGCCTTCTTCTCGGCAGCATTCACACGTGCCTCGGACTCAGCCAGCTTAACAGATACGATATACTTCACCAGCTCGATCTTATTTGCCAGTTCGGTATCTTCGGCGCTCTTGACAGCCAGCAAAGAATCCTCGTCGGCAGTCTTCTTCTGGCGATTCAGAGTCTTAAAGATTGCATCCAGAGCCTCAACATTCAGGTCCCACAGATCCTCAACAGTCATGACACCCTTGTAGGTGAAGCGGTAGCGATTACGAGTTGCGATTTCGAACAGATTCTTTTCCATAATATTTCTCCTTTACAAATTACAGTAATGACCGACAAACAAAACATTTTGCCGTGCCAACAAACATATCATCAGTCCAATGTTTACGATAGTCGTCTTCTTCGATTCGGTAGTATTCTCCGACTTCAGAAATCGTCACAATTTTTCCAGCAAGTTCCATTCTTTCTTCTAATGACCACTTGACTGTTATAGTATATCCGGGATTGTTATTCCAATCTCGCATAAAATACTCTTTATATTGCACAAAATTATCGATTAAGCGCACTTTGTCCCCAACTTTGTAACGAGCCATTAAATCACCACTTTCAGAACTCGCTCAGTAGCTCCCTGCACCTTAACAATGAAGGAATCATGCTTCGTCTCAGAGAATCCAACGCCAGACAACTGGTCATCTACTGACTGGACTGCCATCTGAGAACCGAGAGCCTCAAATACTCGCTTATGCTGTAACAGTTCCGCCTTCAGAAATTCATTGTAGAAGCCATTGGGTTTTTCAGGGTTGACGCAATCCTTGAGCATAAAGAAGTAGTGGCGGTTGCCATTACCAGTCTGCTCATCCCAGTAGTTCGGAGAATACATTGCCACAGAAACAGGCACAAACTGATTGGAGTTCACACCCCAGATCTCGCGGGTACTGGTAGAACTGGGCAGCAGCTCCTTGATAGAGAACTTGCCATCCTTCAGCGTGACTTTTGCCACGGAGACATTCTGACCCTGATGCAGCGGCTTATCATAGTTAAACGAGTAGATGTTGCCATCGAATTCGATCTCAGCACGGAAACCAGTTTTACCTCCACGACTAGTAAAACAGTTCACATAGAAGCTGTACTCACCTTCCTTCATCCTTTCGATGTCAGGCCATGTAATATTCTCGACCGCAGCTTTACCATGATTAGGATGAATGATATCAACATCCAGGCGGCCATCAGTACGAGGGTGCCACTTGTTGCTGAAATAGATATGATTCTTATCGGGTTCAATGCAATGAGCATCCTCATCGTTTTCATCCCACTCGCCCGGCTTATCGTTCCACTGAATAGAAAAACGCAGCACACCATCGACCTTGCCGCCAGCAGCCTTAACATTTTCGCGAATATCGCTGTCTGCCATATTGCCGGCATACGCCCAACTGAAGCCATTTGCCCACTTGAACATAGACGGCGCATTTTTATCCTGCGGAGCAATCAGAGACATCATATTCTTCTCGAAACGATTCTCCATGAACAGTTCCAGCCCAGTCGCAGTCGGCAGCACATTTTTAATGAATTTATCAATGCTGATTTCCTCTGCGCGGCCGAACTTCTTGGGGTCAATCGCAACAGTCTTAGCCATTGCTTCAAACGGATTCATAGCGCCAAGCACACGAGGAGCAGCATCACGGTTGCAGAACAAGATATTATTGGCGGTGATATCGTCCAGAGTAGCAAACCGACGGCCCAGACTGCTCATATAACCCAGCTCGGTGACAGTCTTCTGTGCATCTTCCAGCATCTTCTTGGTGAAAATCGCCTTTGGACGCTTATAGTTTGCAGGAGCAACTACCTTCTCAAAGGCAGTAACGGCAGAATCCACATCCATACCTTCGCTCAAATTGATAAGAAGGGTGCCGATAGCGGTGTTACGAATGCGAAGCTGCGCTGCCGTAGCATATGTAGGAGCAAGCCATACAAAGGCAACCTTTTCATTAACAGACAGTTTGTCATAATCAATCTTATCGTGCTTAAACTCCTTTACAGACCGCTCAAACTCCTTGCCGCGATACAGGCTATTCTGCGCAATCAGCTCCAGCACAGTATCAACAGCCTCCATGGTTAGCTCTTCCAGAGAACGCTTGAACACGTTTGCGGAGTCACGCCACTGTGCCATCTTGGTAGCCACGTCATCTCCACTGGTAATAAAACGCTGCGGAATCTTGACTGCGAAATGATCCCAAGTATGCACATCCTTGTGGTTTTCATCGTACTCGTAGTTCATCTCGGTGCCGAACATGTCCCCAGAACCGATCATATTGCGACTGACAAAGTACGGATTCACAATGGCGCGGCTCTTTACATAGGCGGCCAGTGCATCAACAACAGGCTGATATTTGGCAGACTTTGCATCGAAATCCCAGATGGAAATCAAATTATAATTCTTGTCAAACGCCACCAGCTTGCCGATATTCTTTACAAAACGGCGGCAGCAGGAACAGTCATACTCACGACGCTTACGGAACAGCTCATTCGTGCCAGCCGGGAAGCTGTCAAGATACAGATTGTACAGTTCATCCTCATCAGCGTCAGTGACAAACAGTGGATTCTCACTCTTCACCATCTCATTGAAGTGGTCCTGCAGCAGCGCACGAAATTTCTTGAAATCAGACATTGTTATTATTCTCCTTTAATTTTTCAATTTTATTTGTAACTTCAAAACTATGCCAAACCCAACTGTATTTATCCGTCCATACCTCGCCAGTCGGTTCCCCGTCAACGATATCGGTCATTCTATCAGCCCCGGGTAAATCTGCCATATTGAAAAGACATTCTTTTGTCTCTTCCTCAATAAATGCAGCCGCTTCTTCCTTTGAAGTAAAAAAATCAGGCTGAAAGATTTCGCCATCTGAACTGCATTCAATCACGCACCAGATTTCATTCATACAATCACCTCACAACAATGATTTGCAACAAAGCGGTTTAGCCGGCTCAAGCATTTCATCACTCCACGACCAATTACCGAATCCTTCTAAAACATATGTAATGTAGCAATGTGAAACCGTTGCAATCTTACCAGCGTAACTACACATAGCACTATTAACTCCGGGGCTAAATCCTCGTCTTGTTCCACTTACCATTTTGTAACTTCCGGACTCATGAAGATCTGGGCGGACTCTAACTTTGTCGACGGGTTTATACTTGTATTCCATTTCAAACCCTCACAACAAACTTTTGCAAATTAAGTTCTTTGGACGATCAAACATTTCATCTGTGTAATAATATGTTTTTCCGTCTTCAAGAATTTTGTATCGACCGTTTGCCTTGTGAGAAATATGTACAATTTGTCCACGATAACCTACTTGCCCACGTCCACTCCATGATGTCTCCACACCATTGGTATCCGGTTCTGGACCGGATCTCATGTAATAAACTGTTCCAGATTGAAGATCTTCCCTGACGCGAACTGCTTCTTCATTCTTATATTTGTACTTGCTTTTCGACACGTTCTCTTACCTCTTTTCATAATAAACTTTTACATGTAAACGGTTTTTTAGATTCTTCGAACATTTCATCTGTCCAATATCTGGAGCTTTCTTTTACCCTGTAACACATTACATTCCCACAACAATCATAACTCTCGATTGTTACTTGTTTCCCTCGAAGATTTTCCATAGAATGAATAGCAATAATGTCATCATATGGAGTTTCTCCTGACAACATCTTGTATATTTTACGATCTGATAAATCTTTTCTAACTGTTACTTTATCTCCGGGTTTAAACTTATAGTTCATAGTTCATTCTCCTTCAAACCAGTCAGAAACATTTTCAGAGACTTCATCAAGTTTTTCTTGATCCATTTTGATATATCTCATCGTAATACGCTGGTCGCTGTGATTAAATTTTGTTTGGAGAATATTCAAGATGTTCGCTCCATCAACTGTACCCTCAGCGCTTTGTAATGCTGCCATGGCATAAGTTTTACGCATACTATGAGTAGATAACTCAATATTTAAACCACACGCCTTACCAGCTTTCTTCAAAAGGTTGCTCACCGATCTAACGTTAAGCTGTCCACCTTTCTTGCTCTGAAAAAGAAGCGTGTCACGGTCAATTCGAAAACCAATTGCCTGATAATATTCTCTTAAAGCTTCTTTTGCCATATGAGAAATCTTACACACGTTTCGCTTGCCGGTCTTCTGCTCGATCAGTTCAACATGATCTTTTACATGAGCGTTCTCATAATAAACATCAGCCGTTTTAAGCTTCAACAAATCGCCGCATCGAACACCAATTGAACAACCGAGAATGAACATCGTTTTATTTCTAAGCGCGATTTCTTCAGGTCCGTTAGACCCAAGGTAATCAACAATCTTCTTGAAATCTTCCTTTGACTTGATGGGATCTGCCGGGGTTGGCTTTCTGCGCCCATCCTTGAGATAAAGACTATCCGTCCGACGAGGTTTCCGTGCTTTTTTCGTTGCAGTGGCACTTTTAACGGCCTGCTGAATAATTCGTTCAATATCGTCCTCTGTAACGACGAGTTTTGCAGGCCGATCTTCAACTGGGAAAAGAATGGTTTTTTGTGCCACTTTCTTTGCGGTTTCTGCCATTAAAATTCACTCCTTTACAAAAGACTTTTACATGTAAGCCGCTTTTGTGTTTCGAACATTGTGTCGCTCCACGACCACGATCTATTATCTTCGCAGAGGGTATAATAGCCTTTAATATAATCAATTGTCATAATCTGCCCTCGGTATTTTTCCATATCCTCAGCTACTCCCGGGTCCCAACCGCAACGACTTCCGCTTTGCATTGGATATTCTGCGCCGGCTGTCAAGTCTTTCCGAATTCGTACTTTTTGTCCAATTTTATATTTGTAATCCATAATCAATCTCTTTTCTAAATTGTGAGTAACAGTTTGGCTAGAAGAACATTTGCGAGATAATTTGGAGGGATCTTTGATCCCGGAAGCATTGTCGAGTAAATGTTCTGATGGCCAATGAGTCGCAGTGATTGCAGCCGCGATCTCCAGCTCTGCTGGGATTAGGCTGCAGAACGGAGACTCCGCCCTTGCGAACTAATTTGATCAATAGCTCAGGAGGGCGTGGCTGCCAACCCCAGGCAGCCCATGGAGCCCGTATGAGCGTGCTATGGTATTCTTCATAACTGTCGGTCATCCGGCAGCTCGCGACGTAAAACGCCCGATATTCAAAAGAGATTACAATATATAATTACTTGGATTCTTTGTCCTGTTTTCGCAGTTCATCAACAAGACATTCCAAACAGCTCTGTAGAGCGTCGTGTCCGGCCTCAAGCATTGCCTGATGAATATTCACTTCAAAATCGCACAAGAGATCTGCACATAAGCTCATATCCTCTGCATCGATTTCTTTGATGCCAAGCTCCTTGATTGCGCTTGCAACATCAGACGGCCCCCAATAGACCATTGCTCTGTGGTCGTCGATATCCAACAGGTCAACTGGACACCCGATGGATTCCTCTACGACACTTGCCGCTTGATCGAGCAATTCAACTGGAGTGCCGCCATCTCTACACATCATTTCAATCATTAGAAAACAACTCCTTCTTTTGGTTTTAAGTCAGCTTTGAGCATTGCCATCATATCAACACGATATTTTTCGTTGTACCGAGAGATCACTGTGTCGACCGCTTCTTTTTCTACCATACGGTAGTAATTCAACCTGCCATTAAACTGCTGCAGGTCTTCAAGATCCCACGTTTTTCCTTCTTTCTTGCAGACGATGTAATTAGATGCCATCTTCTTGAAGTCCTTAAAATTGCGCCATCCGACTGTGATATCGTTATTGGCGTTCCACATCAGACCGAGCATCCAGTTTTCGCTCGAATGCCGATTACCATAATGCGTTTTTTCTTCATTCAAAGTAAACGGAGCATTGATTGCATCCAACGTCTCTTTGATAATATCCTGCATTTCCATCGGGTCAAAACTCAAATAGCAGCTGATGGTGATATCGTCTGCATATCTGGTGTATGTAAAAGTGCGAGAAATGCCGTCTTTCATGGTATATTTGTAAGAAAGCTTCTTGTTTAACATATAATCAAACGGGATCATCATAACGTTCGTGATCCACGGACTGATTGGTGTTCCCTGCGGAAGACCGCCGTTCAAGAAGCACAGACGCATCGCTTTAGTCAGCTGGTTGTATCCATTTCGATCCTTCATAATGAGAGAAAACGGATAAATCTTTCTGAACATACCGTAGATAAACTCAGGAGTGGAGCTCGGGAAGAATCCATGAAAGTCAAACTTGACAGCCCAGTTATTTTCATAGGTGACGATCTTTTCTTTCCCAGTCTCACGATCTTTTACTGTATATCTGTGTCCCGCCTGATGCTTTTTAATTGCACTCAGAGTGCCGCGCCCATTGATATATGCGTGTGCTGCCGTGTGATAATCAGCAATTATGAAACTTTTTAACAGCGTCCGCAACTCAACCAACGCATCGCTCAGTTCATTGTTCGGTGCATCAATTGGACGAACGCCACCAGTCTTCTTGGGAATTTCAAAGTGATAGTAATACGTCGACAGGTCACGTACTGCTTCAAGACGAGCGTATTTCTGATTGAATTCCGCGAGCCGTGCAATCATATTGGTAACGTTTGTAATTGCTACGAGACGATCATTCAACCCATTACGCTGTACAGTTCGAGTAGAAGTTTCATCGCCAGCATATTTCAACTGGTTCACGTCAACGACTCCACTAAGGATTTCATCAAACGTAATCTGCCTTGTTCTCGGCGGATTCCAATAAGTAACGTACATATGTTTACCTCTTCTAAATCGTGATCTAAATGGTGGTTTGTATGCTCAGGGAGGTGCCTTCGACGGGACGTCTTCCTGCGGGTTTGCGTTTTGAGCTCATTGCCGGCACGTGTCTACGTTGATTATTTCGATCAGCGAATCAGCATACCTGCGGAGCCGACGTACATCGCATGCGATCACACGCCTCGGTTTCCCGGTGGGATGTATATGATCTTACCTTTACGAACCTGTCGGTCATCCGGCAGGACTGTATATTTCAACAGTAATTCATCACGATTTTTTTTATTTATTCTTTATGCAGCCGTAACGTTAAAAGTGTACGGATTTGCAACGATCATTTTCTTCAAAGGTGCGATATTAGTCGCGAAATTGATAAAGTTCGTAACCGCCAAACAACACACGAAACGAACAGTCGGGGCGAGACCTTGAACGATGCCACATGCAGAAACCGGAGTGCCAGCCTGTGCATCTTCATGAGAGAAATTCATAGAGTTCCATAAATTCTCTCGGTCTTTTTCCTTACTCCAATCTGCTGCCCAGCACTGTGCATCATGGAACCCGGTGCGGACATCAAACACACCCTTGATATTCGGATTGTACTTGTTCGCCTCCATGAATTGCTTGCGAATTTCGATATTGTCGACCGCGAGGAATACATAACCGCGAATCATCTCACCCTGCCAACCATTCGGCTTCAGAACAATTTCATCTTTGGCATCAGGATTGATGGCACAGATAATATCGCGAACCGCCTCGACCTTTGGAGCTTCAATATTGTTGGCGAAGAACATCTGGTTGACGATATTCTTGCTTTCAACCTCGTCCATATCCCACAGCGTGAAATTCTTCAGACCATACCGTGCAAGAAGTTCCGCCACAGTAGAGCCAACCGAACCACAACCAATAATGTGGATCTGGCCGCTGATATCATCGGGGTTGAATACCATTTCAAGCTTACTCAGATTCATTTTGTAGTCCTTTCTTTAATTGTCATACGGAAAACAGCTGGAATTCCAGCACGTATCAAGATCTTCTGGATTCTCCTTGTAATGATTGACCAATGGATATCGAGTCTCAGACACTTCCTTGACTTTCGGAGCCGCTGCGCCAGTTACCGTCTTGATTTGCGGCACTGGCGTTTGCGTGGTAACTGTTTGCGGGTACGTTTTTTGCGGCGTAACTGCTTTACCATAATAGGTGCCTGCTCCATAAGCTCCGTAATTTGCGACTGTGCTTGCGACATATACAGGGCGCTTTCGAACCGTTTTGTCTGCATCCTCGAGAAATCGAGTCGAGTCAAAATCTCCAACAGTAACCTTGACATCGGCTCCCTCATAGATGACATTGTCGGCCAGATCAATGACGCGAACGTTATACTGACGCTTCTTGTTCCAAATCATAAAAATCTGATAACTCGTCGGCTTGAGTCCGTCAATGAATCGCCACTGATCCTCCATATCGCGACTGCTCGGCGTTACACCGAAATCGACATGGCTGTGTCCCTGAAATCTCAGGTTGCGAATCGTTTCAACAGGCAGCGCCTGAAACCACTTTGAAAATTCTTCCTGATCGGTGTCCACTGTGGTACCAGTCACAGTCTGAGGATACAGCAGAATCTTGGTAATCTGAAAATGCGTCTTATCGATACGATTCACAATGCCGCGCCATGCAACCTCACAATCGAAGTGATCAATCAACGCAAACATCTGAGAATACGCTTCATAGGTGAAATTCACCTCGACAGCATCCTTTTTAACAGACGCAAAATTCTTCTTGTATGAGAAAGAATCCGTCTTAACCCTACCGGTCTTATACAGCTCCTGAACAAATTCACGTGCCATATCTGCTACAACCTGCTCCGTGATATTAATGGGCTTCATCTTTAGCGACCTCCTTCTTTACTGCTTCTGCTGTTGCTGCTGCGTCCTTTTCGTTCTTGAGAATATCAAATACTTCTGCCACCGTGTACAGATTACCCGCGTTATCCTCGATACACTTACGAGTTTTGATATAGGATTCGTCAAACAAATCGTACATGAGGTCGCTTACAACGGTGCCATCCTTCCAGTTGATAGATGCGCTTGAACCAATAATCGTAGTCAGGACGCCAATGTAATCGTGTTTTACACTAAGCGCATTGAGCATCTCTCGATAACCGCTATAGCACGCATACCGATCGATATGGGGCTGACGAATACGATCCTTCATCAAATCAGAGCGACCTTGCATATCAGAACCACGAATTGCTTCAACCTTGCAGCTGGAATACAGTCGCCATTCACAGTAGGTGCGAATAGCGAACCGATGGGTCTTCCAAATTGACACAAAGAAATCTTTCGTAAGTTCCGTGTCATACGGCGAACGCTGAAAAATGTAGCTTCGACTATTTGCCTTTTTCTCAACACAAGTGCGGAACTCGCCCTCATCACAATCGTTTAGCGTGCCAACATAACCAATAGAGATTCGATCACTATTGGAGTCAAGATAAACCAGCGTCTTGCAGCGCTTCAGGAAATTAACAATTGCAGCTTCGTCATCCTCAGTGCAGCAAGCACGGTCCATGATCATAGTGAGTTTAAATTGAGCTTCTTCAAGATTTTTATTTCTCTCACGGATATCGTTATATTTTCTTTCGATTTCATCTTGGATTTCACGAATATATCGCTCCTGCCGGGTAATTTCGTTTGCATAATCCTTCTTGCAAAATCCCTTCAGAGCGCCACGCAACTTCTTACCATAGAAATCGCCGGTCTCGTATGCCTTCTCCATGTATTTGCCGAAAGCTTCGTTGTCCTGATCATAAAGAGTACGCAGCATCGCCTTCTCATCATCAGTCAGCGGCTGATCAGCGAAAAACCACGGCATCAGGTTTGGCAAACAACTCGCCGCCATGTGCATGGCCTGAATCAGATTCTTCTTAGCACAAACAACGACAACACCCTGCTTCTTTTCATTCTGATATACATAGACGTTGCCATTCTTATCGATGTACTTAGCTGCGACATCCATGATCTTCCAACCGGCAGCTTCGTAATCCGCATTGTACTTCTTGAACTCAGAAATAATGGCGTCTGCTTTCTTATCGTCGATCGTCTGAAACATGATGCCAAATTTCATCTGATTGAAAGCGTTATCTTCATGAACGAACATGTCCTTAGTGAACTTTTCGTCGTCGCCCATATAGAACTGTTGGCAATCAATAATTGACTGAATGCGATGCCCTCCCGAAATAGAATGCTTGATACGGTCATCATTGATCAGTACGCGCAGTACAGACAACATCACATTATCGTTGAGATTGCTATTGTCGCAATTCAGAATCAACGGATATGCTTCGTCGCAATCTCTCGAACCGATCTTGCTGGAATAAGCTGTGAAAGCCATATGTATTTCCTCCTGTTTAATTTAAAAGCCCAGATACTGGACACATATAAGGCAGACTTTAACCGGCCTGCCAGCGGCTGCAGTGTTTAGAATATCGTTGTAACCAATAACGAATTCAGTTGTTTATTTTCGGATCAGCGCGATCAGTTCATACCAGTCGCATTGTCGTGCTTGGAGATGGAGGCCAGATACACCTCATCGCCGACGCCCAGCTCAGACAGCGGAGTGTTCAGCTGTGCCACCGTCAGAATGCAGCCATCCAGAGTGCTCTGGCCATTGGCGTAGTTCACGCCATGCTTTGCGAACACGTCCTTCGGGGTCATGCTGGTAGCAACAACGTCCTCGATCTTGTCGTCATTAGTGGTAACCCAAATCTTAATCATAGTATGTACTCCTTTTTAATTTGAAAAATATCGTTTACTCGTTAAAATGCCGGACGTATTGCGCAGGAACATCCGGCGTGGAACCTCAGCAGCGCTCTTACTCGGCGTCTGCGTCCTCACCATCGATAGTGATTGCAGCATTCATGGCAGCCTCATCAGCATTGATGGACTCCATAGCGGCTGCGATCTGCTCCTCGATCTTGGTGCCGCGAACAATGGTCAGACCAATCATGTCGCGAACCCACTCCTTGATCTCTGCCTCAGACTTCATACCAGCAGGAACAGGACGGCTCAAAACGGCAACCTTATCGCCAGTGACTGCATCCTGAGCAAAAGCCACGCCGAACTTGCTAATATCATCCTTAGAAGCAACAGCAATGGCGCTCACAAGCTTCTTCTCCTTGCCCTCGCCCTCATACAGCTTCAAAGCCTCGGGACGGAACTTCTCGACCTTCTTCAGGGTAGCGACATCGTATGCGGAAGTGACGAACAGATTGTTGAACTTAACGATTGCTTTCATAATGTTTTCTCCTTTGTAATTAAAGATTGATATGTAAACGGGCAATCACCCGTTGTACCTTATGCGGTTTGTAGTAGCTCCTTCATATTATCCAGAGCTTCGTCCCATGTATCGGCCGACTGAATAAACTGACCACTATCCGCCGATACGATTTCATAGTGGCCGTCAACATACTTGATAACCATTTCTTCGCTCCTTTATATATTTAAGTTATGTTTGTGTGACCAAAAAATAAAATCACAGAAGTGATTTGCAAGTAAGTTTTGTTGGACACGGCTCCCAAAGTCTCTGCGGGTACCAAGTAATCGTTGTTTCTCCACTTGTAAATGGGTCTAACATCTCTACAACTGGGTAATCTTTATCAAATCTTACGATGCGCCCTCTTTTGTTGCGATTCACATCGTTTTCAGACACTTCATTGCCGATTCTAACTAATTGCCCAACATGTAAATCGTATTTCATACAACTGTCTCCTCTGTAATTGTCCATGTGTGACGATAACCAGCCGGAACGTCCGCGACACGCGCTCCCCAATCGTCAATATAGCTATCTCGCATACTTTCTGCATTATTTATGTCGTGTTCGTTCAAACACTCTAAGAACAAATCCTGCATCCGATCTACCGCGTCTGCATGATTCGCATAAATGTGTTCAACACCAGCAAACGCCCACTCGTCTGGATTTTCGACACAGTCATAAAGAACATAAACCTTCACGTCATCACCTCGCGATCAAAGCATTTCACAAAACTCGCCAAGCTTGATCCACAGCCAATATGTAGACTGATCCATCCGAACAACATCAGGGACACCGCGAATGAGCGCCCACTCATGCGCCATCTTAAACAAACTTGCACACGCTGCTTGTTCCTGTTTGGTAAACTGTTCGTTCCAGAGCCTACGGCGAGTACCACTGTTCCAACGAGCACCTTCCCGAGTTTCGCAAACAAACATAAACGGAATCGTCTCAAGAACTTCCTCATGTGACATGGTGATCATAATGTTTAGCTCCTTTCATTTTCAGTTGCAGGGTCAAGTTCTTTTACTTTGTCGACTGCATAGTCGATTACGTCAGTGACATATTCAGTTGCAGCAGTTACATTCTTTTCTGTAAACATATTGGCGGCGAGCATTTTATAACAGGTCTTGGAAGAAGGGGTAAAGACAAGAATCGCTAGGCTCACAATTGCCGCAATTGACACCTTTACAACAATCTTGCGCTCTCTTAAAACATCTTCATCCTTTTCTCCATAACGAGCGAAATCATTCATCCAATCAAACCACAAATAACCAGAGATGGCAACAAAACAAATAGAAGCGAAAAGCGCCAAAATCTGAATGGTGTCAGCCATGCCAATCAGATAAAACACCCACGGACTGATAATAGAATTCATACGACTGCGCTCTCCTCTTCAATTGCTTCCAAAAGCTTTTTCTTAATTTCATCGCATAGGTCAGACACAACATTCTTCTTGTTTTCCATCGTAAGGGTTTCGTCTTTAAGAATATAAAAACGAATAATAGCAAGAAGCCCGTTTACAGCACAATCAATGATCGTATCGTTTTCGGTATTCTCTCCCTCGTCAGCATAAACACCGGCTACATATTTGTCGTCCTTAGTTTCAATAACGATATTCATGTTGTTTTGCTCCTATTTTTTATGTGTTGATATTCGAACAATGGTGCTACCAGCGGGACTTGAACCCGCACGCTGTTTCCAGCAAGGGATTTTAAGTCCCTCATGCCTGCCAGTTACATCATGGTAGCATATAAAAGAAAATCAGAAACAGCCAACATTCGTTTTACGTTCCAGTTTACTGGCTACCTGAAGAGTATTCGTCCGACAGCTACTCGACTTGCACCTTATTCCCCTTCCTATTTGGCTCAGCATCATTTACCGGTGTGATGCCTGTCGTTTGCCAATGAACGGCCAATCCCCGATCTAGCTGGAACAACTGATTTTCTATTCCTCATTTAGTTAGAGACCTAATGAGTAAAGATGTCTACCTACACCGGTTGTGGACGGACTTACCCGGCTGGATTTGCATGTAGGAGTCTCAAACCGTCGCACACGATGGAGCAGCGAATGGGAGTCGAACCCACCTCCTCAGCTTGGAAGGCTGATATACTAGCCGATGTACGACCGCTGCATATAAACCCAGCTTACTACGCCTTATTGCCACAGCATTCGCCATGGAGCCGGGAATAACAAGGAAGAAAAGAGGTAAAGCCCGAATAGGAGGAATGAGACCCTATAAGCGGGCATCGGAGTGACTGGTTGGACTTGAACCAACGGCGCGCAGTTAGCTTGCTGCTCTACCATCTGAGCTACAGCCACATAAAATACTCGGCTTACAAAGGCACGCTGCACTCTTTCGAGCGAGCCGAGAATAACGTACATGGAAAAATTTAACATTCCCCACAGGGGGGTGGTATCTCGCACAGGCGCGGCCGGATCTGACCGCTAAAGATCCTACCCATGCGAGATTGGTGTCGGTAGTGAGATTTGAACTCACATGCACTTAAGCATCTGTCCCTAAAGCAGACGTGTCTCGCCTATTCCACCATACCGACTTATCAAAAACAGGATTGCGTACCTGCTACGACTTGTTCAGTCACGGTGATTCATGTCTGGAACTCATGAGCCACTAAGCATTTGTGAGGAAAAGGAGATTTTTGGGCGACGCAACTCACCCATGGTGTTTCGGATGGGACTTGAACCCACATGCTTTCGCAGAAGTTTTTGAGACTCCCCTGTCTGCCGATTCCAGCACCGAAACATACTTGCTCGTCTTTCCGAGCTGCCACACAGTTTTTAGATCTTGTGTTGATCTCAGGACACGGGTTTAATGTCTCCGTTCCTACGAGGTTACTTCATATCGTTCAGTACAGGAATGCTGGCATCGCCGCCGACATAAGTAGGAAGCTTACCATCCCACTTTTCATACATCTGCTGCTGAATCAGCCGGTCAGTCAGAGACTCAGAGATGATTTTATTCGCCTCGGCTTCTGCGTTCGCCTTGGAAATCTTAGTCTGATTCTCAATCTCCTGCGCCTCATCATTGCGCTCAGCCACAAAGGACTTGTTAATAGCAGCCTGAACAGACGCATCGTCGTACTCAATGCCATCCTTCATACCAAGGACAGTAATCGTGATACCGCGTTCTGCAAAATACTCAGTCACATCCTTGCGGACATACTCCATGATCTCGGCCTTCTTCTCAAGGATCTCATTCATGGTGTACTTGGCGCACATTTCAACAAAGTCAGCTTCAACACGAGCACGGATTTCAGTATCCATAATCTCGGAGAGCTGTTTGTTGTTGTAGGAATACAGGAACTTGACTGCATCGTTTTCAGTGTAGATCTGAGCAGAGCAGTTCATACCGACAGAGAAGCCAATAGACTCCTTGCTTTCGGCAGAGATGGACTGGTTGACAGTGCTGGTGCCACTGTCCTTGCCCTCGGACCATTCACGAGTAACAGGAGTTCTATTGACGACAACCAACATGTTATCCGGTACCCAAGTACCAATGATGTCAGTCGGCGACAGATGTCGCTTCGAGTAAGTAATGTACACCTGTTTGGCTGCCACCTTTGCTTCAGCGAGCATTGCCTCACTCTCAAAGGACGCCTGTTTCCCACCGCCCTCAGAGAGTGAAATCAGAAATGCAGTTTCATGAGGTTCGATTGTATACACCTCTTTCTTGGTACACCCCCGTAAAGGTCAACGCCATCACGATTGCACACGAAACCACGAAAATCTTTTTGAACTTCTTCATTCGTTCCTCCTTTTAATTTTTGAATAAAATATATACCACAGCTCCAATCGCAAGCGACAGAGCCACAGATACCGAAAGAGCCAACTCGCTGACACGTCCGTAAAGAGAACTTATGTTTCCTGTTGCCATTTGAACAAGCGAGATGTGCCGTAGAAGTTTCTCAAAAACATCATCGAGACTCAAAAACGAAACAGCCGATGCGCAGGCTGCCAGCAATAAATCTTTATGTTTTTTCATAACTTACTACCTCAGAATCCGGTCTCAGCTTTTTGCCACAAATGGAATAAGACTGTCGTATCCAAACGCTTACAAGGTATCGCTTCATGAAATCACTCCTCCACCTTAAATACCATGTAGTACATGTGATTATCTTCACCATTATCAACCGCAGCTCCGATAGCATACTCGGGATACGGACACAAAGCACACCCACAGAAATCCGCATAAGAGTCAGTGTTAATTCGCGTTGCGTTTTCATACCGTGCAGCTTCATCGCTGGGCATATTGTCAAAGAAGCTCTGATAGCTACGGGCAGCAAAATCAATCGCATCGCTTCTCGCCTGAAATGCTTTATCGAAACTTACTGATTTGTAGATGTCAACTTTTTCGTTGGTATAATCGCTTACGACAATGTACATCTGAATTACTCCTTCTCAAAGATATCCGTGTACTTCGTGTACAGTTTACCGTTGTGGAAGTAAGTATTGTAATCGCACTGTGTCACATACCACCAAGCCTTTTTATGCCCCGCCAGCAGGAGACCGCGCAAATGATAGGTCGGCTTATAGTTTGCATCCACGCGTTGCCGGAATGTAAGCTCGTCGATATCGTCGCTTTCTTGAACAATAGCTGAAATCCTGCTAACTTCGTATTCGTCCATAGAATCGTCCACAACGAATACCACTCGAACGATTTCTTTACCCCGGCGACAAATCTTATAAAGCTCCTCTGCACAATGCAAATGATACACAACTCTATCAAACTGTTCGAATAGAAACATTAAAATTCCATCATCATGATCAAAATCATAATAGCTCGTATGCAACTCAATCTTGCGACCAAGTTCTTTACACACCGAAAAGAATCCTGTCCACCACGCCTGATGTTCCCACCAGTGATAAAGTGGATCACCGCCGCCAGACACAGATACCCAATTACAGTCATTACATTCGTTCTTCAGAACATGCTCTAACTGCATATAAGAAGAATACTCGTCTGTCGGTGTCATCTTGAGCTTGTTATTGCGGACAATACACTCAGGGCAGCTATAGTGGCAGCCGAAGTTTGTAATGATACTGAGATACTTGTCAGCCATTTTGATTTACCTCTCTACCTTCATTCTCCAGCCATTCATCAAAGCAAGCCCAACATTCTCCACCAAACCCAATATCCTTTTCCCATCGATCCAACAACGTCCAAATGCTTGGGCATGACTCTCCGTCTTCCAAGTATTCCTTTTGAATCATGTAGAGTTCTCTAAAAATTTCCTCTAATGTGTGTCCATGATCCAACATCCATTGAAGTTTATAGGATTGATATCTTTCGGTATTTTTAGCTGCATTCTCAGCCATTTTGATTTACCTCTTTTTGATTTGTTGATATTCGTACACGAAATGGTGCGGCGTGAGGGCTTTGAACCCACGACTACTCGGTTATGAGCCAAGTGTTCTGCCAACTGAACTAACGCCACAGAGAGGAGGATTTAACCATGTAACAGCATCGGCGATGTGCAATGCGACTTAACCGCGTCAGCAGATACAACTAGGTACATTTTGTCTTCCCCAGAGTCCATCCTCAAAGGCTGCCCTTTTAAATCCACTCTCCGCCAGTCCGGGCACCAAACTGACTAGACCACTTTCGCAGGTCATCCTATCGCCTACTCATGTTGTCACCAGACCCTCACTCCACGAGGAGCTACCCCGTCGCAGTCTGTTCGCACAATTTCGGTCAAAGCGTTATGAATGCATTGCATCCACGGTGGAATTGCGCCACCCCAGCGACCTCGCACTACACTACGCTGTCGCATCGAACCTAGCTTTGCGGCTTGCGCCACTGGTGGACCCGGTGGGATTCGAACCCACGTCCAGAACTATTACTCGTACACAATCTTCTTACGCAATAGTTAGCATTTAGAATTTTTGAAAGGAATTCATGCCGCCAACACAGCAAACCCAGGGACGTAACGGTTTGTTACATCACTCCACCACTCGGTTTTAGCGTCCGAGAACGCCGGTGTTTATTACCGTTTACATCGGGTTCCGGGATTTATTCTTTGAACCATCAAACATTTACCTGCCTATCAGGATGCTGTTTTGGGCACGGCATCAAGCCGCGCAGCGATAACTATTGTAGTTAGCGTTTATTGTTTTTTGCCTCGTAAGGTGATGGCCGACCTGCGAATTGTGAATTTTCATAGCCCTGTCGAAAACCTTTCGGGCCCATATAAGGCAGGATTATCGTACCTGCTCGGCATTTTCAGCCACGCGGTTTCGTCTAATGGAAACCGTTTTATACACACAATAGGCACAGGTAGAAAGGAAAGACCCTGCACCATGGTCCGAGTGACCCGACTTGAACGGGCGAAATCTCCAAATCCCAAATTTGGCGCGATACCAGCTTCGCTACACCCGGATATATGCCGGTCTTTCCCGGCTGTCAGTCCCAAGGACAATGGAGGAAAGTAGATAGCTTAGATAGCTGCCGCCACAATCTTTGCGGCTTCCTTAAACACTTTCATATTCTTATCAGAATGTTGGAAAATATCAGGAGTAGCCTTGGGCGGCTTATTATGAGAACGTACATACGCCTTGCGCATACGATCCATCTTGACAACGCCGATCGTGTCATAGATCTTTGCATAGGTAACCCAATACCCAATCGTCTTATCACCCAGCTTTTTTGCAATGGGTTCAACGATCGGAAGTGTAATGCTCGGCTTGTAGTAATATTTCTTTTTCGGTTCTTTGACCACCAGAGCTTCAGCCACCGGCGTTTCAACCGTTGGAGCTTCAACTTCAACTGCCTGAACCTCTGCTACAACCTTGATATCATTGCCGCCCGGATTTTCAGGAGACAACACACTCGGAAAATCTTCAAACTTATGCCGTGTAGGAATCATGCTGGCAGGGATCATCGGCGGATTTCGCTTGCTCACATGCGGCTGCCTCTTTGCTTCCTCGGGATCAAAAAGATCGTTCTCATAGCGATCCTTGAGTCGGCAATAGAAACTTGACCGAATGTTATCGTTGGCCATCTCCACAATATCAATGAGCGGGATCGAATAAATATCCGAAATATCCTTTTTCTTCGCGTAGAGCTTTCGTTCTTCGTATACCGACCATCCGAACTCTTTCTCGAAGGTTTTGTACATGCCGTTAAAGATGTCTTTTTGGGGCACACCCTCAATGTGGGAGATTTTTCTCACCATCTCCTTAACGTCATGTTTCCACGAAGTTTCTGCTGGCTGAATGTAAGTCTTACGCGGAGTATAAGAACCATTCTGATAAGTTGGCTGCTGGATAGTCGTTGCCAGCTGCTTCTTGATCTGTTCAATTGTGGAGATAATGATGTCGTTCTTGCTCACAATGCGTTCTGCCTTCTCAAGGTCTGCTTTTGTGAAATGGATCAAATTCTCAAGAGCTTCCCTGTCCTGCCGGCGCTTTTCTTCCATCTCGGCCATCTGAGAACAAAGCTGGTTCTGAGACTGGCGAAGTTCCTCGATGCCTTGCGTCATGATTTCAAAGCGTGCCTGTCGCCGTGATTCCGCGTCACTTACCTGCCCTCTGTTCAGAGATACGGTTTCGCCCTGCATCAGAGCGACCATCACATCCCAGCAGAAATCAATGAAAGCGTTCGCTTTGGGCTGGGTGCTGTAGCGGCAGATCTCCATGACACCACGCAGATTGTAACACACAACTTCACGCATCTGCGTATGATTCCCGACCTCGACTAACATTTTGTTAGCCGAGCTCAGTTGATCAAGACGAGCCTTGTTACGCTTGTGAATCATGGTAATTGAAACTACGGGGTCTTTATATTCCAGCGCCGTACCAATCTGCTCCCGAGTCATCCAGAAATCATCCTGCGCCCTGCTGTGACCGACCGCCGGATTCTCGTAGACCTGAATCTCAAGCTCGCCGAACTTCCTTGTGGTCGCCAGCTGCATCGCTACGTTTTCGTTCTCATTCACTTGTTTTTCCTCCCTTATGTATATTTAAGTCCTGTTTGTGAAATGATGATAACACATTTTCTCTGCGTCGTCAATTGTCATTATAAACAGAACTTAAATATATTTTTTGTGCCATTTTTGTCGACTACCTTATTTATAATAAGCGTTAGGCAGCGCCTTAATTGGCTATGCATAAATCATTGTATATTATTCATCCTTTCTGCATATTTATGCATTATTATTCATCGAGATCTAAATGATGTTGTTGCTCTTTTAAGCCCTCAGGGTTGATCTTAAAAAGGTCCCGAAGTTGATCAGTACCCGTTCAACTCGCGTTGATTGAGTTCAATTGATGAGCTTCTGTCGAACTTTGATGAGCTACTTCGTTGAGTTTCGGGCGTTTTGCAACCAAATCACCTTGCTCGGCGTTCAGTGGTTCTGGGTCTGACGTCCGTCGACTCGTTCGGGGGCTGAAGGCAGGCCCCTCCGCCCCGGGATACCTCATCCTACCTTTGCGTAACTGTCGGTCAACCGGCAGCCGTAACTGAAATACGTATTCATCTCGATGTTTTACGATAACTGTCTTGCCGTACTTATCACGAGTGTATTCGCCTAAGATGTGTTATCGAATGCCTTCACGATATCACCTCGTTTCATATTATGCCATTTCCCCTTATACAATAAGGGTTGTAGACACATATTTGGTGCTAGTATGGTAGTTTCATTACCGAACCACTATATGTCTGAGAAATCCTTATCGTATAAGGAAGTTTCAGGCTAAGAATTGATTCTGGCAGCTGTCAAAGCTCGGCCTTCGCTTCTCGATACTGTTTGAATCGTTCTGCGATCTGTGCCCGCTGCTCTTCCGTATAGACACGTGAAGATCTGAACCCAAGCAGTTTGCGCGGCACTGTGTACCACTTGCACAGAATCAAACCGTCCTTGGTGCGATGAATCTTCGTCAGCTTATAGTCATCGGGAGACTTTTCGCACATGGCATCAAGCTTGCGCCAATAGATTGGATCGTTAGAACACACATCGGCAATCTTGTCCAGCGCCCCGATTGTGATAATGGTTTCCTGCTCGGCTCGAGTCATCGACACTCCGCCATGCTCAGGAATCGCCTTCATTACAAGTTCTTCCACGTTATCGATCCTTCTTTCGTTATTATTTGTCTGTATCGCCGCTATCCGACCACATCGAAACATAAAACACAGCTTCGCCGAGATCCGACTTAAGATACCCCTCCAAGCCGCCAATGGTGCTTTTGATCTCGAAAGTCACCTTGTCGCCGTTGATCTCGAACAGATGGCCATCTCGCTTACGCTTGTTACGACAAGTGATAAAGTCCTCACCAGCCGCGCCCTGCTCAAGCTTGACCCACTTGGTCGGAACCCGAATCAGAACGAACGACGAATCGTCACCGCTCCGAATCGAGAACTGATCGTACTGTTGGACAAGCCCGACGAACTTATTGAGGGTGAATTCATATCGACCGGGCTCAAAATTGGTCATATCGGTCATAAAGGTTTTCTCCTTCCCTGCTTTCTTCTCCGCTGCTTCTTCGCTTTCGCTTCCTTCTCTCCGTTCTCCCTGATGGTTCTTTTTCCCTTAACAATCCTTTTAACTCCTATAATCCTCTTACTACACAACCATCACTATCACATCATCATCACTACATCAAACATCCTATTCTTTTTCTAAATTTTTTTCGCCGCCACTCGCTCATCGCTCGCCACGGCTTCAAATCAGAGGCGCTTCGCGATTGGACTTCGCCCAAACCCATTCGCTATTTCGTTTCTGATTTTTTTGAATTGTGAATTGAATGATTGAACATTTGAATAAATATACATTTCGTTGCATATTGACCAATTCGCCCAAACTGATCAAAATATATAGCTCTTCAGCTTCTATTATACAACGGTATGATGTTATAGTCAAGTGAGTTAGCGCATGTTTTTGAAGATTTTACAACTGTATGGGGTGAATTAAGTAACACTTAAAGAAGTTTAACTAATGCGAATCAGCCCTGCTCCAGCACCCATTTTCACGCCGATTGAACCAAACTCGGAAAATTCTGGCGTATTGTAATTAACAGCATAGACACAAGGACACATATTTTCAATGTCGTCCCAATCCATCGGCCATTCATCTTTCTCGTCGCTGACATAAAGCAGATTGTCAATGATGCCAAGCTCTTGATGGAATGACCGGATCACACTGTAAACAAGTCCGCCGTACTCTTCTTCAAATTCGTGGACAGCTGCTTTCTGTTTATCGTCCAGAGCGTAAAATGCACCCCAAGGCGGCTCACTGGAAAGCGGCGTACCATCTGCCTCGAACAGTTCGATTGCTTCATGAAAGAATCCAAACGCTTTCATCCGCTTGATGGCTTCGGCGCGCTTCTCTTCGATTGATACTCTCATTAGTTGTCACCTCCTTCAGGAATCACTTCGATCGTCTTGATTGAGCCCGGCGAAAAACTCCGCCCACGAAGCTCTTCCAACTTTGACAGGAAATCGAGAAGCGTATGCCAGCTAGTTGGCTTGTACCTCTGTTTTGCTTTTGCACTCAGGGTTGCTTGAAGTTCACCAACGATATAGTCATCGAGGAAGTCCAGTCGAGCACCCGCCTCGCCGTCTTCCCAGCGACCTGTTTCGCTATTCCACTTAGCGACGTCATATGTAACTTCGATTGATTTCATTATACTTCACCCCTTTCAATCAACATTCTCGCCGCTTCTTTCAGGATGCAGACGCCCTGTGCACAACTCGCCACATCGATATCGTTTTGTTTATACAGCATCCAAATCCCGCCAAAGAAACATACCGGGTCGCCAGCAGTATAACCAGCTGCATTCTGCCACAAACCCAGACCAGTATTATTGAACAGCTTGTCCTTCTTGTAGGCTCGCCGCAGCTCTTTCAGTGAAATAGGAATGTACTGTTTGACCTTATCCAGACCACCCAGATAGTCGATATAACGAGCATAAATTTCACGATGATCGAGTTCTCTGCCCGTTCGCTTATCAACAGTATTGCAAACGATGCCGCATGCCTGTTCGAGTGTCACAACTGCGTCCCTCCTTACTTGTTAGACTTGCATTGATATTTTCGCTCGATCATTTCGGCTTCCACCAAAGTCATGCCGTGCTTCCACCGAATGTCAACAACGGATTCAACCCAGTTCCCGGTCTTACGATTTTTTACGACACGAACTTCCTCAACATCTTTGTGAATCTGTGTGCCGGGTTTCGGGAGATAGGTCAAAACAGTTTCTTCAGAATGTTCCAAATCGTAAGAACCAACAAATGTACAATCACGTTTGATCAGATCAAAGATCTTTTTGCGGTTCTGTTTAGATAAGTTTCTCACGGCTGCGCCGCCTCCCCTGGCACTTTCATAATCGACCAGCTTTTGAATTCTTTTAACGTTTTGATTCTTGCAGAATATGTGTGACAAATAGACAGCGGCTTATCATTGAGATTAGATCCGCAATCCATCCAAAGATCATTTGCTTCTTTCAAATCGTGGTCAAAATCGGCATTCATAATTTTCTGAAGCTCTTCCACATTGTTTGATACATGGATATTGCCAACGTATGCAGAAACATTATTGGCCACAATTTCAGTCAAGACAAACATATCTTACTCCTACTCTTCGAGTGTGATATCATCGTGGCCAGCATCTTCAAGCGGTTCATCCGATGCCAGCGCAATGATCTCGTCAATGTTGTTTTCGATCAGATATTTGACATCTTCCAGCCGCTGATTGATGATTTCTGTTGCCTGAACAATGACTGCGTCCGGCGTGATGTGCTCACAGTTGCATTTCAGAGCCAGAATCAAGTCATCGAACGTAACAGAATCAAGAATCGTATCGCTGGAAATCATATCCTTACCGAGCTTCCAACGCGACGATGTATCTACTGTGCTCATAATACTTCATCCTCCCATAATTCCCGATCAAACTCCAAGTTGAATTCCCGTTCTTCCTCCTCTAACCGATCATAATATTGGTCCAAATATTTCTCTTCGTATTCTCGAATTTCATTTTCAAGTTCTTGCTTTTCTTCTTCGAGTCTTTGTTTTTCTTCAAAGAAAGCATCTATTCCTTCTTCGATAGGATTATCTCTTAATGGTTTCATTAGGGACTCCTTACACGCTACAGCGTTAAAACCTCCTGAACTGCACGAACTTATCGTCCTTATAGCAGGGCGAGTAACATTTTGTTCTTCTACCGTACCGCTCAATGAATGCGGCTACGAAAACAGGTTCGCCCTGAATGATAATTGCTTCGGGATCTAACGCTTTGACTTCATCGGCGGTATTCCATGCGATAAAACGAACCCGAAGAGACGAATCACTCGGAAGAATTGTGGGCATCTCATAGCCACGAATAATACCATCCGTACAGAGCTTACGAGCTGCTTCGAGCTGTTCCGGCGACCAGCTCATAATGGGAAGTTCCGTCATATTGATAATCACGGCGTGCGCCTCCTTTCAAGTCAGGTCACGAGTGATGATTTGTACAAGACGATCGTATTGTTTGTTTTCTTCGTTCAACCAACGATAAATCACATATGGTCTATATACTTTTTCATCAAGCCTAATATCAAAAACGTCGGGAGTCTGAGTTGCTTTCTTATGAATAGCGCGAAGAACATCAAGCGCGTCCTCAAAATTCTTGTGTACGGACATAATGCTGTGAGTGTATTCGTTACAAGAGAATTTATCGTCATGCTTGTAATAAGAACTCTCAACGATATATACAGAGGTATTCATAGTTGTTACGCCACTTTCATTCCATTTCAATCTTAACGCCGCGATATTTGCGATTTCGATATAACACATTAGCCGCCCACTTTCGTGCACAATCGTAGCTGGCGAATGCACGGTGATATGTTTTAAAGTTCAGCCAATTACCTTCAAGTTCCCCATGAAATGTAATCTTGTAATGCTGGAGCTGATAGCTAGCGTCTGCATAATCATCCATGCTGCAGGCCCTCACTTCACTTCTCTTGATTCGATCTGAATATAGCGTTCGAACTCATCACCGCTCCAGTTTTTCCAACGATAACGAAGATTGCCATCAAATTCAACGTCATAACACTCTGGGTCTGCACTCACCGATTTTGCCATTTCGGCCAACGTTTTCATAGCACGCTCACGACTGCCATAAACATCCCCATTGTAATGATTGAACATCACCCACGGTTGACCTTTGGTTCGCTTGGAATAGGAATTATCTAAGATAAACACCATCATTGTTTCGCCTTCCTCCTTTTTACCAGCTGCATTCTCTGCGGATTATACATAGCGGCACTCATACCATATAGAAGTAAGAATGCTTGATTTCGGGGGCATATTTGTCCTGAGCAACACACTCCAGCCCAATGATATGCTTGTTGCCTTGTAGGAGCGCCTTCTGACCCGGCGACAAGATACAGTCAAGCAGCACTCGCATTGCCGACTTACCACCCTTCAAGATAACATCCTGATACTCGATCACATGGCTTTTGATCCTTGGCGGAAGGGATTCAATCAGTTTCACAGTGTTCATGTTGATTTCCTCTTTTCTGTGTGTGTACTATTGTATTGGATGTGGTTACGTCTTCCCCGGTACCACCAGTCGCCCGGTTTCTTATCCTTAACATACGTTTAACTTGTCCGTTCGGGAATCACCCAGACCCGCATTATAGCGAACCTTATGGGTCGATTACGCCTATTTGCGACTACCGCTAAACTCGTATGTATGATGCGAACTTATGCTCGGATGCAACGAGCACTTGCAACGTCAATTCTATTTAATTTGGAAATTTCAGTTAAACGTCAAAACAGTTTGTATCGCCATCCCATGAAAATTTTCTCATTGGAGTAAGACGCGACCCTTGCACCAAAGACCACTCCTAGCGAGCGGTAACTGATTTTACAATTCAAGCTATAAACCCTCCTTTCGTTTAGTTTCGCTCACTTAATGTGGAACTGCCTAATCTACTTTAGTCTTCTGATTATATTTGTGTGGCCATCACATCAAATCAGTGTCAATTTCATTAGGATCAGTGGAGCGCCCTTCTGTTTGTGCAACCGCTTCGATCGTGACGCTATGTGCCCCACTTGCGATTGCGTTCTGGGCTTGGGACCAGTACCAGTTCTGCAGAACTAATAGCCGCATTAAACCCCGGCGGTGCGTTTTCACACTACCGGAGTTCCCTCTGCGAAAACTTCGTTTATAATATCATCTGAACTCGCATTATGTATGTAGGAAATTGCTGGAAATTCTTACTTGTTTGCCACCGCCGCATCATTTGCAACACGGTATCGAACGAATTTGGTCGTCGGCCGATTGTCGGGGCAAAGGCACTTATGCTTCTTATATACGCGCCGGTCATTCAGACGCTTGACAACTTCAATCTCGGCCTGCTTAGGAAGAATCTTGACCGGAGCCTGCTTTACCGGTTTCACAGCCGTAATGTTGGCGTCAAAATTCGCCACACGATAACAGCCCTGATGGTGTGTCTGCCGCCGGGAGATTTCAACCTGTTCGAGGTAAGCCAGATTCAGATTCAACCGCTTGACTTCGGCCTCGGTGAACAGCTCGTCTGCGATGTAGATACTCCAAATTTCCTCATCCTTGCGCTTGCCCTTGCCGCGATACATGGGTTTGTTGTTGGCCTCACGCTTAGTACGATAAAACAACATTTTTCTTACCTCTCTCTTTTGATGTGTGTAGTGGTGGCGTACTCTTACATGAGTGTCGCCACTTTATTTATCGCAACAGCAATGATTACAATCACCGCTGTGGTATATAGAACGAATTCACACGGACAATCCTGATAGACAGCTACGATGCCGCTCACTAGATTTTTCACCGCACGATACAAGCCCCGACAGACTCGATTGAATCGCGGGAACTCATCTAGGTAATAAAACCCGCGGCCAATCTGAAGCCCAGCATATGGAACAACAAAGATTCCAACTGTGACCCAGATGGCGCGGCTACAAAGCTCTTGCCATTCTGACATTTTTTGCTCTCCTTAAACTCTGATGAAATCATCAAGATAGTGACGCTGCCCGCCCAGATTGAAGTACGTACGCCCGCTTGACGTATATTTGACTTGGCGTGTTCCACAGTCCTCGATTGTATCGCCGTTGTTGATACCTACATGAACGCGCTCATCGTCACATTCATAGATTTCATAACCGCCGAAATTCGAGATGGGACACACTGCGATTGCTTTAGGCGAACTGGTTTGCTTTGCGGCAGTAGTTGGCTTGACTGTGAATTGTTCCACCATAATTTGCACCTCCGTTGTATCTGCGATCATAATTCATTCGGGCTCTCTTCCCGAACATCTTACGACTGCTGCGAGTCATATCATGGTCTGCGTGAACGATAAATCCGTGGCAGTTTGTAATGGTTGCTACCAGACGGCAGTTCGATTCAATACACCGCCACATCTCTTCCTTTGGCAACTGGTCATACGAATGCTCGGTAAGGAATCCCATTCTTGCTCGCCGAAAAAAATCAGGGGTAAGCTCGCGGTCGTTGATTTTGACGACCCGAATGATTTTGATATCCTCATTCAGGACCACACCATAGAGGTCGCCCGCCATGGTTTCGTAAATCTCGCTGACGATCATACGGCTGCGCTCCTTTCCGCAATCAAACTCTGAAACAGCTTGCGTCCTGCAGCTCCCATATCTTCAGGATATAGAATCGGCTCACGACCATTGATTTCGGCGATGACTTCTGCGCCCATAATGTCAAGCTCGGCAAGAAACGCTGTCATACTCAACCCGCCGTAGTCTTCCGGGTTGTACTCATCAGCAAACGGCCAGCCGCTATCACAAGAATCCATCACAGATTCGATACTTTCATCGCCACGCAGATGCACAACGTTGATGAGGTCGTCGCGATAATAGACAAACACAAAGATATCCCCCGCGTTGTCCTCGCAAAAGAAGTTGGAATACATCGCTGCACCTCTCAATCTCTTTCGTATGCTTTCACGACGCTGTTCTTGTGGGTCAAGGTCATACGGGAAAGATTCGATTTGGCAACCCCTTTATCCAGCATCCGAATTGTTTCATATGCCTTACGGGCGATATCTTCATTGGAGAATCGGGAAACGGTTTCGCTGCCATCTTTATATCGGATAGCAACAGTCCATTTCGTGCCATCATCCACGATACGCCCGGCAGTGGGGCGCTCCTGTTGCTGCGGCGCTTTCTCCTGCTGTGCCTGCTGCGCCTGCTGTGCTTTTGCGGCCTGCTCCTGCTTGCGCTGCTTTTCAGCCTCGGCACGGAGACTCTTTTCTTCTGCATCAATCATGACGCCAATTTCTTTAACGTCATTCATGACTTTGTTCGCCATTTCACGTGCCATCTCGCCAGCCTTTTCGCCAGTGAACTTGTCGGCAAGCCCATCATAAAGCCACCACTTATCCATAGCGGCTGCCTGTGCATACTGAAGTACTTTCAACTGATTCATAATATAGATTACCTCTCTTCTTTCTGAGACATGCGATAGTCTCTTACAAGCCGTTCGTAGTCATCAATAGTGGAACGCCAGCCGCCTTCATACAGAGCGGCCGCAATAGACAGCATATCAAATTTCATAGAATCCATTTCAGTCTACCTCGTCTTCGCTCCACAAGATGTCCTCGATAGAATCATCTGAGAATTTGTCGGGTGTGCCGTTGCTGTTCATAATGAGAACAACGTGCTCACCCTTCTGTTTGGGGCAAAATCCGTTCCAGAACCATAAAGATCCGTAAGAATCCCTCACCCAGTAGCTGAGGCAGCTTGTGTTATCGGTTGCAATCCATCCATCAACGACGTAGTAGCCAAAGGGGCCAACGATGTCGCTTTCATAGTCGCGCCATACAGGAGACACGGCAATGAGAGTGTCGTCGTAGATGTTGTCCGGGGTGCCCATGTCTGACATAGTCATCTCGACATACTGTCCAACGACATAGTCATAAACTCCGGCGGTAAAGCCCCACAACTCGCCAGCATCATCGAGTACCTGATACTCGCCGGCGCTTTCACTCCAGATCGTGCCAGACTGGATGTAGGTTGAGGGTTCTGCTGCATTAACAGGGATTGCAAATACGGTAGCCGCTGCAAAAATACTTGCGATAACGACTGCTACGCCTTGGAGGGATTTCCGAATTGCTTTCATGATGATACGCTTCCTTTCTGTGTGCACTGGTGAGACGCTGTTAGTGGGGACGCCGCTGGTGGAACAGCTCTTTGATTGCGAGCTGAATCGATACGGCAAATCCAATACCAACAACGATACCACAAAAGAAAATGGTCTGACTGCTAAAGTAATCCATAATAATGCTCCTTTCAAATAAAAAAGAGCCTTGCAAGAATTAACTTACAAGACTCTTCTTGACGGAAACATTCCGTTATCGTTATGCGGCAATATGCACAGCCAAAATTGCATCCGACAACATTGCACGGGCATCAATCCCGTACACACCAGACACGGAATCCAGAGACTCTTCCGTCCATTCGTTATCCACCATAGCATCGTTCATGGTGCCATAACAGCCGCCCCATCTGCGACTGTCTGAACTGTCGATAGTCCAACCGATTCTGCTGCCAAAATCGCCGCAAGACATATCATCCACGGTGACGATAAGATATTCACCGTTTTCGAGAGCAACAAGGATTCCACCGGACGGTTGAGAGTATCCCCCTCCGTTATTTGCCGTATCAGGGTTTGCGCATGGGTTAGTTTCGCAACCCCAAAAACTAATCATTCTTGCATCCATGATGTTTCTTCTCCTTTCTTTAAGGGTTTTCTTCCCTTATTATACCACAGCCCACACTACAATCATAGTTAAGGCTATAATAATATTTTCGCTTCTTTCGTCATTCCCAGCACTTGGCAGGGCTTTCATAGTGGACGCCAGCCTCTTCAAGGGCTTCGGCGTAGATTACCGCCAGTTCTTTGTCGCCAAACATAATTGCGACATCGAGGGCGGATTCGATTGCGTTCATACTGCTGTGCTTCCTTTCTTGTGTGTACGCTATCGCGTTGGTCACGGTTTCGTCTGCCCTGGTACCGTGAATCGCCCAGTATCGCTCCTTGTGGAGCAGAGAAAAGAGGTAAAAAAGAAAACGCCAGCCGAATTTAATCGAATGACGTTGGGGTTGACCAATTGATTTTATTAAAAGTTTAAACTATAATCTAGCTAAGAGGTGATACTATGAAACCGAAATTGACTTGTTATAGACCTAAATGTAACAACCCAGTTTTTCAAGATGGATTATGTTATAAGCATTTATGTAACAAACGGCAAGGAATTGCGAAAAAGAATGGAACATTTATCAAAGTTCGATTTACGCCGAAAGAACTCAAACAGCTTCAATCCGATAAAATCACTTGCTTAAACTCAAATTTGGGAAATGATTCAAGTCCAAAATTAGGTGCAGATGGTCAATGGAATCACGGCAACAATAAATAACTCATTAACGCTTTCCGCTTTTGATTAAATAGCTGGATTTAATGGTCTTCTGTCTCTATTATCAAAAGAAGAACTCATGCCAGTTCCATCCATATATGTCTGCATAGAGCGGTTCAGCTTTTTCTGTTTTCCGTTCATCTCAATGGATTCGCCGTAAAGAGCGCAGCTAAGTTCAGAGTATCCGTAGCCACTCATAGACGATTGACGATATTTTAGTTTATACTTTTTACGTCTAATACAGTCAGGATTAGAAGCTTCTTTATGCCAAATAGAAGCCTCTTTTTTCATTTCGTCCTGATTGGGATTTACCATTTTGGTTTCCCACTTGTAAAGCTTGATGCATCCAACCTTTGCCGCTTCGATAACATGGAAAACAATAGCCCTATCAGGGATATCGTCCCATCTGGATTTTGTTTTCATGTCACGATGCTTGAGTCGCATCTCTCCGGTTTTCACGTTCAGACGAGGCTCCGCAACAAATTCCTTGCCGTTGAGCGTGCCGTACAGTCCCATATACGGGACTTTGCACCCATTGTACGTCATGCCTTTACGATTGACGCACTGGATAACTATGCCATTTCTGTCTTTAAACATTTAACGCATTACCTCTCTTTTCTATCAGAATCTTAGTTTAAAGCCCCCGCGCCACGTCAAGGCGTTCTGAATTTGCGGGAGTGAGTAGTTTAACGTCATACCCGGGACAGCAGATGTTATTTAGGATTTCATACCCGGCGGGTCTCCTTTTTCACAGAACGATTTCGTGTCCAAAAACAGCCGCACGAATGACACGTCCGTTGTGATACAAACGAACTTCGTCATAGAACGGGTCATAGTACCACTTTCTAGAAACACTTCTTTCGAAACGCTTCGTTGCATACTGTTCATCGTCAGTTCCGTAATGGCAGGTAGGAATGTCGGCATGAGTGACGACAAACCACTCTCTCGCCATGGGCAAAATTACAGGCTCATCATACTGTTTAACGCCACGAACGGTGACGCTTGCACGAGTGATACTATCGGCTGTCTTAACCTTGACAGCGGGCTTGCTCTCAGGACGAGAGTACATGATATACCCATCCCTTGCATTTTCGATGTGTCGAATAGGCAGAGCAGCAGACAGCATCTTAAACACCGTCTCGTCGTCCACATCGGAAAGGCTTTCGCCACTTTCCATGACGACATTGTACACAGGGCGAGTGATGATCTTAACATCTGCGTTTGCAAAGTCGTGGGTCAGGTCATAAACCATCTCGTCAAGCTGGTAATACCCATGCTCACGGACGTGGTCGGCGTCAATGGTTTCTCTTATGACATAAGGACAAGACATAGTGATAACCTCTTTTCTGAGTGTACAAAATGCGCCACACTCTAAGACGCTACGCATACTGCGTTGGAAAGAGGCCGCTTTGAACGGTGCGACCTCGAAAGGGTATCCGACTACTGTGTGTTACTGCTCAGCCTTGGCAAAGAACTTGCTCTTGCTTGCAAAGTCGTACTTAGAGGAACGCGCCTTGCCATCAAAAGACAGCCCCTTAGAGATGGTGACAACAATCTCGTCAATCATGGCCTTGTCGCCAATGCCATTGACAGAGCCCTGTTTTGCGCGGTTTGCTGCAATCTTGAGATACTTGACGTCACAAGACAGTGCGGTGCAAGTTGCAGACAGTTCCTCGGGGAGCATGGTGTTCCAAATGGCCTGGAGCTGAGCAAGACGCTTGCCCTTGTTGACAGGACCGACAAAGCAATCCAAACCCATATCTTTGAGAGTCTCCTCGACCTTAGTGCTACGAACCATCTTGGCCGCGTTGAGTTCGGTTGCAGTCTCCTCAGAGAGCATACCGTTGAACAGCATAATCAGCTTTTCGTAACGGCCATTGGAGCAGAGAGAAACCGCCTTGTTGGGCATAGGCTCTCCCTTGTCGTTGGTTTCAACAGCGTTCAGGGTCTGGTAATACTTTTCGAGGGTCTTGAACTTGATAAGCATCTTTGCATCCTGGGTGGACAGAACCATAGTCTTGGGGTCGGTGGTAATCTTGGTGCCATGATAGTATGGGTTAGGAGCGTAGGAACGCCACATTTCAGCACGTTCCATAGCGCAGAACTCACCACACTTTGCATCACAGGCGGCCTTGTTGGAATTTTCGACTGCCTTGTTGAGCGTGGCGGTGACATTCTGAGACTGCTCAGCGGTCAGAACGGTTTTCTGGTCATTCAAGAACTTTACCAGTTCAGGGATGGTCAGTTCGTTCAGCTTGCCCGCCTTAGCAATGGCGTCATAATCAGCATAAACTTTCAGCATAATAGTTACCTCTCATCTTATAAAAACTTGCACTAAACCGGATTGTTTAGCGCTCTGGTACGGTACGCTTTTGGAGAGTGCATACCGATGACCGTCTCTTTTATGTAAAGCTACACTTGCAGCTTATATGCTTTTGGGGTTGTGCTTTTCTCTAGGCCATTGCACTGTTGCCCGTGTTCCATTATGGCACGGACTTATACAGCCCGTGTGCTGTCCATCGTGCGTTAGTTAGTCTTGGCGCACTTTGCCCATCTGGAACTAATGGTGTTCTTTTGCTTGCACCCTTGCCCGCTATTCTAGCTTATAGTAGGGGTGGTACAAGAGCTTTTTTCTCCTCTAGGCGGTTCTACGCCATCAAACAACCGTACTATCTTTGGTATTGTATCTATTATCGCCAGCTCTGGCCTTGGCGTTTTCTACAAAACTATGCTTGCGCATAACAGTCCCCGTGGTGTTATCTTAGGTTCTGCCTTTTGTTCAGTTTTCAAGGTACACCGCCCCCCGCACTTCTCCCATGTTCTTGGGAATTATGCCGGTAATGTTTGGCCATCGGGGTTTGGGCGCACTAATTGTTCAGATAGGAAACCCATGTTTTGAAAATGGCAAGGCATAAACCTTGACCGGATACCCGGCGCGGTATAAACCGCCCACATGGGAAAATCCAAACTTTGCAATTTTCAAGGTGCGACTACTCCCCGGGGTGTGGGTGCCGTTCCCGGTGTTTCCCGCTCCCCTTGGAGTGTCTACAGTATAGACCATCCATTTATTTTTGCAACAAGCGCACAAACACCAAAATCCACCGCCCACAAAAACGGAATGGAAAGTCGCCTATATATAAATAGGTATAAATTCCGTGTTCAGGGACTACCTAATCCCACCTTTTAACAAAAGGTCATATTAGCCGAAAAACCGCATGAATCCTAGAAAAAATGGATGATAGACAGGGCAAGAGGGGGGCAGGTTGAAAATCCGGGGTCAGCCCGCGCGAAGCCCGAAGGGCTTAGTTGTTCTATCTCCCCATCACGCCCTAAATCTCCCGAGCTCTTGCGTAGCTCACAACATTTCTACATCCATCTGTGCAGCACCTCACTTCCCAATTTTAATCTCAACAGCCATGTCAACCACCGCTCTGCAGCCCCTATTTCCACCCATCAAGATCGCACAGCTGTCGCCTACAACACCACACGCCGCCATACCACAGTACATTGCTGCGTAGCCAAAAAACGTCCCGAAGCATCACCCGGTAAACAACGTATTATCGTTCAAATTTACATCATATTATATTGTTATAAATTGCGCCTATCATCGTAATTTCATCCCGCTAGTATCCCATAAAGACCAAAATTCACTTCCCTGATCGCTCAAATTTCGCTCATTTTTTGATCAAAAACGTTAAATTTTGCCCTAAAAACGCTAAAAATGCCACTAAAAACGCACATTTCACGCATAAACGCCGTTAAACACTCCATTAAGCAGCTGTCCTGCGCAGCATCGCTAAAAAACAACGTATCGCCCCGGAAAATATATGCAATTTCGCTTGCAAATAACAAAAATTTGGTGTATAATATAGGCATGATATATTTAAGTCCCGTTTGTGCTGCTGAGAGCATTTCTCGCCCGCTATGTTCTGGCAGCTCAAAATTTCGCCCTTACAAACAGTACTTAAACATATTAACCGTAAAACGATATCCAATACATCCTTATCAAGGAGGACAATGATCCACTATGAAATTCTATGACACCTCTGCTCTGCTAGATCTTCCGCCCGACACACTGCTTGCACAGCAGTTTCTAATTGCTGACATCACTCTCTATGAGCTGGAAGATATTAAAACTAATGGCAAGAAGGATGAAACCACCAAAGCTAAGGCTCGCACCGTCACTCGCCTGCTCGCCGAACATCCAGCAGCGTACACAGTAGTATCTATTGATTACCATCAGCTATTCTCGATCCTGAATGATGTCCCAGTCAAAGACAACAACGACGGAACGATTATGGCTGCTGCCCGATGGTATCTGAATGAGCTGATTGAAAAGAAAGAAGATGCAGAGAAGATTCATGCCAGGACAGGAGTGTTTGAAAAGTCGGCCGCAGATGAACTTGTAGCCAAGACGACCGCTGATGTTGACTCCTTCTGTTTTGTTACCAGTGACCTAAGCTGCTTCAATCTTGCGCAGCGGGTTATGAAACTACCCTGTGAACTATCTCTTAATCACGGCGGTGCTCACAATGACTACACCGGCTGGACAGAGGTGCCCATTGATCAGGGTGGCGAGGAAGCATTAGCAATGGCCTACTCCAAAGATATCGAGCAAAAGAACTTGGTTGATACACCAACAAACGGTTATGTATTGATTCCAAACGCCGACGCTGATGGTAACACGGCTGGACTCCGCTGGGATGGCTCGCGCTATGTACCTATTAAATACAAGAACCTGAACACCGCATACTCAGGTAAGATCAAACCGCTCAACAATCAGCAAAAGCTTGCCTTTGACCTACTTCAGAACGACGACATTACAATCAAACTGCTTCTTGGTGTGTATGGTAGCGGCAAGGACTTCCTGATGGTTAATCACGCTATCGACTTGATTGAAAAAGGCAAATACGACAGAATCGTATGGGTCCGGAACACTGTCGAAGTTAAGAATTCTAGATCGATTGGTTTTTTACCCGGTACCGCGAATGAAAAATTGATGCCATATGCAGGACCACTATCCGATACTCTTGGCGGCGATGTAGCTCTTGAGCGTGCCATTATTGACGGTTGGGTTAAGCTGGAACATCTGGGACCAATTCGAGGTCGAAGCTATAAACGGTCTATTATTTATTGCAGCGAAGCAGAGAATCTTACTAAGGAGCATATTCAGTTACTAATCGGACGTGTTGGTGAAGATAGCGCCCTGTGGCTCAATGGCGATCTGCGACAGATTGATGATGTTGTATTTGAGTCAAATAACGGTCTTCGGAAGGCAATCGAACGTCTCACAGGTCAGCACCGGTTTGGTGTTGTGTATATGCCAATCAGCGAACGAAGCGAAACCGCTAAACTGGCCGATCTACTCGATTGAGGAGTCGCGCAAGATGATAGAAATAAAAATAAGCGGCCTGAAAGTAGCGGACTACTGGTCTCCCACCGACGGATGGAACTATGACGCCATTGATAGTCTTGCAAAAGAATTGTACGACCGCTACCGAGAAGCAGAAGCCGAACAGACAGTGGAGTTATTCAAGAACTACATAGAAAGAATGAGTATACTACACGAAATTGATTTTTTCTCTATTGATTATATCCGCGACCAGATTGAGCAGATGATTCGTCCTATGGTGCATCGTGGAATGACGATGAAAGAATGGTTGCAGATATACGCCTTGACCTATGAGATCGTAGAAAAAGTGCTTCCCTCTTATCTTGATAATATGGCTAAGTTCCATCAGTTACAAAAAGAGATGGAAGACACAGCCCTACATCGATATTTGATTACACCATTTGGCAAATTACATAGTGCTGCGCATGCAGTAGGAGAATGAATATGACTGACTTAATCCCTATCAATTATGAAAATCCTGAACGCCCAACCGTAAGCGGTCGAGAACTTTACGATTTCCTCCATGTTGACAGTAATTACACCACATGGTTCAAGAGAATGTGTGATTACGGTTTTACAGAAAATGAAGACTATGTTCCATTTTTGGAAAATAGGTCTGATGGCCTCGCAGGAAAGCCTCGAACCGATCATCAGCTTACTATTCCGATGGCAAAAGAAATTGCAATGATTCAGCGCAATGAACGTGGCAAGATTGCACGCCAGTATTTTATCAAAATTGAAGAACAGTGGAACTCTCCTGATGCGATTATGCAGCGTGCTCTTCTTATCGCAAATGCTCGCGTAAAAGCACTTCAGGAAACTGTAGCTATCCAAACACAACAGCTTGCAGAGATGCAGCCAAAGGCATCTTACTATGATGTGGTTCTTCAGACTCCTGATGCTCTTCCTATCAGTGTTATTGCTAAAGACTATGGATGGAGCGCTCAGAAGATGAATCAGGAACTGCGATCTCGTCGTATACAATATCAGCAGGGACGTATCTGGCTGCTTTATCAAGAATACGCCGAGCAAGGCTACACGGTAACTAAGACGTCTATTACTGAAGATACTAATGGAATCTCACATAGCCACGTACACACATATTGGACTCAAAAAGGTCGTCTGTTCATCTATGATTTATTAAAGAAAGACGGGATCTTCCCATTGATTGAACGCAAACCAGAAGCCGCGTAATGAGGAGGTTGCATAGCATGTATAAAATATTCGCCCCACGCGGCGGTGGTCGCACCTATCAAATATGTAAATACGCAATTGAAAATGACTGTGATATTATTGTACCAACATCTCTTAATGTGGAGCTAGTGACAAAAACAATAATATTTTTATGCGAATCATCTTGCGGGAAATGGACATATAGAGGATACAGAGTTGATTCGCGAGAAGTCTATGTTGATACTGAGGGAAAACGACTGACTATTCGAGTTTTTAACGCCTTAGATTTCCAACTCGCCAGCTTTGGATATAACGCAAAACAAGTTGTAATCGACGATGTTGATTTATGTATGCAACATATCATAGGAGGTCGTAATATTGCCGCCTGCTCTATAGCTACATATGATCCATCCGAAGTTGCGTTTCACCCAGAAATCGAGGACGCGGACGATCCAACCATAGGAAGACCAACGGTGCAACTGACCTGTAGGAGTTTGCTATGATAACAGATGTTTTTGGAATGACTAATTACAAGAAGAATGAGAAAGAAATACTAGAACTCGCAAGTAAGGATATCTGTGAACAGCTTAGCGAAGAACTTAATAAAAAAATAGATTCTATTGTAATTCATGTCGATGTAGACCGCAGATACATACATTATGATTCAGAATTAGCTTCCATACTTGATTCATCAATAGAACGTTTCAAAGTCGATATAATGTCTGAACAACATATAGAAACAATTGATGGAGACGCCGCAGAGGCAATCTACAAAAAATATCTTCAATTAGTCGGCAAGTATACAATGCAATCTAAAAAATCATTTGTTTGCCATAGCCTATTATAAATTCAACAGTTAGAGGAACCCAATAGTATGACACGAGAAGAAATTATAAAAGAAGCGATTGATTACGTACAAACGGGACGTTCCAGTTACTTCAAAGAAACTTACAATGAGATGTCCGCTATTTTAAAATGTTTCGCCGATACCGACGCTAAATATGTGAATTATCACGACGTGAGATTGTGCTTGGACGAGAAAAACGAAAGGTTCTACTTTGAACGTTTGTTTAACCAGTGGGAGCCAAAACCAACGCCATGGTATTTAAAACCTCTCACGTGTAGGAGTTTACTATGAATTACACTGTAACCGCCAGAGTCGCAATGCTGACTTCTGTAAATTATAACGCCAAAAATGGGATATACGTCCCATTAAACGATAATAACATGGTATGGGTCATGCCATTCAAATCGTACCGTGATTTTAGAGCATGGTATTTAAGAGCAGACGATAGTTCAAAAATATTTCATCAGATATGGTTTGGACCCGGATATACCTATAATTCCATGAGTGATGTAGCGACACGGCTTGCAAAAGAATTCGATCAGCTTAATGATATGAATTATTACCGACTTGTTAATAAGGATAGCAATCTGGATTTAGCACATCCTATCGAGCTTGACTATATGTGGACCCCAGATCATGTCGTAAAAATCAAAGCATCATGGCATGAACGAAATAAAAAGAATCTAGTATGCCACAGCTTGTTATAAGAGCGCCGCAGCGCCACAGAGGAAACCGCAATGAGAGTATTATTCGTAAAGCCAGAGAACTACCAAGCAGTATGTAACTGGTATGATAATTTAGACACTGTACAAAAACACCGCAAAGTAATCGTAATATGCAAATCGCCGGATGAATTTCGTGAAAAGTTTGACTATAGTAAAATGAATGCACAGTGTACTATGTTCTACTTTGATGAAGATCTTGGATTGGCCAAGTCGTTTGAATATTGCAAATTATTCACTAAGCTGTATGGAGAAGCTGATGTTCGATACATCTGTGAAAATAAAATGCGACAGATAAATATAGATGATTTAATATACCGCAATACGTTTGATTTGTTTAAAGGGTTTTCTGTCGTGCCAGAATGCTTGGAAGATATTATTCGAACCAGTAGACGGCCACTCAGATGTAGGAGCCTATTATGAGAGATGAGATTGATGAACTCAATATGATTAAAGGTTTCGTCAGAGAATATAAAAAGCTTTATCCATTTGCACCTGATATAGATGAAAGCAAAATTAAACCAGATTTTGAATACTATGGATTTTGGGGAAGAACCGATAAAGAAATATACGATCAAATTGTGTATATGATTAGAAATTCGAAATCGTTTATTTGCAGGAGCCTTTTATGATTATTGAATGGACAGAAGAAGGAGCAAGACTTCTGATAGATGCGGTCGCTCGCGGAGACAGTATCAGGTCTTATGATGATGAATTGTTAATTTCGGATGGACAGTTAGTTGGACTTGATTGCATTTCAGATAAAGCAATATATGATTTTTTTCGTGAGCGGTGTCCTGAAGTAAGTATTGAAATAAAGAAAAAGAAATCATTTGTATGTCACAGTTTACTGTAAAGGAGACGCCAAATGGATGTTATTGACTTAGATTTTATTGGAAATCCGGAGAACCCTTATGGTTATTGGATATCGAGCGATTTAGCAAAAAATTCAGCTATTGTCATACCCAAAGAACAACCTGTAGAAGAATCCGCATGGGATAGAATAAAAACTATAGAAGAGCAAATCGCAGATATTTACAACCAATTAGATAAACTAAAGAAGCCACTTCGGTGCAAATCGCTTCTATAAGGAGGACTATTATGAAAGAAGAAGAATTTTCAAAACAGGATATTTTTAATATTGGATTCGCCGTAGTTGATGCGGTGCGTAATTATAGTGTCACAGTAGAAAATATCATTGACGCGATTCAAGTATACGCGGACTGGCAGGAAGTTATTGGTGATGCTTCACTGTATGATACGCTCTGGATGGAAGACTATACGCCTATGTCCCCTTCTTTGACCCGATATTTATATCATAAGCTATATGGGTTGGAAGAATACGATAACGACAGTGAGGAGGATTACGGCGATGAGTGACCGCAAACGAGATAAGAATTCTAAGAGTACATATATGAGAGCAGCCCGCAAACAGCGCATGATTGAAAACCAGTTTATGCAGGAGATCGAAAAAGCGCAGGAAGCTCCGGCGTCTAAATATAGTAAAAAATCCCACAAGCAACGCCGCGAGTGGGATGATGAAGAGTAAGGATGAATGCAACAGTGGATAAAGATCCTAAGAAGTCTGACGATCTGCAAGACGAAGACGGCCAGCAGGGCATGATGAGTACAAATATTCCTTTGACTATTGCGGTATCTGCTTTTATCAATAGCAAAGACTGGTTTAATTGGATACTGTACGCTGCTGAGACACTGGTAATCTTCTACTTGGCCTATCAGATTATTGGAAAAGTGTTATTCGTGGCGCTGGTTATTACTCCCCTTCTTGTATTTTATATTAGCAGTGCAATTGATTGTTACTACGTTGTGTGCAATAGCGAGTTGGATGACAGCGATGATGACTCTGGCGATGACGACGATTTCCAAAACAAATTAAAGTAAAGGAGAATTGATATAGATGTTTTCTCCTCCATTATATAGCGTTTTAAAATTTCCTCTTAACTATATTATTACTCATGATTATAATTTCAAACTAACTAACGAAGAACTTATTCATTTCACTGTGTTACAGGGAGATAACATGATGTTCCGCCAAATTCGTATGATATCTATGAATGACGATAAGTTTCAGAAATTTGTTGTTTTTGTTGACGCTACAGGTGGATACAACAAACCAAAAGCTCTTGAACGCCTTGTGAAACACGGATTTAAAATCAATGGAGAAACGTATTTGTTTAGTGAACGCAGTGCAAGTATGGTTCGTCAAAGCATGCTCAGCTTTGTTGAACGTCATATTGCACCAGAACTTGATAGGCGAATTAGTATGGGACTTGATTTTTCTGAAACGCCAACTGTTCTTAGCAAATATTATGCTTATCGTGGTTTGAATCTTTCGTCTGCTTTTTGCTTACCGGAATGGGAACCTAAAATTTGTATCGTTGATGATTACGAGAATACAATTAAAGACCAAATGGTTGAATATCTATACGATAAAACAACAGAATTCATTGATAAAGCTGGCAACAAAAGAAGTTGGACACAAAAAGATGTCGCTGTAAAGAAAGCCGATATCACTATTAACTGCTTCGATGGTGCAGGTATTTGTCATCCAGAAATCATGCGCCAGATTGAACGCAAAATAAATACTGACGAACATATTAACAGTTGTATTATTCGCGCACCATATATCAAAGGATGCATGCACGAGATTGATTATGAATCATTTTATGCGGAGCGTGGCGTTACAAAAATCAAAGATATTTGGGGACAAGAATATGATGTAACTCCCGGCAGTGAACCACTTATGATTCTTACCGTCAGCCTTTATAAAGGATATAAATATTTCAAGAAAGACGGCACATATAAAGACTGGGAGAGATATTTGGAATGGTTTCGTAAAACAAAAAGCTGCTTTGCTATTGCGAAATGGAATTATAGCGCTGAACGAGAAAATTTAACCACAAAATGCAATTATCAAATTTTGCAAAATATAGACCTAGAATTCGATGATTTCAAACACTTCGCTGACATGTCTGTAGATTTTTATGAAAAAGTCACAAGTGATGATATTTTTTACACTGATTGTTTTCTTGGATTAATGGCTGACGATGTTAATCCATTGAATCATTATATTGCTGCATTAGCACGTAATCAAGAAATGATTCACGAGCCATGCGTTAAAGAGTATGTCCATTCCTTACTTGATAAAACTCGTGATGGATTTAAATGTGGAAAACTCTGGATGAATGCAACATTTAAATTTTGGGTACCAGATCTTGTTGCTCTAATGGAATGGGCTGGCGGGCTCCCTGTTGTTGGAGCGTTAAAGGCTGGTGAGATTTATACTTTTGATCGTCGTGGCGTTGCACTTGGAGACCGCATTTGTGAACGAAACCCCCATATATCAAGATCAGAGCACCTGCTTGTTAGCGCCGTCGATAATGAATTGACTCAAAAATATTTTCATGGACTTGTAAATTGTTGTTTCACTTCGATTTATGACATTAATGCACCTCGACTCAATGGTTCCGATTTTGACGGCGACCTCGTCCTTGTTATTGATGAACCTTCCATGATTCCCGGAGTACATACAGATATCCCTATTACGTTGGATCTTGAGGACAAAAAGACTGCTCTTGCTGAAACTGATACCCTTGACAATAAATTTGCTTGTACTCTTCGTGGTCTTAAAAGTCAAATTGGCGAGATTTCAAATTTAAGCACTGTCTATCAAAACAAAGTTCCTAAGACTGAAAAGACAAAACAAGAATATTTGAAATATGTTTCTCTTTTGTCAGTCGCAAATGGAAAGGAAATCGATAGAGCTAAAACTGGCTGTGGATATAAGATTCCCAGAAATATACAAAAATATGGTACTGGTCCTAAGAGCACGCCCTATTTCATGAAATATGCAGGCCCCTACTATGCACGTTTACATAATCTTAGCAAGGCACACAGCAATATGAATTTACTTTGTATGAGTCTCGAGCGTTGGGAGCGTGGTGTCCGTTGGCATAAAGAGCCCGCTGGCAGTTTTAATTGGCACATAATGTACGATTCTGAAATCGGCTATGATCAGGATGTATTTAATGAGATCGAAGCCATCTTTCTGGACTTTAATAAATACCGCAAGAACCAGTTAGAGCTCGAAAAGAAAGCTAAAAACTGGAAACTCTATCGTAAAGAGCTTGAAGGCATCATGACGAAAGAAGAAGCAAAGACCTATGAAACCAACTGGCAAGCAATCTATAACGTGTATCGTAACAAGTGCAAGCTGGTCTGCCCCGATGTTCGTGAGTTGGCTAACATTCTAGTGGTGCTGTGCTATGAAAAATATCCTAACAAGTTTAAAAAGTTCTTGTGGCACATGGCTGGTGCTGGCGTAGTTGAAAATATCAAACCCGTTCCAGTGCAGTTACCAGTTCACGACCCGAATGGCAAGTATGAATACCTTGGTCAACGATATAGTTTAGCTGAACCAAAAATTTATGAGGCGAGGGTGAAATGATATGAATGATTTTAAATATTTTATAAATATAGCTGAACTTGAAAAGAATATGTTTTATTGTCCATTTTGTTATTCAACAAGAGTATATCCTGCTGTTATAAAGGATATAAAAGTCAAAAACAAAAATACACCTCATCAAGAAATCAAAATTCAGAACGTTAATATATTCTATTGCGCCGATTGTAAAACTGCGTATACAACAAAGGTTAATGAGATAATCCAACAATGCAAAAATGTTTCAGGTGATCCAGAATTTTATCCAGAATCAGCAGAGGTGAATATCGATGTTTAATCTGTTCAAAAAAAAGAAACCACAGCACGCAGAAACCCCGCAGCAGATGGAATGCCCCAAGTGCGGCGGAACTATGACACTGACAAATGGGCTGACATATAAATTCCACTGCCGTGGACAGGAACTCGAAGCCTCAAATGTTACCGCCATGAAATGTGCGAATTGCGGCGAGATGATGTTTAGCTGGGACGAAGCTCAACGTATCCAAAAATTCGCTCATGAATCTGTGGGCTGGGAGGACAAAACAGAATGAAGAGGGTTTTTGTTATATTGATTTCCATCTGTTTGATAGGATGTTTGCTGACTGGCTGCGGTACAAAAGAAGACCAATATGGTAATTGGGCCGACAATTATAGTGACAATTTTTATCATATTTTGAATACTTCTATCGTGTACGCCAAGGATACAAAAGTTATGTATTATTACATTAGTGGTGGTGCAGGAGCGAGCTATATGGCTCCATACTATAACGAACATGGACAGCTTTGTCGTTATATTGATGGCAATATTGTACCAATCGAGTAAGGAGGTTAAATGGCTTATACGACATTTTATTGCAACGAAAATATGCTTCTTGACAATTGGAAATACTATCACGAGTCAAACCTGATGCTGCGTAATTTATTAAAGCGGACAAGCCTCTCCCCTATTGAATGTGCCACGATTTATTATGAACGAATGCGAAACCCCGAGTCTGTCAGTTATGATCGCAGCCATCTGATTCAAACATTCAGCCGAGGGCGCAAAAATAACGCACCAATACTTGACGTACATCAAGTTGTTTTATATCAGAAAGATTTAGATTATATCACCGACGCTCGTCGCCGCTATCACATCAACTGGGCACAACTTAGAGTCTTGCTTGGAATTATCTTCTTCTGCCGATTGTATGGCAGTGACACGGTGGCATTAGACACTGATTTTAAAATGAAGCGGTTTGGGAAATGTTTTGATGAACAGACCGAAATCATGTATCGCGGTGGGTCCAACTGGGACGATGGATACAACACGGTACGCGGCATGTACGAACTGTCTGACGTGCATCATCTACTCTATCGAACTGGAACAGACGATATTGGCTGCTTATATACATATCCGAATTTTGCACTTGATAAAGATGACGTAATTGCGTACACGTTCAATGTAACACTTGAGAACAACCGACTTAACCTCAGTAAAGTGGCGCGAGAATTGTTTGATCCTAAAGAATGCTATTGTACTGTTTGTGGTGAAAAGTATATCGCAAAGAGACCGAATGCCAGTCTGTATTGCAAAGAGTGTGCTACAGACAAAGAGAAGGCACGGTTAGCGAAAATCAAACGGAATTGACGAAGATACACGAAATTAACTTTATTTTCTTAATATATGAAAGGGTATAACTCTTTCTACTTTAAATTTAAAAGGAGATTTAATACATATGATTGAAATTACTAAGAATGAAGCAACTTACCTGCGGAAGATTATCCCCAATGTGCACATTACTCGCACTACTCATAAGTGGTATGCGGAAGAAATCAAGTCTGTTTTAACCCAGCTGCCCGGCAATGTTGAAGCCGAGGAGGCGTTGCGCGAACTAAATCGCACTCATCGCACTAACTCTAATTTTGAGATCTGAGGTATAGAATGGACGAAATTAAAAAGAATGAATTCAGAAAGACGGATGACGAATCCTTTGACGAGTACATGATGCGTATTGGCAATGCGTGCTCTGAGCGAAAATTAACATGGGATCAAGCAGCCGTAGTTTTGAACGAAGCTACAAATTCCAATTTTGGGGAATGTGCTTATCGAAAGAAATATAAGTCGTGGAAGGCCGGCTACGACTATGCGCTTGAACATATGTGCGGTAGCACTGTGGCAGACGAGTTGCAGCGGCTGAAGATAGAACAGGTCAAGATGCGAGACGAGCGGGCGGCAACAAATAAGGTTTATCGTGATATTGCGCGTGCTGAATCCATCAAGGAAATGATTGCAAGTGCTGTTGTGCCCTATGACAAGAATGATTTCCTGAATATTGTACAGTACGAAGGCAGCGGACATGACTTAATTGTGTGCCTATCTGACTTACATACAGGTGCTGGCATTGACTCTGCATGGAACAAGTTTGATAAGGAAATTTTAAAGGCAAGGCTAGAAAGCTATGTCACTCAAGTATTTAACATTGTTGAGCGACATGCTGCCGAAAAGATTCATGTGCTGTTGCTTGGTGATCTTATCAATGGTCATATTCATATTAACACTCGAGTTCAGAACAATGAAAATAGTATCGAACAGGTTATGACAGCCGCAGAGTTGGTAAGCAACTTTGTAGCAGAACTGTACGAAGTATGCCAACACATTGATGTGTATTCGGTCAGCGGCAATCATTCACGGGTTTTCCCAAACAAGGACGAACAAGTCGCTGGTGATGAACTCGAAGCGCTGATTCCGTTTTATATGAAGGCACGGCTACAGAATCTGGCTGGCATTGAAGTAAAAACAGAGAAGCTCGATCCTACGTTTGGTGGATTTAAGGCTCGTAATAGTCTGGTGATGTATGCACATGGAGATAAAGACTCCCCTGCTAACGTCGTTGAACATTTGACCATGATGGTGAAACAGCCGATTGATTTGGTCTTCCTCGGACATCGCCACACAAACGGAATGACAACTGTACACGGGACAAAGGTTATTGAAAGCGGCTGCGTATGCGGCACTGATAGTTATGCCGTTGGTATTCGCAAGAATGATATCCCACAGCAGGCCGTAGCTGTTATTGCTGATGATGGTTTGACCTGTCTGTATGATGTGAAGCTTGAAAAACCAGCAAAGATAGTAATTTAACAGATTTAGACGCTCTGCGCTTAATCGCTCAGGGCGTTTTTATATTGTAGAGGAGAATTATTATGGACGATATTTGTTCTGTTTTGGCAGGTTCCAAACACGATTCTGTTTATGCTGGTCCCGATAAGGACATTGAAACCAGTCTTAAAGAACTAGGGATCGATATTAAAAACGATGATGGCGAATTGAAAACGACTTATCAGATCCTAAAAGAATTGTCAGATAAATTCAACAATAGTTAAATAAACGGCTCGTCCGAAAAGGCGAGCCCTATATGTCGCAGGTGACAGCGCCGGTGTGCTGGCCAGCCTCATAAGCTGAGACAAGGAAAAATTCCAGATGCGTTCGACTCGCATACCTGTACCAATGAAATTAAATTGTAAAGGAGGTTCCAGAATTCAAAGATGGAAGAAAAATTTCATAAAGATTTAGGAGGCGATTACTTCTACTGCTATTCCCGCCGTTGTGCATTCTTTATTCGTGCAATGGGAATTTTTTATGAAGAGATTGGCGAGCATCCAACTACGGGCTCTGTATATACAAAGTTCCACAAAACAAAAAAGCTCAATGCAATCTTAAAGCTGTGGGATGATATCAAGTATCGCTTTGACAATATGTCAGATGACGGAACGGTGGTGAAGGACTATGGCCAGAACTGCCGTTGAAAAGAAACCGCCACGCATTAAGGTCCCTGCCTCATGGAGTGGTGGTAAATGTATGTGCTGCGGAAAGATCTATGATGTGCGCAAGGGAAATTTCTCAAAGACGCAGAGTCAGTGGTTTATGGGTAACGATGGATATTTGCCGTGGTGCAACGAATGCAAAGAAGAAATGTTCAACTTCTATGCAAAGAAATACGGAGATGAGAACGAAGCAATAAAGCGATTAGCCATGTTGTTTGATATGTTTTACTGTGACGGACTTCTTGAAGCTGCAGATCACTCTACTCCCGGTTCTCCAAAAATCAACACATATATGGGACGTCTTAATATGCGACAGCACGCGGGGAAGTCTTATGACGATACGTTAGATCAGGAGAAGAAGGACGCGCTGGCTGCTGGTCGTACTGGCAACACAAAAGTCACTCAGAAGATGATTAAATTCTGGGGTGCTGGTCTGGAGGAACAGGATTATTTATTTCTTGAGGATCACTATCAGAATTGGATCACACGTCAAGAATGTAAAACTGTGCCACAAGAAACTTTGTTTAAGCGCATTGCAAAGGGCGAACTTATCTGTGAAAAAGCAGACGCTACCGGAGATACAAAAAAAATCAAGGAAGCAAATGACAATTTGCAGAATCTAATGACTTCCGCCAATGTGAAGCCGAATCAAACAAACGACAATACTCTTGCCGAAACAAACACATTTGGAACACTGATTCAAAAATGGGAAGAAGAAGAACCAATCCCAGAACCAGCACCCGAATGGCAAGATGTAGACGGTATCGGCAAGTATTTTAGGGTGTGGGTATTAGGTACTCTATTGAAGATGTTTAATTTGCCTAATCCTTATCAAGAAGAGTTTGATAAAGAAATGGAAAGATACACAGCTTATAAACCATCGACTACTGAAGATGACTCGGCTGACGGCAGTTTACGAGAGACGATTTTCGGTCCTGGCGAAGGCGGTGGTTCGTCTTGAGTAAGGGAAAATTGACAGATAAAGAAGTAGCCAATTCGAAATCAGAAAAGATAATGAATACTGTTGCCGTTCGGTGTTCGTTCTATAGGGCCAATCCGCAGCGATTCGCAAAAGACTGTTTGAATTTAAACTTAAAACCATTTCAGCAGTTGCTTTTATTTTTGATGGTCCGATGCACAGGTTTTACATTCATCGCTGCCCGTGGCATTGGAAAGTCTTTTTTAACTGCCGTATTTTGTGTGATTACCTGTATTCTTTGGCCCGAAAGCAAAGTATGTATCGCGTGTAAAGTTCGAACGCAGTCTATAAATATCCTTGATGAGAAAATCATGAAGGAAATATATCCAAACAGTCCATTGCTGCGATCAGAAATAAAAAAATGGGAAATCAATAATCAGAAGGCAGAAATCTTGTTTAAGAATGGTAGCTATATCAAAGTTGTCACTGCAAATGATAGTTCGCGCGGTTCTCGTGCCACTGTTCTTGTCTGTGATGAGTATCGCTTACTTTCTAAAGATGTTATCGATCTGATTCTGAAAAAGTTCCTAAATATTGTTCGTCATCCTGGCTATCTTAATAAACCGGAATATGAGCACATGGCTGAACGAAACAAAGAATTTTATCTTAGTTCTGCATGGTTCCAAAACCACTGGAGTTATGAGAAGTGCAAGGATTATTTTGTCAACATGATTGATCAAAATAAAAAATACTATTGTGTTTCTTTCCCTTATCAGATGTCAATCAAAAGTGGGTTACTTCTCAAAGAAGCTATCGAAGACGAGATGTCTGAATCCAGTTTTTCCGATTTAACGTTCGCTATGGAAAACGAATGTAAGTGGCTGGGCGCTACCGAGGGTGGATTATTCCAATTCGATGACATCAACAAAACTCGTGTCATTGAAAAGGCATTTTATGCTCCAAATATCGTACTCTCCTCCGCTGCGGCAGAGATTCCGAAAAAGAGAAACGGAGAGATTCGCATTTTAACTGCTGATATTGCACTGATGAGTTCCAAGAAAAATGATAATGACGCGACCAGTATCTTCCTTAATTGTATGATACCAAATAAATCAGGTCGTTATACCAGTAATTTCGTTTACTCTGAGAATGTTGAAGGTATGAGCGTGCAAGATCAAGCGTTAAAATTGCGTCGCTATTTTGATTATTTCAATTGTGATTATCTCGGCATCGACGCTCGCTCAGTTGGTATTCCGCTGATTGACCTGCTTATGCGTGATATTTACGATCCTGAAACTGGCGAAACTTATCCAGCAATCAGCTGCTGCAACAATTCAGAAATTGCTGATCGTTGTTCTGATAAAGCTGCTAAGAAGGTCATTTGGGCTATTATGGGTAGCGCACAATTTAATAGTGATGTTGCTATTGGTCTACGTAGTGGTTTCCAACAGGGGCGAATCCACCTTTTACAAAGCGAGTATAGCTGCGAAGATCAGCTACGTAAGTTGTATAAAGGATACGATAAAATGTCGCCCAGCGAACGAGCCGCTCTGCAAATGCCATATATCAACACTGGTCTTGCAGTGAACGAGCTTGTCAATTTGGGCTACGAAACAATAAACAACGGAATCAAGGTCAAGGAGAAATCTGGATGTCGCAAAGACCGTTACTCTTCCCTGTCCTATAATTATTATATTGCGCAGCAAGTTGAGCGCAGCATGGAGAAACGGCATAACAAACCGAAGCTGCTTGATTTTAACTTCCGTGCGCCAGTATTGAAGAAGGGAGGGCTGTAATGGCTGAAAATATAATGAATAAAAAGGTCATGGTCACGAATTCCAAAAGTGGAAAGACCTCCTATGTTACATATTCTGATTTAGTAAGTGGCGTTTATGCTAACTTATCAAAGATTGGCATTCGCAACCTTGAATCTACATCAGAGACAAATCCGACATATACCAAATATACAAAGGATCAAATTGTAAAGTATCTTGCTAATCCAGCTAGTTACGAAAAGCAACTGCGGAATATGAGCAAATATCTGTTCAATATTTCAAATTACTATCGTCGGTTGATTCAGTATTTTGCGAATATGTCTACATTCTCTTATGAACTTGTTCCATACGGTCTTGATCGATCTAAAAGTATCAACCTGAATAAGTTTAAGAAAGCATACTACGCAAGCTCAACAGCTGTTGAACTGATGAACATTCCACACGAAGCAACCAAGATTTTAACGATTGCATTTCGTGACGACGTTTATTACGGATACGCATGGGAGACGAATGATAGTTTTGCTTTCCAGAACCTAGATGCAGACTATTGTAAAATCAGTAGCATTGAAGATGGTGTATACAACTTTGCATTTAACTTTTCATATTTTGATTCAAACCAAGACAAGTTACTGAATTATCCGCCCGAGTTCCAGACTATGTATAACACTTATAAAACCAATACTCAGTTATATAAATGGCAAGAATTGGACAGTTCCAAATCAATCTGTATTAAGGTAAATGAACATGACTATATCCCCATTCCGCCGTTTGTGAGTCTGTTTAGTGCTCTGGCAGATATTGAGGATTACCGCGCCATCAGCAAGAACGCCAGTGAAGCCAATAACTACAAAGCTATTGCAATGGAGATTCCTATCAACGACGAAGATGGTTCATTTTTGATTGACTATGAAACTGCCAAAGAGTTCTACGACATGATGAGCAATGTGTTGCCGCCAAATATTGGTGCAATTCTGACGCCCATGAAATTAACTGACTGGAACTTTGACAAGAGCGGTGTAAATAGTGATACGAACGAGGTCGCAAAGGCCGAAGCAACACTATTTGCGCAGGCTGGTGTAAATAAAATCTTGTTTGGTGGCGGTGATGATCCGGCTGCTTCAACGCTGAATCTGTGTACTGTAAATGACCAAATGATTGTATTTGCGGTGATTCGTCAGTTGGAACGTTGGGTCAATCGTAAACTCAAGAGCGTATCAAGTTCTTATAAATTCCGTATCAATTTCTTGCCAGTTACACATTACAACCGTGCCGAAATGCATGAGCGATATCTAAAGGACGCCCAATATGGCATTCCAACACGTAGCGCTATCCTTGCAACCGCCGGGTTTGCTGGCACGGATTATGAAAATATGGCTTATCTTGAGAATGATGTGCTTGGCTTGAATACTGTTGAAGTTCCGCTTAAAAGTTCTAATACACAGTCTGGCGCTGTAAATGAGGGCGGACGCCCATCTAATGCAAGCGAGGGCAAACAATTAAGTGACGCTGGTGAAGTAACAGCAGATAGACAGGAGGAGTAACATGGCACAATATCTATGTGAAATGGTTGTGCATGGTTCTCACGCCGCCGGGATGTCGAAGTTTTTGATAGAACACGGCGCTCTCCTGCTACGAAAAGATCCACCGAACAACTATGTATTTATCAATGATAATGTATTTGAAAATGCTCTGGCTGAGTTGCAGATTGCAATTCGTCAGGGCTTTTATTTTACGGATGAGGAGGTGAAAGCAGAATGAATCAACGATATCCAATCTCTTTTTCAAAGAAGAATGAATATGAAACTTCTGATTTTCGCTTCATTGATGTCTGTATTGATGTGATGCACACAGGAGCAAATCTTAATAAGACCAGCTTCACGAAAGATGTTATCAACAAAGCTGTCCCGACTATCGCCAATATGCCGATTCTTGGTTATGTAGTGAACGAATTGGACGATGAAGATAAAGACTTCAAAGGTCATGAGCACGAGCTGCGAATTACTGATACTGATGTCAAATATCTGTATGCGGGGCAGGCTTATGGTGTGATTCCTGAATCTTGTAACCCGCGTTGGGTTATTAAAGATGACGGAACTGGCACAGAACGTGAATATTTGCGTGTTGACGGCCTGATTTGGACAAAATTTGGCGACCCAGTAGATATCTTCACTCGCGATGTGACAAAAAACCACAGCGTCGAGCTGACCGATATGGTTTGCGAGGCGAAACGCGATGACGGAATCACTCCCGTTTCGTCTTTTAAGTTTGATGGTTGCTGCATTCTGTCGACCACCGATCCGAAGATTCAGCCCGCAATGACTGGGAGCTGTGTAACCGCCAATTTTTCTGTTGACGATATCACATCTCAAATTCGAGAGCGTCTCTATGAGTATCAGGCTCTCACGCAGAATTATGCTGCACAAAATGAAAATCCATCCGATGAGGAGAAAGGAGATAAAACACCAATGAATGAAAACGAGAAGAATACGACCGTGGTCGAAAATCCTGAAACCGTGACTCCTCCGGCAGAAAATACAGTACAGGAGCCCGACGTCCAGACTGCCGAAAATACTACTTCGGCAGATGGCGAAGGTGAGACTCCTGCGGCTGAAAATGCTGCAGAAAATGAGGGCGAGGGTGAATCTGCTCCGACTGAAAATACAGCACCGGCATCTGAAGATGAGCCCACCGCTACTGAAAACAATGAGTTTACTCTAACTACAGTTCAGCTGATGGACGAGATCGGTACTAAGCTTGCCGAGCACACTCATCCTTCTAGTTGGGATTCTGAGTATATGATTCCAGATTTCTATTTTGAAGATCTGATGCCTGAGACAGTGGTGGTTCGTTGCTCCAAGACATGGCAGCTGATGGGCATTCCCTACTCTATGAATGGCGACAATGTTGTTCTGGATTATGAGAATATCAAGCGCATGAAGGTTACATATGATGATTGGGATGAGGGTGAAGTGATGCCTGGCACTATTGCCGCCTTTACTACTCTGACTGACAAAATCGCTGAGCTGTCTGACAGCTTTACTAAAGCAGCCAATGAAGTTAGTGAAATCAAACCTAAGCTGGAAGCATATCAGCAGGCCGAAGCTGAGGCAGTCGCCGCAGCAGAAAAGGCTAAGCGTGACGAGCTGTTCTCTATTATGGATGAAAAGCTGGGCGCAAATGCGGAATATACCGCACTGAAGGAGAACACGGAGATTACTTATGCCGAGCTGGAGACTAAGTGCTATGCACTGGTTGGCCGTCAGTCCGCTGAGTTCTCTTATGTTCCCACTACTAACAACAGAGGAACTGTCCGCTTTGGCGTGGGTGGCACCCAGAACGGTTCAGATAACGCCGTGTATGGTGGCCTGATGGAACACTATCTCGGCAAGTAAATAATTCAAAATTTTAGGAGGTACATAATTATGGCAAATATTAAGCATGCTGTTGTGCGCACTGATAATCTGGGTGGCACCAAGAATGGTGAGCAGCTGGCAAGTGTGATTTTCTATTCTAGCGATGCTCCCGCAGCAATTGATAACGGTAATATCGTTGTTCTGGGCGAGAAGCTGGGTCGTGAGGCTTATAAGGCAACTGCTCCCGCAGCTGGTGCCGTGAAGGAGGATCTGTATGTGATTGCAGAGGAAGAGCTGTTCTATGATCAGACTGTCGCTCACTATCTGACCGAGTGGGTTAATGAAGCCGGTAAGACCATTCGCGCATATTCTCTGGACTCTAAGGGTGGCTTCTCTGTGACCGCTGAGGCTTTCGAGGGCACTCCCGAGATTGGCAAGACTGTTGGTTATACCGCTGGTTCTACCAAGATTACCGTTCAGACCGATGCCGCTGATGACACCACTTTCGGCACCATTCTGGAGAAGGAGACTGTCGGCTTTGGCGATGGCAAGTATACATACTTCTACATTAGCCTGAAGTGATCCCAAAGTTCAAGAAATTAACATAACGCCGTCCGTGCAATAGCGGGCGGCCATTTTTATTATAGGAGGTTTATACCATGGCTATTGATTCTAATCTGATCAAGCTGGCTGTTGATGGCTACAAGGGTCACGTCGCCGGTGATTACTCTGTTAATGATACTCAGGAGGCTCTGCGCAAGGCTTTGATTGAGGCAAACGGTGGCTCCACAAAGCTGGATCTGAAGGCTGTTCGCGACGGCAAGTGCGCTCAGGTTTTCGCAATTGTTGAGGAACTGGTGAATGTTATCCACGAGGAAGGTCTGAAGGGCGACGAGTTCTTCATGAACATGGTCGAGGATCGCAATATGTCTCTGGGCGACACCAACAAGTTCCATATCGAGAAGGAGTGCCTGTTTGCTGTTGCTGATATCGCTGAAGGTACTCAGGGCATTCGTCGTCAGCGCATCGAGGGTGGTCAGGACATCACTGTCAATACTCAGCTGCGTGCCGTGAAGATCTATGAGGAACTAAACCGCGTGCTGGCTGGCCGTATCGACTTTAACAAGTTCGTTGATCTGGTCGGCAAGTCTTTCACCAAGCAGGAGCTGGATGCTGCATATGCTGCTTTCACCGGCATGTTCTCCAAGCTGCAGGCTCCCTATACTGTGACCGGTACTTATGACGAGGAGAAGCTGCTGGATCTGATCGAGCACGTTGAGACTTCTACTGGTGAGTCTGCTGTTATTATCGGCACTAAGAAGGCTCTGCGCAAGATCAAGACTGCTACCATGTCTGATTCCGCTAAGGAAGATGTTTACGCAATGGGCTATATTGGTCATCTGGCCGGCACTCCTCTGGTGGCTGTGAAGCAGCGTCACAAGGACGGCACCGACGACTTCCTGCTGAGCGACGATGTCATCTACGTGTTTGCTGGCGATACCAAGCCCATTAAGCGCGTTACCGAGGGCGACGTCACTATGCTGATGGGCAACCCCATGGACAACGCTGATATGACTCAGGAATTCCTGATGATGAAGCGCACCGGTATTGCCGTTATCTTTGATCGTGACTTTGGCGTGTACAAGCTGTCCTGATCATCAAATTAAAATGTTACATGGGCGGTAGGGGCTTCCCTGCCGCTTCTTATTATATAGGAGGAAATAATGGCAAGACGTGCAACTACAAAAGCTGCGGCTCCCAAAGCAACTACTGCAAAAACCCCCGTTGAGCAGCCCGTTGTTTCTACCGCAGAGATTACAAATGAAACTATGGTTGAGTGCCGAAGTGGTGTCTCTGGCAACCTGATCTATAAGTCCTCACTGAACCCCGGCTATGTGGTCGAGTGGAGCGGTCTAGGTGAAATTCAGGAGATGGAGTATCGCGAGCTCGTTTCTATGCGTGGTAATCAGCGCCGCTTCTTTGAGGAGAATTGGATTCTGATTGATGACCCCGCAGTTATTAAGAAGCTGGGTGTTGGTCGTTACTATCAGAACAGTCTGTCTACTGATGACTTCGAGGATGTATTTAATATGTCCGCCGACGAAATCAAGGAGATCGTGCCCACTTTGCCGGGCGGCACTAAGGACGCCATCGCATCTGAGGCTAAGAAGAAGATTGATTCTGGTGAGCTGGACAGTCGCAGTGCTATCAAGGCGCTGGAGGACTCTCTAGATGTTGAGTTGGAAGATACCATCTAAATAAAGGAGGCGGGCTATGGCAACCACTTTTGAAAGTATCTATGCCCGCTGTCGTGGGCGAATCAAAGATTATGACAAAGAAGGCTACACAGACGAAATGTTTGCTGCTGTCGAAAAAGACCTGCTTCAGGCAGCGATTGACGATTTTGCAGACATCTGTGTTAACGACCTGACCGATTACGACGAGGAGCTCGAGATGTTTAACATTACGCTGTCTCGTAAGGAGCAGAGTATTCTCGCTCTGAGTATGATTGTTCACTGGTTAGAGCCTTACGTCTTTAATTCTGACGCACTAAAAAATGCCATGAGTACAAAAGATTTCTCTATGTTCTCCCCCGCTAAGCTATTGGAGCAGATGAAAGACTTGTTACAGTATTCAGAACGGAAATTGAAAGCCGAAATGAATGGCTACTCGTTCAGAGTAAACAAGGTTTCTGAGCTGACTGAGTAAGGCGGTGGCTTATGACTCGATCAGAATATAGAAAAATGCTTAAACTTAATGGATCAACCCAGCGTGACAGAATAATTAACAAGTCAATTCACGACCAAAATAAGTTGGCTCCAGTCAGTCCTTCTTTTAAAGATGTGACGATTGATGATATTCCGCGTAAACTAAATATTATTTCTTCAACTGTTATGGATCAAAAAATCATTCATACTCTGCCGGGCGAAGACTTTTCTATTGGAAGCATCGTCTATTGGAGCAAGAGCCACTGGTTAATTACAGAAAGAGACCCGGAAGATGAGATTACAGTACGCGGACGTATTCAGATTTGTCGAAAGGAAATCAAATGGCAAGACGATAATTCTCACAAGATCCATTCTTTATGGGCTACAGTTGAAAAACCGTATTATTCCAATCTGGAAGAGAATAAGCAGATAAGTTATTCTACTCGCGAATTCCGTATCCAGATGCCTTTCGATGAATACTCTGCCAATCTTAATATTGGTAAGCGGCTAATGCTGGAAATTATTAACGATGTGCCTAAAACATATCGTATTACTTCGGTCGACCAGATGACAAGCCGCATTGACTACAATAACGAACAGGTCGGATTTCTCTCTTTTAACGTCGAACAGGATTTATATAATCTAGAGACTGACAACGCTGAGAAGATGATATGTGACTATGTCCCTATTGAAGATACAGAAGAAATTCCGCCAGAGGTCGTCTATCCACCGCAGGAGGCTGAGCCAGAATATGTTCTCAGTATTGATTTTACTGGAGGTCCGACAGTTCAAGCCGGCGGTTTCGGTAAGCTGTTTACGGCGAAAATCGATGGCGAAACGTGCGAGACGGCAAATTGGACTTTACAGGGCGATCATGTTCCTGATGAAATCCATTTTAAGAACGCGGAGGATTCTGTGTCTAGCGCAAAATGTAAAGTAGTTTGCGCTGATAATCCTAAGCTGATTGGAACCATTGTATCTTTGACAGTTCAGTCAGGTAAATTAACCGCCGATGTTGATTTGGAGGTGATCTGATATGAATTTGGAAGAGATTGGTTCTTTCAAAAACAAAGTAATATCAAAGCTGATAAACGATGACAATATTCTTGATGTCCTTCTAGGGGACATTGATGATATTGAAGATCCTGAAACTGCCCTGCTTGGTAAGGACGGGTCAGGAAAGGGCGGCTGTGTGTTCAAATATGAGTTTGTTCCAGACACCCAAGAGAATTCCAAGACATTTTTGTGCGTTGAGGTGGTGCCGGAAGAAACTAATGGCGACACGATTACAGACATGACGATCTATGTGTTCGCATATTGCAGCAAAAATCTCATGCAGACCTATCGCCGCAAAGGACAAGCCGGTACTCGGATTGATGTTCTCGTAAGTGACGTTGATAAGATTTTAAATGGCAACGCTGAATTTGGAATTGGTCCACTTGAATGGGTGGGCAGCAGTATTTATAAACCAGCACAGCCCTATTATGGTCGTATGCTCGTTTATCGCGTTGGAACTTTTCGGAGGGCAAGGCGATGATTCGATTAAATTATATAGACCATATCAGCCCTTATGGGGTCATGCTGCGCGAAGTAGGTCGAATTCACTCCCCTATTCTTGGAGATATTTTGAAGCTCGGCTACAACCAGTATCAGCGAGTATTGACTTTATTTTTGTATACACCAGAAAAATATTTCACGGACTTCTCGACAGATGCCAAGATAGAAAATCCGTGGAATCAGTTCACAAACGAACAAAAAAATGAAATGACAATGTTTGATATCCTAACAGCCAACGAAGAAGCCAGATCCGAATTGATTTCGGGTTTGGCTCTTTTTATTTTCGGTAATTTGGAGTGGGATGAAAAATATCGCGCAATTTTGATTGATAAACAAGTCGATTCAAAAGGTAATGCGTCAATTGGCGGCTTTGTTAATAAATCAAATTACAAGACAGTTGTTCAAGTAATTTTGCAGCTACTTGATATTGCGGATGACGATATGCCAGAAGAGAATCCTAAGTTTAAAACCGAGAAAGACCGGCTGTTTTGGGAGAAATTTCAGAAAAAGAAGAAAGAGTTCGCAAAAACAAAAAAAGGCGACCCCAATTTGGAGTTGCCTAACATGATCTCGTTATTGTGTACATTTCATCAGAGTCTGAATTATTCAAATATTTGTGCCCTCACCATTGGTCAGATACGAGACACGTTCTCCCAACTAATGAAGGCAAAACAATTAAATATCGCAGAGATGAACTATTCAGTTTGGGGCGGAAAGTATGACCCGTCACAGTGGATAGAACGCATCGATAAAAAAGATGAAAACATAGGAGGATAACAATTATGGCTAACAAGAATGCTAATTTTGCCAACCGCGAAGTTGCTGACCTGATGCTGAAGAACTATTCCACCAAGAAGATGTTCCTGAACGTCGATTGGGCTAATGTCACTTCTACTTCTTTCGAAGGTGACCGTGTGTTTGCTACTGGCGGTCAGGGCGCTCCCAACCGCGTGCAGTTCGACGGCTCTCGTAAAGGCACTCTGACAATCGAGGCTCAGGTGTATCCCGTCAAGGTCTTCCAGATGCTGTCTGGTAATGATCTGGGCACTGAGGCAAACTTCCTGAAGCGCGAAAAGGTTACCGCTGCCGACACTGCCAAGCTGACTCTGAGCGAGGCTGCTGCTGGTGATTACGTGCAGGTCTTCAAGGCCGACGACGATCTGGGTACCGAGCTGACAGCTACCGTGTCTGAGAAGGAAGTCACCGTCACTGTCGAGAGCGGCGTCGACTACATTGTGTATTACTACAAGAAGTCTGCTAAGCCTCAGGTGGTGCATCTCGATTCCAAGCATTTCCCCAAGGCATATCGTGTCGAGGGTTCTATTCCCTACAAGACCGAAGACGATGTCATTATCGAGGCCCATCCGATTTGGTATAAGGCTGTTCCGCAGGCCGGCTTCGAGCTGTCCTGGCAGAATACCGGCGATCCCGTTTCCTTGACCATGACCTTCGACGTTCTGGCTGATGCTGATGGCAACATGTTCGACCTGGTCTTTGATGGCGAGTAATTGTCGAATAGTAAATCAGAGGTAGAGTCTTTCGGGGCTCTACCCCTTTTATGAGCGCACGACCGCTTGAGCAGTCATGCGTTGATATGAGGAAACTCACGAATAAGAAGAACACCCACACAGCGGACCAGCTCTCTAATTTGCATAGAGGCTTCAGTAAAAACTCGGACAGATGGCACCGCTTACGCCCGGTGCTGGCTTACTTTCATAGCGAACAAGACAATGACTGTCAAATCAGCTACAAAACCAACGATTTCTCGCAGAGTCGCAAAGTCAAACTCCATAGGGTCCTCCTTTCTACCAGCAGCCGAACTACTGGATTTCCGGGAAGCCCCTACGATAACGTCCACATGATTAAATAAGCCCCAAGAGGGGTGTGCAGGTGTTCTTCAAGTTTGAATTCTACCATATTCCAAAACAAAAAGGAAGTGTTTATTATAAAAATCTTAGCTTTTGACCAAGCGCTAATAAAGACCGGAGTTTGTACATTAGACGACGGCACTGTATATCACTCGCTGATTGATTTAAGTAAAACAAAAGACCCAGCTGAACGACGCGCCATTATGCGCCAGATGATACAGAGTCGTATCAAAACTAATAATCCCGATCTTGTCGTAATTGAAGATGTGGCGCTGCAAGCATCAGCCAAGACAGTAATTCAGCTTGCGCAGTTGCAGGGGGCGATTATTGGAGCGTGTGAACTATTCAATATCCCATATGAAATCATAAAGCCGACCGAATGGCGCAAAATGCTCGATTTCAAACAGGGGCGGCAAGTAAAACGCCCAGAACTAAAACAGCAGGCTATTGATTATGTAGCCGAACATTATGGTGAGAATGTCTCTTCTGATGAAGCGGACGCGATGTGTATTGCAACTGCCGCACTGATGAGACTTGAACAAAATAAAATTACACAGGAGGACTAATAATTATGAAAAACAATCTGAACCTAGAAGAGCGCATCCAGTTTGTTGATGGTGTTGTAGACCTGTCAAAGCGTAATGGCAAGTATGATCCCGCACTATATGATTATGCTTTCCGTATTGCTGCTGTTGTCTACTTTACAGACACTGATACAACTGGCATGGATCAGAACGCGCTGAGCGAGTTGGCGTTTTCTGATGAAACCACAAAGATGATGAACGAGGCTCCTCGCAAGTATATTCTTGGCACGCTGAACAAGGCTTGCCGTGAGAAGATTGAAATCGAGCGCCAGCAGTATATGGCACTGTTCGAGGCGACTGCAAAAAATCAGCCGTTTGAGGATTTGATGAAGCTGGCGGCTGAGGTGCTGAATGGTATTGGCGAGCAGTTTAATATGAAGGAAATGATCAAAACTATTTCTGAAGAGAATATGAAGAAGCATGTGACTGATAACAGCTATAGTGTTAAAACTCCAGAAGGCGTACTTGATAGAATTCATGCTACAGTAGTCACCGAAGACAAGGAGTAAAACTATGGCAAAGTTTACAGCTACCACGGTGGATGCTCTTCAGACTGAAATCATGAGACGTGCAAATCTGGCACTAAAAAACGAAATTGCAAGCACTGTAAAAGAGCGGCTTAAAACTCATGTGCAGAAAGATGTGTATTCAACCTACTCCCCCGTCGAATATGAACGGCGCGAGGGATCTGGTGGCTTAGTAGACGATAAAAATCTAAAACACAAAGTTCGAGATCGCACGCTGTATGTGTATGAAGAGGCACCTATTGATGGACCGCGCTTAGACGCTCCAAATTTCAAAAACAAACCAGACAGTTTAGCACGTATAATCGAAGAGGGCGCTTACAATCCGTGGAATTATAGAAAATATAAGTGGACAAAACCACGTTCATTCATGGAAAACACACAAGACGACATCGATTATCGATACGCTGATATTGTAAAGCTACTAAAAAATCGAATCGAGCACGACAAATAATTAAAAAGATGAGCAGACTTATTAAAGCCTGCTTTTTTTAGATTCGGCTCCAAAGGAGGAATATAATATGGCGCGTGAACCAGAACTGAGTATTAAAGTCAAGGTAGATCCACAAATCAAACCAACAGAGTTAAAGACAAGCATTGAGCGAAAAGTAAAACAAAGCGGTGAAAAGCCACAGATTGATATTGACCCTAATGTTGATGGCATAAAAAAGAAGGTCGAAGATAAATTAAAGAATATCAAAGCAACTGCAAGTATAACGCCTGTTGTTGATACTGAAAAACTAAAAACTGATATTCAACAGCAAATTAACGGTATTGGCGATATCCCGAAAGTTACTGTTGGTGTTAACGTTGATGATTTTTCGAGTGAGTTGACTAAGCAGTTAAAAGATCAACTAAAAGAAGTCAATCAACAATTAAGTTATTATCTAAAAAATTTAACAAGTAATACAGATCGATTGGGTTCTTTTGTAAATGATATATTCCCTACGAAAGAATTTAAAGCAACCGCTAAACAAGTTGCGAATGAGGTAAGTGATGAATTTGTTGGTGGTTTATCTGGGACTTTTAATATCAACGATTTATTGAATTATAAAATTTCAGATACAACAAAGAAAAGAAATTTATCTCAAGTTGAAAATCTTGTAAATGAAATAAAAGATATTTGGGCTGGATTATATGCAGACAATTGGTTAGATGACGATAAAATTAATATAAATGCATTTAATGATCAATTTACTCAGCTTGGAAGCAAGGCAAAAGAATTAAAATCAATTTTAGATTCTGTATATTCTGCATTTGATTCAGACAAATTCAAAGATAAATTGGATGTCTTTAATGCACAGGGTTTTGATTTAAACAAAAAGCTAAAAGAATTCATGTCCATCGATGATTTTTTAGATGAGATTATTGATAAATCAAAAGACGCATTTAAAACAACTGACCAAGCTATGGATTTTTCCAAGTTAATAAACGGATTAACTGGTGATAATAAAATATCGTTCAATTCTGTCCTGGACAATGTATCAGGTGAGCTTGGGAATGTCCATGCTAAAATATCAGAAATTAACTCTAGTGCAAATGCTGTTAAGACAGAAATAAAAGACGTCCAAAAAGAAGCGAACGCTGCACAAAAAACAGACACTTCCGGACATTTAGATGCTTCAACTATTGAAACGTATGGACAAAAACTTGATAAGGTATTGAGCAATATTGCAGATAAACAGAATGCAATTAATAATGCGCGTAAAACTGCTGTGGATTTAGAAAAAAATATTTTAGCCGCAACAGTACTAACACGTGAAGGACTTTCGAATGAGCTCACGCAATATGAAGTTCTTTTTAAGAAGTTCGATACAGATAAAATTGCAAAATTTGCAGAAACAACGAACCTTGCAGATTTTATCAAGAATCAAGAAATTAAAATGCAAGCTGCTCAAAATAGTGGAGAAAAGGATCAAATTGAAGATGGTGTCTATAATGTAAAAAAAATTAAATTTGATATTGATCCGGCCGTTCTTCAGCTTAAAGTTGATGAGGCATTCAAAGATATTTCCGCTCCTATTGATCTCCATCTAAAAAAAGATGCAGCAAAACATGTTAAAGACGAATTGAATAAATCGTTAAACGAATCCGATAAACCTGATATACCTAAGAATGCCAATCAAAGTAATGCTAATGATGTTGTGCCAATCCCCGGTAAGGTCACTATCACAGATGCAGATGTTATTGTCGATGTCAAAAATCCAGTGACAATCCCAGGTACTGTCACGGTTGATCCGACTTCTGTTCAATTTGGCAATTCTGATGACCTTCAGAAAAATGCTAGTGCCTTGTCATCTGTAAAACAAAGTCTAAGTAAAATTTCTACAAGTGCTGAAGGTTATGGCACAAAAATAGCAGCGATTGGTCCATCTGTTCAGTATGTCGCACAGGAAGTTGATAATCTCAGCAAGTCTCTTGAGAATCAAATCACAGACTTGGATCTTATTGCTAAAAAGACAGATGCCTATGGGACAACAGCTAATTCCGTCACTTTGAACACAAAAGATGTAGTTGCTCCGACTGCACCGGTTGATATTCCCGGCAAGGTAACTCTTAAAGTAGAAGACGTGACACCTCCGAAGGGATCTGTGAAAATCCCCGGCAAGGTTGAACTTAAGGTTTCTGACATCACTCCTCCGAAAACGGCAGTCGAACTGGAAGGCAAAGTGTCTAACGTTACGGTTGACGATTCTGCCAAGGGCAAAAAGAAGAACGTCAAAGATGATGTTAAAAAGCCTGATGTCATTGATTTGAAGGGCAAGGTCGAACTCAAAGACGAAGATATTAAGAGACCTAATCCTCTGAACCTCAATGGCGCAGTAAAAATCAAAGCAGCCGATGTTAAGATTGACGATGTTGAGATTTCAAAAAAAGAATTTGACATTAAGGGCAATTTGATTCTGAAGAATGCGGAGATCGTCAATGCGGTTAAAGAAGCGGTTGGTGAAGCAGCAAAAGTCAAAAAGAAAAACAAGCCTGTCGAGAATAGCGGCGGAGAATCAGAAGAAAAATCGTCTGATTTTGATCGTAAAGCGAAAGAGGCTCATCTTGGATGGCTTATTTCCAATATTGGAGAAAATAGAACATATTTACAGAGCGCAATTTCAAATAAAGATTCAAACAAGAGATCTTGGTATGCAGGAAAAATTGCAGACTATGAAAAGGATTTTGAAGAAACAACAAGAGAACTTATCGAAAATCTCACAGAAGAAGAGCAGGATTGGATCAAATCTTTAAAAGGTATAAAAGATTTAGACCTCAATGATCCAAAACAAATCGATGAACTTATGGCAGATAAAACAATCTTGTGGCCATGGGAAGAAAGCGGCTCTTATTTAAACGGTACATTAAAAGCTGCCAATATGGCAGGATTTTATAATGTTTCTGAAACCGATAAAGCTAAAAAGAGAAATAGCTATGAAAAAGAATATGTTGAGTTAATAAAACAAAAACCGGCATTAATTAAAGCTGTTGCGGAAGCCAAAAAGCAATACGGCGAAGACAGTGATGCCTATAAGGATGCTGTAAAGGCCAAAAAGGAGAATGAAGAATCTCTACGTGCTATTAAAGCTGATAGGCAAAAATCCGGTGCCCCGAGAGGGATTGTTGGTGGTGGCTATTCAAACTCCCCTGCTGTCCAAAGCACATTGGCTGACATTCATAAACAAGTTCAAAAAAGGCGTTCAGAATTATTGTTACAAAAAGCAAAAGATTCTAAAAGCGCTGATGACAAACAGGCTCAGCAAGCCAAAAAAATTCTATCAGACGCATTTATTGAACAGGTAAGAGCTTATGCTAATGGACTAAAGGAATCTGCGAAGTACAATGATGACGACACCTCTGAATCCGCAAAAACTGCTCGTCAACAAATGCAGGACGCTTTTGATTCCGCCAATGATAAATTTTTAGATTTACTTGATGTTCTTTCTGGAGACGAAATTGATCAGCTTACATTAAAAACAAAGAAGGAACTTGATTCTGCAAATATAATTGTAGAGCGTCGAGCTTCGAAGCGCATTGATAACAACAACAAACTTCAAGACAATCGCTACCAGAATCTTATTGATAATTTATCAAATAAGCAAAAAACTTATGGAACCGTAGAAGAAGCCGCAGCGGATGGTAAAGCAGCGACGGATATTCAAGTTGCGCTTCAAAAGCAGCAAGAACTTGTATCACAGATTGCCAAAGCAAAAGTTGGTACAGAAGAGTACAACAACGCAATTCAAGCCGCAGAAGAAAACTGGAAATCTGTTGTGGCAGTTATAGACACCGCAGAAAAGAAGCAAAAAGACCTTGCAAAAGCCGTCGACAGTATTGAAAAGAAGTTCTATCAGCTTGCAGAAGAAGTTTCTGGCAGTTCTAACGAGAAATTAAAGAACTCTATCAATGGAGTTATCACCAAAGCGGCTGCACTTAGCGCTCAAAATCCAAACACATACGAGAATTATGCAGTTGATTATAATGAGCTAAAGCGTGAATCTTACAAAGCCAACGCGCAATACACCATTTGGAAGAGCAATTATAAGAAACTTGAGCGCGAAGGCATCAAAATTGCAGAGGGCGTTGAAGTTGCTCGACAGATGCAGGCCGATGGAAGTCTTCAGAATGTCAAATTTGATGGTATCGATAATCTTCTTAAGCAGTTAAATGAGCTTGAGCCTCAGACTGACGCTTATAAAGAAAAACTTGTAGAAGTCAAAAAGATTTGGGAAGAAATCGAAAGAAAAGTTAAAGCTGTCGAAGAGGCAGAAAAGCAAGCTGCAAAACGAGAAAGTACGAAGGCAGCAAATTTAGACTCTGTTGGAAATGCCATATCTCAAAATAGGGCTACAATGAAGGACGTCCAGAAGAATTATGGTACTGACTATTCTTTTTATAGTAAGCTGCAAGAAAAAGATTCAAAGCTCAAAACTTTACTTGATACAGTAAATGAATCTTCAGATCCAGTATCTGGTGCTAAAGAATGGGCAAAGAATAATCTTGATATATCCCCAGACAAAATCAATTCTGTAACGGATGCAATAAAACAATTAAACATCGCATATAGAGAGGCAACACAAGAGGCAAAAGATTTTAACAAAGAAGCTTCTCGCGAAAGATCTATAAATAAGGCATCAATGGAAGTCGCCAATCTGAAGGCAACTATTCATGATTATATTGCTGAACATAAAAAGCTTGAAGGAACAGACGTTGGAAAGTCTCTCTATGAGTTACTTGAAGCTTTGAATCAAAGTGACGCACCAGAGAAAATTGGTGAACTGAAAAAGAAATATGCAGAGCTTCGCGCTGAATCTAAAAAGTTGGGTCTCGAATCAAAGAATCTGCTTGATGTGTTCGAAAAACTGTTTGGCCAGCACTTGAGCACTATGATTACTATGGCAGCTTTGCACAAGATGCAAGACGCGCTGCGGATCGTGTATCAGAATGTGGTTGAAATTGATACGGCAGTAACTGAATTAAGAAAAGTCAGTGAGTATACAGGAAAGTCCCTTGAAGAGTATATGGGACGTGCCGCAGAACAGGCTCAAAAGCTAGGCGTATCTATAAGTGATTATGTTAATTCAACTGCAGATTGGAAGCGGCTTGGTTATTCTGATGAAGATGCCGAGAATTTAGCAACCTACTCTACCCTACTCAAAAACGTTGGCGATAATATTGATGATGTTAACACCTCGTCTTCGTATTTGATTTCTACTCTGCAAGGCTTTGGGCTGTTAGCCGATCAAGCAGAAGATGTCGTTAATAAAATTGATGCTGTCGCAAATACGCAGCCTGTTACTGCAAAAGACCTTGGCGAAATCTTGACTCGCAGTTCTGCTGCTATGTCGGCCGCTAATAATACGCTGGAAGAAACTATTGCACTTGGTACTGCTGCAAACTCAGTTATCCAAGATGCCGATACGGTCGGTACAACTTTAAAAAGTTTATCAATGTATCTCCGTGCTGCTAAAAGTGACGCAGAGAATGCAGGCATTGAAGTTGACGGCATGGCCAATTCTGTGTCTGAACTCCGCAGTGAACTGAAATCTCTGACTGGCGTTGACATCATGCTGGATAGCAAAAATTTCAAGAGTACATATCAAATCATGAAAGAGCTGTCTCAAGTATGGAGTGGTCTATCCGATGTAACGCAGGCAAACGTCACTGAAATGATTGGCGGTAAAATCTCTTACCCCTACGTACAGCAATGTGCGTAATTAACACATTTAATTGCAGGTAATCCCTAAAGCCTTACACCACAATAGCGCAGACATGACGCTATGACGGTACGAAAGTAGAAACAACGTAAGGATGATACATGGTCAAAAGCCTAAATATCGTAACAATGGGTGTTCATGCAGCCAAGGTCCGTAACGCGATGCATTATGCAAAGCAGGACAAGGTTCAACGACTATCCCCCGTGAGGGGCTGCCAAAAGCAGCAATAGGAGTACGGCGCAATTCATAAAGGCGTGGGTGAAAATCCCTTAAATGGAAAAGGTGTGCCCCAGTATTATAGTTGTACTGGGTGGAGAAATAGTCTTAACATCGTATGAAAGTACGAGCAGGTTTGTATTATAAATTAGAAAGAAGGAGTATATGGAAGTAAAAAACATAACTAATGAAATGAAGCAATGCATTATTTCAGATCACCTTTCTGGCATTAGACTAAAAGACATTTCAGAAAAATATGATATTTTAACTCCACGGATAATTCGTCTTTTAAAAAATGAAGGATGTTTCAATCCATCCACGAACAGATGGACTAAGTCGGAGCTTGAATATTTAAAAAACAATTACTCCTGTGCTACTTGGGAAGAGATTGAGAAAAATCTTCCCGGAAGAGACAGGAGTAATATTTTTACCAAAGCGTCAAACCTAGGTCTTTCTAGAATAGGTGTGGAATTTGCACTTTATTCAGAATATGAAGACAACATTATTCGACAGTATTATATTTCACATGGCGCAAAATACATCTCAGAAAATATTTTGAAATGTCGAACAGAAAAGTCAGTAAATACAAGAGCCAAACGTATTGGAGCTACTTCAAAACCTTTTTGGTCTGAAAGAGAAGATAAAATCCTTATAGAAAACTACGACAAAATGCCAGTTAACATGATTTTACCTTTGCTTCCGAATCGAACAAGGGAAGCAATTATAGATCGTGCAAAATTATTCAATATTCAAAGTTACTCTTTAAATCCATTTACAAATAGTGACTATGAATTCATTAAGAATAATTATCTACAGATGTCCGATGTTGAATTTGGAGAAGCACTTGACAGAACCAAACAAGCAATAAAAACAAAGCGGAATATGTTAGGTCTTCATCGGCCACGTGTTAATTGTAGTTTTCCGGATTATATTCGTGCGCATAATTATTTTTGGAAGCAGGATTCAATGCGAGCTTGCGGATACAAATGTGTTCTCACTGGAAAAAGGTTCGACGATATTCATCATTTATATGGGCTAAATCTTATAATGAATGAAACATGCAAAGAGCTTGGGATTGATTTAACATTTGATATAAATTCTGCCACGGATGATTATAAGGATCTAATTTTAGAAACTTTTTATAAAATTCAAGCAAAATATCCGCTTGGTGTTTGCCTGTCTAAAGAAGTCCATATGGCATTTCATAATAAGTATGGATACGGTAATAATACGCCAGAACAATTCGAAGAATTTGCTGCCACATATAAAACAACTTGTTAATAAACGTAATACAAACCGAGTAGGAGTTATGACCCTACTGAAAATTTTTGAAGAGAAACGCAAATGCCGTTAGTGCTATTCTAAACAATTTTGACGTTGCTGAATCTGCTATGGAATCCGCTGCTAACAGCGCCAACGTAGCATGGGAAGAGAATGAGAAGTATCTCGATAGTATCCAAGGTCGCCTTGCACAGCTCGACGCAAGCTTCCAAGTTCTTTCTCAAGACGTCCTCTCTTCTGGTCTCGTGAAGACTGGCGTATCTTTCCTCACATCGATTGTTAAACTTCTTGATAAAATCATTAATTTCACTGGTGCCCTTCCTGCTGGACTGGGCATCGCAGCATTTGCAACTCAGCTGGGTGAACCCAAAATGACGGGTTTCATGATTGTGCCCAGCAATACTCCGGGTGGTAACACGGAACAAGTGCTCCGCAGGTATTTCATTATATCATTGCGAAGCATGAGGGAGTATTTAGTAAAACCGACGAATATGGTGGCTTAGCCACGGCGAGTTTGGGTAATTCTCGTCCGGGAACCGAAAGGAATCCGCAGGCAAGCTATCGCTGACGCGAAAATTAGCGATAGAAGCTTCAGAGAGCATAATGTCGGAACGGAACTATACGCATAGCTTCGTTATTGGGTGCTCCAAATCACCTACGTGCGTTTAACGCCGTAGGCAAAAATTACAGGCGGCCTCTCCCCTGCCGTCAAAAGCGGAGAATAAAATTTGACAGAAGAATTATTATGTGATAGTATCAGGAGGAATGATATGAACAAAGACGTCAAACGATTATGTGATCAATTTATAGACGCTTACATGTCTAATAATCCAGATTTTTTGATTTTCGCAGTACAATATTATAAAGTACGTGATGCTTTGTCAGATCAAGAGAAAAATATTGTCGATTTATATTTTATTGAGCGATGTAATAATTATCACAATAAGATAAAAACAGCGCCCATCAAAAAAATCACAATCGGAACGCTAGAGTGTAGCCCTATACTGTATTTCAAGGAGTAATATTATGGATGGATTCACCGTTGTATTTGATAAAATTGTTGAGCAAATCACAATTCCGGTCATATTAGAACACAACGGATGTTCCTCTAAATTGTTAGCGCTTATAGATACCGGAGCAATGCATAGTACAATTCCTTTATGGGAGGCTAGATTTCTTAAATTGCAGCAAGTCGGAATTGTCGACGCTGTATTCGCAAAAGGTCATGACACATTGCCGGTCGTTAGCGCAAACTTGATATTCTCTAATAGGGTGTATTTCACAAGCAAAGACTTAATTGTTATAGACAATGACGACTGTAGTTATGGCATGATTGTTGGGATGGACATCTTATCTAAAGGCGATATTGCGATAAGTAATTTTGACGGACACACTACTTTTACATTTCGTATGCCGTCACAAGAAGAAGTTAAATATTCGGCTGATTTAGTGACGGATGATAGTATTGATTTTTTGCTGGACAAAATTGAAGACTCTTTTCTTTCGACATAATCTATATTGACATAACGCGCACCACAAGTTATAATAAAAATATCGAAAACAGCCCACAAATCAAAACGTATATAGTGGAGGTATTTTATTATGGCACGTCCCAAAGGAAGCAAGAATAAAGCAAAGGTTCTCGATGGTATCGATTACGCAGCACAGATCGCTGAAAAGAATACTGCTGCAGAATCTATTGCTCAGGAGATTGCAACTATTGGTGATAATATCGCTGCATTGAACGTCCAGCGTAAAGCAAAAGAGGCGGAGTTGAAAAAACTCAACAAAGAGATCACCAAGCTCGAAAAGAAAAAGGCTGATGCTGACGAAAAGATTGCGGCAGAGCTGAATCGTAAAAAGGCAGAAGATATTGTTGCCAATGCACTGGCAAATGGTGTGACTGCTGAAGAAATCGCTGAACTTCTGAAATAACTGCCGTGCAGTCATCATAATGAACAAGCCCGACTTCCCTACTACTGGGAGGCCGGGCGCTTTATTTATGCCATTTTAGTCAGTTACAACTTACCACTCATACACACAATTCTTACGATGTCATTGTTTGCTGGCGGTACAATCACTTCTGCACTTTTGCTTTCCGCTCTGCTTCTAGCTTTACAAAATCAAGCCCATATAAATCTTCAAGCTCTTCGAGGACATGCTTGATACCGTACCCAATATGCATCTCGTTTGCGCCAAATTTATAATAGATATCGCCAAGTGCTTCCGGTTCAAGTCCAAGGTCGTCAATTCGACCTCTAAATTTCCCATGGCCGTCAACGGTTACAGGGTACCGAAAATCAGCGCCCCATTCATCAGTCCATCCGTTGTACGAGTCGCTATTTGCACATGTGTCGCCAATTCTGTATTCAAGTTTGCAAATGAGGTTCATAATGTCCTGATTGACTTTCATTTTAATTCTCCTTTAAAAATTGCTGCCGCAGTTTTTGCAGTGCCACTGTTTGCCGATCTTCCCGCTGGCAGCGCCCACGAGGGACACAGATACGGCGCGGCTCACGGTACTGATCTTTTCAGTGTTGGTGGACTTACAGTAGGGGCAGATGATACGCTTGCCGCTGGCGAGGTCTTGCTGATTTTGAATTTGTTCTAATCTTTCAGAAACTATTTTATTGATGTTTTCTTTGTTTTCTTTGTGGAAATTTTTTTCGTACAATTCAGGGTTGTCATACATTACGAGAAATTCATCAGCAGTCCAATAGTAAGCCGGTTGAAAGTCGTTGGCTTTTTTGCATCGATCGTAGATTTCTTGATACTTGTCTCTTAAATCCGGATTCTCAATCAAAATACAATCAACCATATATGAGTATAAAACCAATCTGTAAAATTCATCTTCTGTTTTTATAGATTTGTCATTTCTGACTTTTTGATACTCTTGATGTGTTTTTAAAAGCCGTTTGCCTTCTTTTGCTTCTGCCTTCTTTTCAAAATATTTCTTTTTGTATCCCCATGAATGGTTGACATCGATCTTCATTTCTCCAAATTTCATAACATTCAACCTCGACAGTTTGTATCATTCGACCACTGATACAAGTATACGATTTGACAATCAATAAGTCAATGGTTGACATCAATAAAACTCTTGACGGCACCTTAGATAAAGCTATTTCTGCTTCTGAAAAGTTGAAAGATATCCCAAAATTCATGCAATCTTATATGTTGGCAGGAGATTTTAGTGTTGGTAAAAAAGAGAAAGTTAACATGACCGATACTCTTCCGGGCTGGAATAAAACTCAGGACTATTCTGCTCGTCTTGCCAAATTGAATAAAAGCCAACAAGAAGCCGTCTTTAAAATGACCGACTTTGGGGATAATACTAAAATCAAAGAAGCTATTGAAAACCATTTGCAACTCGCTGCTGCCGGAAAAGAAGTTAGCGGTGCTCTTGTCGATGCAGAACTTAAAGCACATGGATTCAATGATGCTTTAAGAGAGCAGATTCTTACAGAAACCGGTTTGATGGATACAGAAGGTAATTATTTAATGGTTTCTGCTAAGGTAGCAAATGCCAACGGAGAAGACATTGAAACTGTTCTGGCAAAACGGCTGGCATATAAAGATTGTGAAATAGCCGTGCAAGGAACAGAGTTAACAGAAAAGAAATTGGCACGGACAATACTCACAACAGTATTTAGTCAACAAGCTCAAACAGCAACCACTTGGGTACAAAAATTTGCACTTGATGCTCTCACAATTACACTTTCCATCGCTAAACAAGCCGCTATTTCTTTTGGCATTGGATTATTAACATGGGCAGCCTCTAAAGCAGTTGATTATCTGAAGAACCTCAAAACTCATTCCGAAGCTCTTGTTGCCGCAATGAACGATTCTCACGATGCCGCACAACAAGCAACTAAGGATGTTGAAGAGATTCAGTCTAAGATCGACGAGCTGAACAAATCTCTAAAGGACGCGGGCGTTGATAAGATTGAAGATATTGTCGATCCTGCCGAGCGCGAGCGGTTACAAGCCATTAACGATATGTTGCAGGCTCAACTCGAACTCAAGAAACAGTTAGAGAAGGACGCAAACGATAAAGCAAATGCCGACACAAGTGCTGTTGTAAATGACAAAACCGAAAAAAGTATTGTCAAAAAGAAGACGGTATATCTTGACGTTAATGGTGAACCAACAGATGACTCCGCCAAAGCTGTAACCACATTTGATAACATAGGCGAAGATATTACCAAGACTGAATCTCTTGAAGAACACACTGCTGCACTTAACGAACTGATCGACAAACGTCGCGAACTGGCAACTGCTGGCAAAGAAGACACTCAGGAGTACAAAGACAACGAGGCTGCAATCACATCAGAAACCGAGAAAGTCAAAACTCTATCTACCGCCGTGTCTGAAAACATGAACGGGTATGAGACCGACGCTGACAGTTTCGCTAAGTATAAAAACGAGTATGTCGCCGGTACAAATGCAATGACAGAAGCCACTAAAGCTCTGGCGAATGCACAGGATAATACAGGCATTGACACTACCAATCTTGATATATTCTCAGAAAAAATAAAACAAATCAAGAATGATATCGACAATGGTGATTCTCAGCAAAGCGATTGGAAAACATTCAATGGGCTTGATGCATTTAGTGGAATGAGTGGCGAGGCAATAATCAACATTGATAAGGACTCTTCTCATCAAACAGAGACCGAAACAGCTGCGCTTGAAAAACTCCATAAAACTGCAGACGAGAATAAAATATCATTTGAGTCTCTAATTGGTGTGTTTGAAAGTTTCGGTCTTGTGCAAATTAGTAACTCTGCAGCTGCTGACGATTACGCCGATAAACTCGAAAAAACAATGGGCGTCATCGACAATATTCAATCAGCATACAAAGCCTGTTCTAGCGCTGTTGAAGAATACAACCAGTATGGGTACATGAGCGTTGATTCATTGCAGGCTCTTTTACAAATGGATGACCAGTATCTTAATACTCTTGAACTTGTTAATGGAAAGCTCCAAGTCAATCAAAGTGCGTATGCAGATTTGTTGGCAACTCAATACGCAGAAGCTCAAATGGAAGCTATTTCTCAGGCAATATCAGAACTAAATGCGATTGCAAAGGGAGACGCTGCAGAAAAAGCCGAGACATTTACTGAAGCAACTGAAGATGAAAAGAATAAGCTTACTGCTTTATGCCCAGCTTTGAAAGATGCCACTGTCGGAACAGGCGAACTTGCTGCCGCATTAGCCGCTGCACAGGGAGCAGCCAATGGAGAAGATGCTGACGCTGTTCAAGCTAAAATTGACGGTGTTATGAACGCATTGAACACCAGATTAACGCTTATTGGAAATAATATGTCTGCCGCAATGAATGGTGCTGCCGGTTTACGCAATCAGCTCGATGGGTTTAGCAATTCTTCGAAAAAGGCCGCTGATTCTTCGAACAAGGCAGCGGATTCTTCTAAAACACTTCTTGACGCATGGTCCACTCTGACTTCTGCTATGGAGGAGTACAACAAGTGGGGTAGCATAAGTCTTAACACGATGAAATCCCTCATGGGGCTTGACTCCAAATATACTTCTTGTTTAAAAAAGCAAGGAAATGAATTGGTTGTAGATGCCACTGCATGTCGAGATCTGATTCAGGCAGAACTAAAACATGCTGCCGCTACAAATGATGGCACGGGTAAGATCGGACAGTACAATCAAGTCCTTGAATATCTTGACACTCACGCTAAGAACGGGACTATTTCGCTCAATCAACTGAAGGATGCAATTGAAGGTGTAAATACCGCGCTGGATGAAGCAACTGGTAAAACAGACGAATTCCAGTCTGGCATGGAGATCCTTCATGATCTGTCTAAAATTGATAATGCAAATGGAGAACAGATTGCGGATTACGATACACTAAAGAAAGTCACCGAACTAGTTACCAAGCACCCAGAACTCGATGGCATTTTCCTTGATGAGAACGGAAATCTCAATGTCGATGATGACAAGATCAAGAAGGCCGCTGAAATTCTTGTTGGGAAAATTATCAATGCTGCCAATGATAGTGGGCAAACCGGTCTGGCTAAGCTGTGGTCAAATCGCCTTGAACAACTGAATAAAGGCGATATCTCCATGACTGATTTCTGGAACGGTTTTGGCACGGACATCGAAGATGCAAACACTAAAATTGATAAATTCCAGAGTACATTTAGTGCTTTCCGTAGCGCTTTGGAAGAGATTCAGGAAACCGGAAGTCTTAAAAGTCAAGATACTCTTCAAGAGCTCGGTCAAATTGACCAGTCTTTCCTCGATCAGTTCATACAAGATGATGGAACATATAAAATCAACGCAACTGGTTTGCGTGATATGTATGTGAAGCAGCTTGAACCACTAATGAAGGAATTTGATGGAACTGTATACGGTGATTATCTCAAGAAGATGTACGATGCTGTACGTGCTCCTACCGAAGAAGAGTACGACGTATTGGTTAAGGCGACTTTAGAATATAAGGTTGCAAAAGAAAAATATGACCGTGCAGTTGGTCGTATTGATTCTTCTGACGCATCTGATGAGGATAAAGAAGCTGCCAAGAAAGCAGCTTTAGATGAACTGACTGCTGTTTATAATCAGAAATATCAAGATGTTCAAGAAACCGATGCCCAAGTGATGGCGAAACTGATTGCTCACTGGGAGGACGCGAAAAATGCGGTCGAAAGTTTCAAGTCTGCTCTATCTGATGCAAAAGACATCCTTTCTTCTTTCCTCTCTCTCCTTTCGTCCGCAAATGACAAATCTAATAACGACCTCAAGATTTGGGGCGATGCTATGGGCAAAGTCATCGACAAGCGGATTGAAGCCCTGAATAAGCAGAAGGAAGCTCTGGAAGAAAATAATAAGGCTACTGAACGCGCCATTGAACTTTCCAAGGCACAAGATGCTCTCGCCCGTGCCCAGCAACAGCGCACGACCCGTGTGTACACTGAGAATGGTTACGAGTGGCAGGCAAACGCCGAAGATGTGCGTACTGCACGCGAAGACCTTGCCGACAAGCAGCGTGAATGGAATAATAAAGACGCTGAAAAGGCTATTGACGACCAGATCAAGAAGTACAATGAGTTCAAGGACAAGTTGTCTGAGGTCATGGATGATATCGGCAAGAGCTGGAAGGATTACCAGAAGGAGCTTGAGTACACTGCGCAGATCCAGAAGATGAGTCTATCTCAGATGGAAGGCTCACTGGACGGATATCACAATAAGATCATTGCAAGTCTAAATACTGGCAGCGCGATCACCGGCATCCAGAATTTGATTACAAACCTTGAATCACTGATAAATACGCTAACAAAACTAAATAATCTGTATTCCATGTTTAAGACTGGTGAGTACAAAGATCTCGGCACAAAAGGTCTGTGGAATACGATAAAAGGATTCTTAAATAATGGTGGCGAAAAGGCTGCAAGTTCTGGCACATCTTATGTTAATGCAGCCAAGCAGGCAGTCAACGCTGTCAAAACCACGCTCGTTGATACTGCAACAGAAACGGGAACCGCATTAAAGAACATATTAACAACCGCGAATAACAATATTACAAAACAGGTTGTAAGTTCTGGCAATGGAATTATCAATGCGTTTACAAATATTTGGAACACGATCAAAGGTGGCGCTCAAAGCCTATTCGGCGGTTCCGGCGAAGGCGGCGGCATTGTTTCCACAGTTGTAAACGGATTTAAGGCTGTCGGTAATGCTGTTAGTAAGAGCAAGATTGGTTCCACGATTCTTGGCGGGATTGGTAAGGTTGGAACTACATTACTTAGTGGCGGAGGTAAGTTGCTTGCTGGTGCTGGAAAACTTATTGGTACAGCTGGAAGCGCCTTGGCTGCTGCTGGGCCCGCTGCGATTCCGATTCTTGCAGCTGGCGGGCTTGGTATTTATGGCGGCACAAAGGCCATGAAGAATCAGAAGAAAATCTGGTCCAATAAAGAAGATGGCTTTGGTAAGAAGGCAATAAAGTCCGTTGCTTCGTTCTTCTGGGACATAAGTCCTATTGGTGGAATCGTAAATCTGTGTAAGGATATTTTCGGCAAGAGTAAAGAAACTGCCGAGAATACAAAAGACACTGCGAATAGTAGTTCTGAAACTGCCGAAAACACACAAAAGAGCGCAACAAATCTCACAATTAACGCTACACAGATCGTATCTAAAGAAGAGAATAAAGCAACTGACGAAACAGACAAAAAGAATGACGCAACCGCCAATGAAGATAAAACAGTCAAAACGGCTGCTACAACTCTTACTGGTGCTGGTCTGGGCGCAGCTGCGGGTATGGCAATAGGTGGACCTGTAGGAGCATTGATTGGTACTCTTTTGGGAGGTTTTGCTGGTTTCTTTTTGGGTGGTCACGCGAATGGTCTTAAATCTTCTAAAACGAATCATTTTGCAAACGTTGACGAAAGAGGTTCAGAACTTATTGTTCGTAAGCCAGCTTCTGGACGTTATACATATCTTGAGACTGGCGATGGTGTTGTTCCTGCTGATATTACCTCTCGCCTGTTTGAGATGGGCGGCAATCCAGACAAGTGGTTCAGCGATCAATTGGCAAAACATAGTTCTGCTTCTATGGTGCAAAGCCGCGACGCTGGTGGTATTTCCCTGTCTATTGGTGATGTGAATGTGAACAATCCCGTTGGTGATAGCGATGCACTGGCTCGTGAGTTGGTAAATCGTCTGCCGAACAAGGTTGTACAGGAACTGAATAGACGTTAAACAGTACAATAAGCAAAAATAAATACGAAGTATACTTGGCTCAGGGTGGGTTGGGTAGGTTGAGATCGAGTATACATTTATAAAGGAGGGACGAGATGTCACAAAATAGTCAAGATGCAATCGACGTGTTGAGTAAAGTCATCGTAGACACGATTGAAAAGAAACTCAATGACGCAAAATTTGACAAATCGCAGACTGGCGTGGTAACTGCGGTGAGTGGGAATACATACACAATATCCGTGTTTGGAAGCCAGTATAACATTACCTCTGACCAGATTTATACGGTTGGACAGAGTGTGGTTGTGACTGCATTGCAGGGTGATATGAAGCGACTAGTATGTTCCCCCGATAATATTGGTACAATGAAAACAGTGGACAGCAAAGTCAACGTGGTTGGCAGTCAGCTGTCCATTATTGATACAGATTTTGCTGACACTATTGTCAAATACACGGATGTCAGTGAATTTTTAACGCTAAAAGATCAGGCAGACGGACAACTCAGCTTATGGTTCTACAGTGGTGTACCATCTACTGATACGGCTCCGACAGTAAATTGGGTAACGGAGGATGCAAAGAGAGTGCACATTGGCGACCTTTATTATGACATGAAGGCTGATGATGCGTATAGGTGGACGGACACTTTTATATGGGAGACTCTTAGTGATAAGAATTTATTGAAAGTTTTGAGAGCTGCAAGCCTTGAAACCGATACAGCAAATGGATCAAGACGTGTTTTTTTCACAAAGCCTTCAACCCCATATAACCGTGGTGATGTCTGGGCAAGTAGTTCTGGTGATAATAAAGTTCTTGTATGTCAGACAGCGCGTCCTATAACTGAAAGCTTTAGTCGGACTGACTGGGCTGTGGCGCTAAAATACACGGATGATACAAAAGCAAACGAGGCACTGGATGCCGCTGGCAAAATAGATGGTGACCTTGTAAGCTTTAAAACGGAATATAATTCTGATTTGGAGAGTACAAAGCAGCAGATTGAAGCCCGCGTAACCACTAAAAAATACAATGAGGACATGAGCGGACTAAATACAAAAATTTCGCTTGCAGAATCTAGAATTTCAAAAAATGAGAATGCCATCATACTGTGTGCCACAAAAACTGAAGCTCAAAAGTATGCGGATGCTGCAGAATTAAATGCAAATAAAAAACTTGAAGAGCACATTAAAACAGCAACTGAAAGTATTGATTCAAAGGTGGCTAAGACGGATTATACCGGAAAAAACATTGCTACTTTGATAAACCAGAGTACAAATACTGTAAAAATCAAGGCGACAAAGCTTAACTTGACTGGTGCTATATCCATTGACAAAAACGGTAAAGTGGCGCTTGATTCCACTTCTGTAAACAACAGCCTTACGCAAGTTTCTGGGGATAAAATCACCACTGATACTATTACTGTGGACAAGTTGAAGGCTGGACAGATTTTCCAGCTACTATGGAAGAACGATTCAAAAGATGCATACTCTGCCGTTGGCGAAGAGAACAAGTTGACTTTTGAAGCGGACAGCGATTATTCAGGATATATTTTTATCTTCCGTGGCTACAAAGAGAGAGAAGTTGTTGAGATTGATCCAGAGAGTGCCGCAACAAAACGGGTGCTCGAATATTTGAGCAAAGTTTCTGTTATTGTGTCGAAACCAGTCGCAGGTGAATGGAGTGGTGCAGAATATCACTGCGTCACTATGAATACGCCGAAGCTGTGTATGATTTATGATTTGAGCGCTGGCGACAATTCTACTCCAAGTGTATCATACAATTCTGACACAAATATAAAAAGCGCTTTCCGTCCGTTCTATGTAAAAGCATATGAAAAGAATAATAAATATTGCACTGAAATTACATTCTTTGACGCACAAAGCTCTGGTGAGACGGCCATTACAACAAACAACGATTTGATTATTCCATGTGAGATATATGGCGTAAAATAAGGAGGTGTTAAATTGGCGAAACCGATAATTTCAAAATTTTCCGTAATAGACGCTACGCAGGAAAATATCGTGCGGTACACATGTTACGATGACACGATCAATGAAGTGGAGTATATTATCTACGACAACGCCTCCGGCAATAGTATTGTTGACCAGACAGTGAAAACCAGTGGTTCATCTTCTGTACGTATGTTTATGCTGCCAGCGAACCTTGTACGCAACAGACTACTCCCCTACTATCTTAAAATTGCAGTAACAAATCAGAACGGCAAGACAAGTGATTTAAGCGATGCCGTTCTTTTTTATTGCCATGAAAAACCGGTGTTAAAGTTTGTTGATGTGGAAGCGCGCGCTGAAAAGACAATTCCCTTCCCTGCTTTTTCTTTTAATGTCGAGTATAAAAACATCGAAGAAGAGGGCGAGACACTGAATCTTTATAAATATCAGCTTTATGATTCAGACAAGACTTTGCTACATGAGGAGATATACCACGGATCTATTTCACATGCGTTCAACGTAGAAAGCCTTGATAATAATAAGGTGTATTATGTGCGAGCGGTTGGAGAAACTGTGAATGGATATGTTCTGGACACGGATTTTTGCGCATTCAGAATTGAGTATGACGGACAACTGCAGAAACTTAAAATTGTGGCAGAGAATGAAAAAAGAGAAGGTAGAATCAAGCTTACCGTTACGAAAAGCGCGGACGAGCCTAATAATTTTGATTCTATTCGCGTAAAACGTAGAGAGTTTGGCAAATACGACTGGATTACGATTTATGAAAAGAAGATCATAAGTTCCGTTGAACCTATTTTGATTGTATGCTATGACAAATTCGCACGTGGCAGAAAAACGAAGTATCAGTATATGGCAGTTCCTGTTGTGGATGAAATTGAACAAGTGTACACATCTACAAGTGCCGTAAGCGATTTTGACGGAGCATGGCTAATGGATAAAGACATATCATATTATGTTGGTCTTGAGCCAGCTGTCACGAATATTACGCGCAATCAAGAAGCGTCTGTGGAGACGACATTGGGAAGCAAGTATCCCATCGTATTCTATGGTAGTGAGGCAAATTATTATAGCGGCAACTTCTCTGGTGTTATTATCAAGTGGGATCGCAACAATGATGAGTTTGATTTTGATGGGTCTATTGACTATCGGGAGACTTTTATCAATTGGCTAACGAACAAAAAGCCAAAAGCATTGAAGATGTACGATGGCCGCGCATGGCTGATGAATGTGAATGGAAATGTTTCTTACTCAGATGATGAGCATCCGGATAAGGTAGAAATCTCATTTGATTTTGTAGAGACTGGCGATTTGAATAGCAGCGATGACATGAAGAACGCTGGTTTGATTTAAGGAGGTGGGCCATGACTTACTTACCTACAGAAGAAGATCTGGCCTTACTGAAAAGCCGGTCAAAAAGATTATATTGTCGTATTGAACTGCTGAATAAAGACTACCAGATTATTGATACGATCGAAGGACTTGCGTTAAGTGGTTCTAACTCGATTGACGCAGACTCAGATACACGGCGCACTTTTAATCTTGATATCTTCCCGAAGAGTGGATTCTCTATTTCTCAGTTCTCCACAGAGGAGTGGACGAGCAAGATGCTGCGCTTACAGATTGGTATGAAAGCTCCAACAAGTATGCCGCTTGTTGGGGCGGACGCGGTAAGAATACCAGAAGAAGAGATCGATGCAAAAATCAAAAATAGTGCGATATACAAAGAAAAGGACACAGAGTTAAGGCAAGCAAAGTGGAGATATAAGGTTGGCGGTTATGAACAGTATGGCAATATCGAAAATATAAACCGTAAGCGTATTATTTGGACAGATGAAAATAAAGAGAAATATGCATCTTTTGTGAAAGAGCAAGGAGATGTTGGAACATATTCGACCGTTGTTGCATCTTCAGATGGTTATACAACAAATGGCAAGACGTATGAGATTGCATACACTCCACTACTGATAGGCGGAGGAGATGTTGTTATTCCGCTGCTGAATGCAGATATCAGGTCTTATATTGAAGTGATTTTCAATGCAGCTTGTGATGCAGTTCAAAGAGATGGTTCAACTTTACAAAGTAAAATACTTGAACTTGATAGTTTTGGTGTTGACTGTACGATTTATGGGAAAACAATACGTGTAAAGAATATGATTGCTGCTGTAGAGGGTGGTATCGCAGCAGGAAGGATATTATCTGCAGCCGATGTTGCAGCGATTGCTGGCTGTACCAAAGAAGAGCTTGATAAATATTTCCATGACACAAGTGTATTTGTTGGCTATTCAATGCACGATATTCAAGGAACGATATGGGAATTGAAAGATGGTTTAACTCAGATATATAACTTCTATCACGCTTTATACTCTGGTGAGGCTGAAATACGAACTGGCACGAACTTTGTGGATACAGATGGTGTACACTGGTATGGCGCTGGCGTATATGCAATACAGCAAAATGGATACAGTTATGATGCCACAACGAACAAACTAAGCCTTTCTTGCCTTGATATGACCTGTTTGCTTGACGGCACGCTTGGTGGAACACTGACCGGATACGCAACGCGCATTCCGATGTATGACCGCAAGCTCGTGGTTAAGGATGGGGTCAACTATTACGAAGATGACAAAAAGAAGCCGCACTATGTTCGCGATTCCATTAAGGAGACATTTGAACTTTCAGGACTGACAAAGAGTATGGTAGATTACTGGGTGCGGCGAATTCCGCACGACCTAGAATATAATACTGGCACGACCATCTGGAACATTTTGACGGAGTTGAGAGACCTCTACTTTCCTTTCGAGATGTATTTTGACGACGATACTTTTGTGTGCAAAGAAATTCCATCTGGCTACGACGACCCCGTTGTTCTGGACGAGGATACATTTAAGAGTATGGTTATCAGCGAAGATGCCAGCGTCGATTACGGTCAGATCCATAACTGTGTAGAGGTATGGGGTGCATCAAACTCCAGCGACTATTTCTGTAAGGATAAACTTGAAAAAAATGACCCAGACGGTACTGGCGAGGTCGTGTATTGTAAAAAAGGAACAAAAGAATGGAATGATGTTGTTACGCTGCTTAAAGATAATAAATTGAATATGAGCTACAACATGAACCCAAATGATACCGGCGCGTCTATTTTATTGTTAAAATTAAAACAAGCAAGTATTCAGGACGGTACAAGATTTTCGTTTATTTGCCCAGAAGATATTGCGATAAATGCAAGAATCTGTGTTGAGAACCTTGTTACGACAATCAAAACGAATCCGACTGGGGCAGGACAGTATCGGGAAACAACGCGCGCAGTGTATGGACCCATGATGTTGTTTAAGGCTGTTACCAACGAAAAAGGAGAGGACGAACCAGAAGATACCTCTCTACTAAGGAAAGGGCGTTATTACGTCATAAAATATGGTGAGCATTGGTTAAATCAGGCAACTGATGGTGCATTCACATATAAGTTCAACGCACTTACAGGCAAATACGAAAAAGAACAGCGTGATCCACAGGTACGCTATTACCCGAAACAAATCTATAATCCATCCACGAAAAATTATGACACCGTGTATGTGAAGTATAATCCAGCAACGAATACAGAGATCCAGATATCAGACCCTGCTCTTCTTATTGAGAGCCGGGTCTATTTTATTGGTCAGTCTCAGTCTCATGCTATGACGAAGTTTGTGGATGCAATGCCGACCGCAAAACAAATTGAGGCAGACAAGATTGCGGAGGCATGTGACAACCTTGAGTACGTTGTCGTAAATGACCCAAACCGCATTGATGACTTGTACAATAGTCGGTTGACGATTGATAAAATCGGGCGAAGAAACCTTGTGTGCTCGGGTAGTGAGTTTGACGGATATACATCGGACGAATCAGCCATGACTGTATGCAAATACACGCTATGGAAAAATTGCCGGCTGACGGATTCCATCACGTTGAGTATGCACATGATCCCGTGGCTTGATGTGAATGAAAAGGTAAAATACGCAGCGAAGTACCTGAAGTCTGATATTGCAGTTGAGTGGATTATTAAAAAGATAGATAAAAACATTGGAGAAGGCACAATGAATGTTACATTGAGCCGCTATTACCCGTATTATCCCTATATCACTTATGAGAATGTCCTCAAAGAAAAATATATTGATAATAAGAAAGATACTTAATGAGAGGAGTGAGTAGATGGCATTATCATTTGAAGAATCCAAACGTATGGTCGCTGCAAGCCCCGCAATGACGATGGAGGCTTCCATAGAAGATGCTCGTCCAGTGGTTGATTGTGATGAGGATGTGGCAATCTTCTCTGTGGAAGACCAGAATTTCACCAGAAGTGGCAACTATACGTGGTTTGATACCTTCTCGGACAATGATTTTTCTACGGTTGATACCAATAAAGAAATCACACTGAGTCCGACTCAGGTAAATATCACACAGGAAAACAACAGTCAGGTCATTCCGTTTGAGATGCCGCGTTATTATGATGGTGTTGACCTGATGAGCATGACGATTCAGATCCACTATGTTAACGCTAATAATGCTGAGAACTATACCGCACCCATCAACGTGAGCTATAGTACTGATAAGATTCGGTTTTACTGGATGGTCAGTAACTATGCCACTATCAAAGAGGGTGTGCTAAAGTTTGAAATTATGGCGACTGGTGCAATTACTGTACCGAACAGCGGTGAATCGAAGAATTATCTATGGCGTACAAAGCCGAACGAAAAACTGAATGTTTTGAAATCGCTTACCGGCACCGCAATGACCGATCCGACTGGCGATGACTGGTATACTCAGTTCTTAGCTACGATGAGCCAGAAGGTTGGTGAGGCACAGACTGCCGCAACTCAGGCTGCACAGAGCGCACAAGAAGCACAGGCTGTCGTAGACGGTCTGGCCGACACACTGGCAAGCTACTACACTAAAGAAGAGGTTGACGGTTTTGTTACTCTACTTCGGGATGATATCGCCAAGGTTGACGGTCTAGCAAAGTTTGATGTGCAGTATGATGCTGAAACACAGACGATCAAGTTCCTGAATGGCGAAAAGGTTATTAAAACCATTACCCTAAACACTGATCCGAGTGCTGATTGGGTAACCGCTTTTAATAAAACCGTTGAAGCAAAAATAGACGAAAAGATTGCACCAGTTAAAACCGAACTGACCGAGTATAAGACCAGCAACGATGCTGCCGTAAAGAATCTGCAGGATAGCGTTGGTAACTTGCCTGAGACCTTGCAAAGTGATTATTACAACAAACAGGCAACCAACAAGCTGTTAGAAGCAAAGGCTGAAAAGACCAGCGTTGAGACCGTGGCAAATGATTTGACTGTGGTAAAAAATACTGCTTCTGGTTTGCAGAATAGTATTGACACTATCAATGGCGATATTTCTGAAATTCAGGAGCAGTTGAAAAATGTGAAGCCTGACCCGAATTCTGGGCGTGAGTATGATATTACTTACGAGGATTCAAAGCTGAGCCTGTTGGAAAATGGCACTGTGAAAACACAAGTTGTCATCCAAGGTGGTGGAGGCGGTGGCACTGGCGGCAGTACAAGTGTTATCAAGATCGAGCGTCTGGATGGCTCTGCGCTAACTGTGATTGCTGGTGACTCAGCTATTATCAATTTCAAGTTCTCTTCTGTGGACAATTCTGGCGATGACACTGGTTCTGCTACTGGCGTCTGGTATGTCGGCAATACAAAAGTTGGCACGCAGACCGTTATCCAGGGAAAGAACAGCTTTGACGCAACCCAGTATCTGCACAGCGGTGACAATACTGTTAAGCTACAGGTGACTGATAGCGTGGGCAGTGTTGGTACAAAGACTTGGACTGTCAATGTTGTTGAGTTCTATCTGGAGAGTTCTTTTGATGATACGCTGGTTTATAGTGGAGAGGTAACCTTCCGCTACACTCCGTATGGCAATATTGCAAAAACTATCAACTTTACGATTGATGGAAAGATTCTTGGCTCTACCACAAGCAGCGTTACCGGCAGACAGCTGACTTATGCTATTCCTGCACAGACCCACGGCGCACATTTGGTAGAAGTTTCTATGACTGCTGAAATCAATGGGAAACAGGTCACCAGCAATAAGGTTGTCAAAGATATCATGTGGGTAACTGAAGGCAATACAACTCCTATTATCAGCTGCGCCACAAAGACAGCAAGTGCAAAACAGTACAGCAACGTTGCAATCAACTATACCGTTTATGACCCTTCCAGCTCTACAACCACTGTAACGTTGGAGGTTGACGGCGCTAAAACTGCTACTTTGACTGTTGGACGCACCATGCAGACATGGACTTGGAAGTCCGCTGATATTGGCACTCATACGTTGAAAATCGTATGTGGCTCCGTGAGCAAGGAGATTAGTGTCGAGATCAAAGAGCTTGGTATTACGATTGAGCCAGTTAAGACAAATCTGGCTTTTGATTTTAACCCTGCTGGCAAGACTAACGCTGACGAGACCCGCTTGTGGTCTGATGGCAATACAAGGCTGACTGTAAGCGATAATTTTGACTGGTCTAACGGTGGCTATCAGCTGGACGAAGATGGTGATACCTACTTCTGTGTGAAGGCTGGTACAACTGCAAATATCAGTTATAAGTTGTTTGGTGATGACGCAAAGAAGTTGGGTAAGAACTTTAAGCTTGTGTTTAAGACTACGAATGTCAAGAACTACGATGCTACGGCACTGACCTGCTTGAACGGTGGTATCGGTTTGAATATTCAGGCGCAGAAGGTCACATTGACCAGTGAGCAGAATAGCATCGACCTACCAACTTGTGAAGACGACTTTATGGAATTTGAATTTAATATTCTGCCAGACAGTCAGTACAAGGAAATGGTTCTATGGTTGGATGGTATTCCCTGTCGTGTTGAGCTGTATGACGCAAGCGACAACTTTACACAGGCTTCTCCGGTAGGCATTACGATTGGTTCTCCTGATTGTGACGTGCTTGTTTACCGCATGAAGTCCTACATGATGAACCTGACGGACGACGAGATCCTCGACAACTTTATTGCAGACGCAAAGAATGCAGAGGAAATGATTGAGCGCTACACCCGCAATGATATTACGGATGTGAGCGGCGAACTGAATCCTGACCTACTGGCTGAGAAGTGCCCAGACCTGCGCATTATCAAGATCTCTGCTCCGACATTTACGACCGGCAAGAAGAACGAAGTGTCAAACACGACCATTCAGCACATTTATAAGAATGGCCGCGCCGTGGAAGATAACTGGATTGCCATTGGCTCACATAAGGGACAGGGCACTAGTTCTAATGCATACGGTGAATCTGGTCGTAATATTGATATCAACTGCTCTGGTGGTTTCACCTTTGGTGATGAGAGCACTGGCAGCAAGTATGCATTTACAGAAAACAGCGTTGGTGAGAAGTATTTTAATATCAAAGTCAATGTTGCTTCTTCTGAGAATGCAAATAATGCTCTACTGGCAGACGAGTTTAACGAGTTCAACCCGTACATTCGTCAAGCTCGCAAGGACAACCCGAAGGTACGCGACACCATGGCATTCTACCCCTGTGTCGTTTTTATTCAGGAGACCGACACCACAAACGCAACTGTCTTCAAGGATGGTCAGTGGCATTTCTATGCTTGCGGCGATTTTGGCAACTCAAAGAAGAATAGTGACACAATGGGTATGGACCCGAACAATCACAAGGAAGTTATTATTGAGATCGATAACAACACCGATGCACAGACCCGCTTCCTGAGCGGCGACTTCTCTGAGGAAACTTGGGATGGCGACCACAGCTTTGAGTTCCGTTACATCAATAAGAATTGTACCGAGGAAGAGATTCAGGCAGCTAAAGATGCATGGATTCGCGTGCAAAACTGGGTTGTGAATGCAGATGATGCTGAATTCAAGAAGAACTTTGAGAATTACTTTATCAAGGATTCTGCCCTGTTCCACTATCTGTTTACTGAGCGCCATACCATGGTTGATAACCGTGCAAAGAACGTATTCCCACACACTACTGACCTCGTACACTGGGATTTTTGTTTTGACTACGACAACGATACCGCTATGGGTAACGACAATGAAGGTGGTCTGACCCTGAGTTACGGCTACGAGGACATGGACACTATCGGCACAAAGAGTGTGTTTAACGCACATGATTCTAAGCTGTGGTGTAAGATTCGTGACCTGTTTGCAGACGATCTCGCAAAGATGTTCCTGAGCCGTGAGAGTGCTCTGGCATGGAGCTCTACCCGTATCCTGAAGAAGTTCGAAGACTATCAGGATGTAAAGCCTGAAAAGCTGTGGATTATGGATATGCGGCGCAAATATTTCCGTACTTATGAGGACAATGGCACAACTAGCTATCTGCCTATGATGCACGGCAATAAACGCCACCAGCGGCGTCAGTTCCAGCGTTATCAGGAAAAATACATGGCATCAAAGTATACAGGCGCTGCTTGCACCTCTGATGATATGACCATTCGTGGTTACACTCCGACAAACTGGACAGGCGTGAAGCCCGATGGTACTTTCCATATTGTCCCCTACGCTGATACTTATGTCTCTGTACGGTATGGTTCTAACCCTGTGAAGGTGCGTGGTAAGCGTGGTCAAACTTACGAGATTCAGTGCCCGATTGCGGCAATGAACGATACCGAAGTTTACGTTTACAATGCTTCTATTATCCAGAGTATTGGTGATATCTCTGGCTTCTATCCAGGCTATGTTGATTTCAGCCATGGTGTAAAACTGACTGACCTGAAGATTGGCTCCGCCGTCGAGGGTTACAAGAATACGAATATGACTGACTTCGCGGTTGGTAACAACACACTGCTTGAGCATTTGAACCTGCAAAACGTGCCAAACCTGAAGAAGTCCATCAGTTTGACTGGCTGTACGAATCTGGAAGAGTTCTATGCTGGCGGCTCTGGTATTACTGGTGTCGCATTCGCTAAGGGCGGCAAAATCAAGAAGGCTGAGCTGCCTGCGATTGCAAGCCTGAGCGCTAAGAACCTGAACTATCTGACCGACCTGAAGATTACAGATTATAAGAATATCACCACTCTGACGGTTGAGAAGTGCCCGACTATTGACTTGACCGATATGCTGGCGAAGTGCACGAATTTGAACCGTGTACGTCTGACTGGTATTGATTGGCAGTTGGATGATACTTCCCTGCTGGATCGTCTGCTGAAGATGACCGGTTTGGATGAAAACGGCTACAATACTGACCATTCTGTTATTGAAGGCAATGTCCATGTTCCTATCATGCGCGAGCGTCAGCTGGCAGAGTTTACGGCACAGTGGCCTGATTTGAATATCACTTATAACACTCTGGTTCAGCAGTTCAAGTGGACATTCGTGAATAAGGACGGCACCATTCTGGACATCCAGTACATTGATAAAGGTGGCAAAGCCGTTGACCCTGTTACCCGTGAAGAGAATCCGATTCCGACACCTACTGCTGAGAGCACCATCTCTACGGACTTTACTTTCAGCGGCTGGGATACCGAGTTTACGACTGTTTTCAGTAATCAGACCGTCACTGCAATTTATACCGAATCTGTGCGTAAGTATACTGTCCGCTATATGAATCGTGGCGCTGTGTTGAAGGAAACTGTTGCTCCGTATGGCTCTATGGTGCTGTATGACGGCGATACTCCGACTTATACCTCTGAGGAAACTGCTTTTAAGTATTACCTGTTCAGTGGCTGGGATAAGGGCGGTTACGTCACCGGCGATAAGGATATCAATGCTGTTTATGATAGCTGCGAGTATTCTTCTACCTACTTTGACGGTAAGGAAATCGGTCAGCTTCGCCCTGTTGAAATTTATGCGATGAACAAGGTTGGCGTTGAGCAGAATGTTGCCACGCCAAAGGATGAAGTTTCCATCAAGCTTGGCAACGATTTCTCTTATGAGGACATCACTGAAAAGGTTCTTATTAGTAAACCGCAGGTGTTTGATGGCAAGAACTACATTGATACCGACCTCAAGCTGTTTGAAGAGGACAGAGATTTTGTGCTGGCTGTTGACTACAAGATGGATGTCACAAATGCAAATAACACTGTTTTGATGCAGTGCTTTGAGCAGAACGGCATGAATGGTATCCGTCTATGGAACTCAACTGGCGTCAAGATGACTTGGGGTATTGACTCTGCAAATGGCGTTGCTGCCGGTTCTCGTGATATGACTGTTATCCGGCATATTAAGGGCGATAATGGACTGTATGTCTATTCCTCTAATATCTATGGTACTGCACTGAATTATACAAAGATTACTCGCACCCGTTCCACAAAGACGAATGCCACTCTGGTATTTGGATGTGCAAAAGCAGACGATGGTGCTTACGAGCGCCACGCTAAAGGTACGGTTTATTGGGCTAAGCTTTGGTATGCAGACCTTGGTGATGCTGCTTGTCGTGAGCTGGCTGCATGGACACACGATAATCTGATTGTTGAAGTAGCAAGCTTTAAGAACTACTACCTGAGTGACAATTCCAATAAGCGTTGTTCCATGACGTTCTTGCAAAAAGACACTCTGGGTCAGGATATGATGCTGAGTTCTTCTTCCAACAATGCTGGCGGTTGGGGCAACACTTCCTTGCGCGAGTATCTTGATTCTCGGTTGGTTGATGCTTTGCCCATTGGCTGGAAACAGCTTATCAAGAATGTTAAAGTGCCGAGCTCTGCCGGTAATAAGAGTAAGGAAATCGTGACTTCGGATTGTTATTTCTTCATTCCTTCTGCGATTGAAGTGAACTCTGCAATGATCGATGAGCCTTATATCTACGAAGGTCAGACCATCAGCTACATGACTGGCAATGAGTCCCGCATTAAGCACAATGCAGAAGGCAAGCCGACTAAGTATTGGCTGCGTACCCCGTTTGCAACTTACGATGGATACTTCTATGCAATCGAGGAGACTGGTGAGCTGTATGGCTTCCACTATCCATCCGAACAGCTGGGTGTAACCATTATGTTCAGCATTTAAGGAGGTGTTGAGAGTGTATTATAAGGTACTTAAAGACGGTCGAGTGATCGATGCTCTTGACCGCCTTCAGTTTGTAAAGTATCAGCCTAAGCACGATATTATGGTGAATTGCACCGAAGATGACGCACAGGGTATTATCAGCAGCAACGGCAAGTATATCTGGCACGTTGAAGGTTATTACCTGATTCCATCCCCGGAATATGACACTGTAACGCTTGAGCCGATTGACAAATACGAATATGACCAAATCAAGGCCTTGGGAGGTACAACTCCTGAGGCCATTATTGATGCCTATACATTGACGTTAATTCAAGGAGGTCTACTGTAATGGAGAAGATTTTCACTGAGTTCGTCGAGAGTATGCACAGACTCTATAAGAATGGAATGGTACAGGACAAATTTGTGGAGAACTTGCTTGAGGGCAAGAAGATCTCATTGGATGATTACCTGTACATCGTGAACGGAAAGGAGGTGTGATATGTATACATTTTTAATTAACGAGGATAACACTATCACAGCGAGTCTGACTGAGCGTATCATGCAGCGAAGCAAGCTGGTGGATAATTTGCACTTTCTTGCCGATCAGACTTACAAGGGCGTAGATATTAGTGACTATACCGTTATGCTGGAGTACGTTTTACCTGTGAGTAAACGCTATAAAACTGAGATTCTACAAAAGTCAAAAGACTTGTACAAGAATCGGTTGGAATATCTTCTGCCTTTTGATACAGGTCTGACTAGTGAGGCTGGCGACATTGAGTTCCAGCTGACCTTTGTTCATGTCGAGATGGATTCTGAAGGACAGACGATTCAGCGCGTGCGTAAGGCTGGCCCCGGCGTTGTACATATTATTCCCATCAGCAAGTGGTCTGATTTGATCCCCGATGAAGCACTGAGCACGCTCGACCAGCGTATTATCGCACTGGAGGCTCTGAATAAGGCAATGACTGACCGGTTCAATACCAGTCTGGCTAATAAGGCTGATAACATCACTTACGATGAAGAGCATCGTATTCAGCTTACCTCCGAGGGTAAACCCATTGGTAACGCTATTAAAATCACAACTGAAACTGTGGAAACTGAAGATGGTAGTATGCGTGTTGTCCCATTCTAACCATCGTTTAAAGCGAGGTGAAAAGAATGGCATACAAATACTCGAAGCTTGGTTACGGTAACGCAGAAGACGTAGAAGCCGCGATTGCGCTTGGGTTGATTGATGGCAAAGACATTATTATCACAAAAGATACATCAGAATTCATATACGTCCGGGACGACTTATCTATTCAAAAGGTAGCGCCTCGGACGCTTTGTTTTGATAGTATTCCGGCGGCAAATGAGACAATCAACCAGAATGACGCGACTTATGCAGGTCAGACCGTAATGATACGAGGCAAAGACGATAAATATGAACCGTGGGTCGTGCAGCAAAGCGCGGAGTCAGGGCGGTTCTTCGTCGAGCCTTTTCAAACTCAATCTACAAATTTCCAATGGACTGAATTCTAATAAGGAGAAAAAATATGGCACAAGTAAAATTTGCGTATGGTACGAAAGCACGGTACGATGCCCTTGCTCCAAAAGACATGGACACACTGTACTTTACGACCGATACGTTGCAACTGTTTAAGGGTACAACTGAGTACACTAAGAGCACTAAGATGGTGTCTTCCCTGCCCGCAGCGGGTCAGGTGCAGGGCATTATTTATTTCCGCATGACAGACTACACCATGCATATTTGGAATGGCGTGGAGTTTGTGCAGCTGAACAAAACAACCGTTACTCAGATCCCGGCAGATGCCACCAATGATGATATTCCGACCACAAAGGCTGTTGCTGACTATGTTAATGCCAAGGTTGCAGCGGTGGAAGGTATTAAAGGTAAGTTCGTTACAGATGTTACCTATAATGCTGGTGTGTTGAGTGTGGCAAAGGGTGACGAACCTGTTACCACTACCCTGACTGGTGTTGTTCATGAGCCTACTTACGATGCGGAGACCCGCACCATTAAGATGCCCGTATTTGGCGGAGACACTTTGACGATTGCACTTGGCAAGGATCTTGTTGTAAAGAGCGGTGTTTATAACACGAAAGACAAGAATATTGAATTGACTATCACAACTGGCGAGGTCATTAAGATTCCGGTTGGCTCCCTGATTGATATTTATATCGGCGTGGCAACTTCTACTGCAACTGTGACTGTTTCTGACGACAATAAAATCAGTGTTGCTGTGCGTGTGTCTGCAAAAGCTAACAACTCTATCACAATTGAAGAGGATGGTCTGTATGTGGCTGTGCCGGATGCTTACACTAAGGTAGAAACAGACGCAAAAATCAAGAAGGTGCAGGATCAGCTAGATGGACACTCTAAGGATACTGTGGTCCACATTACCGCAGAAGAGCGCAAGGCTTGGAATGCAAAGGTGTCTCAGGATGAACTGACTGCCGCGAAATCTGAAGTAATTTCTGCCGCTGCTGCTGATGCAACTAAAAAGGCGGATGCCGCTCGCGATGCTGCTAAAACCTATGCAGATGGTTTGAATACTGCTATGGACAATCGCGTCAAGAGCGTCGAGGGGGCTCTGACTTGGAAGGCTATTGATGATTCCGGCGCAAACGCTGAGACATAATAATCTAACATAAATCCCTGCACTCTGTAATGGAGTGTGGGGTTATTTTTATCGAAAAGGAGTTTCATGATGTCAAAATTATCACTTTTAGAGATTGCACAATCTCAACTCGACAAGACTCCAGTGATCGACGGACAGCTTATTGTCTGCCTTGACACCGGAAACGCCTATCGAGATACTGCTATGGCTCACGTAAAAATCGGAAGCGATTTAGAGGTTGTGAGCGACTTACCATTGGCTCCTCTAGCCGAAAAAATCTATTATCTGAAGCCTGATAAGCTATATGCGTACTTGGGCGGCAATTGGACGTTATTAAACGACAACAATTTCTCGCTGGGCGCAAATAAGAGTGCACTTAACGGCAAGGCAAAAATCACGCTGGATGGCGCAAAGCAAAGCTCTGTATCTATCAAGGGCACTGGCATCACTACCGTTATGACAGATGAGAATGGCGAGTTGGTTGTGAATACCGGCGATCCATCTATGTACATGGAGGCGCTGACCAATTCAGATATAGACAAGATACTTTCAATGTGAGGAGGAATTTTATGGCTTGGTTAGATTATGATGGCCTACTTTACTTTTGGCAAAAGATAAAGGCAAAGCTGGCAGATAAGGTCGATAAAGTCGAAGGCAAAGGGCTGTCCTCCAACGATTTTACCACCGCTGAAAAGAATAAGCTGGCTGGTATCGCGGCTGGCGCAAACAATTATTCTCATCCGACAAGTTCTGGTAACAAACACATTCCGTCTGGTGGTTCTGCTGGTCAGATTCTGCGTTGGAGTAAGGATGGTGAAGCACAGTGGGGCGCTGATAATAACACAACTTATAGCGCATTTAAGGGTGCAACAAGTGCCGCAGCCGGTGGCTCAGGTCTTGTCCCCGCCCCTGCTGCTAATAATGCTGGTCAGTTTTTGAAAGGCGATGGTACATGGGCAACCCCATTAAATACGACCTATAATAATGCAACCTCTGGCTCTGCTGGCTTGATGAGCGCCGGAGATAAAGCAAAGTTGGATGGTATTGCTGCAAACGCAAACAACTATACACATCCGACTTCTGCTGGTAATAAACATATTCCGGCTGGCGGTCAGTCTGGTCAAATTCTAAGGTGGAGTGGTGATGGTTCTGCTACTTGGGGACCTGATTATAATACCACCTATTCTGATTTTAAGGCGGCTACTGCTTCTGTTGCTGGCGGCTCTGGCTTAGTCCCTGCCCCGGCTGCCGGTAAACAGGGTCAATATCTGCGTGGAGATGGTACTTGGGCTACTCCGACCAATACTACATACAGTGATGCAACGCAGAGTGCTCATGGTTTGATGAGTACTGCTGATAAGAAAAAGCTGGATGGATTTGGCGCGGCAAGCACCTATGCTTTGAAGAGTGACATTACAGCGATGTACCGCTACAAGGGTTCTGTTACTTCTACAGACAAGCTACCCACCAGCGGTCAGACCATTGGTGATGTGTATGACGTTGGCAATGGAATGAACTATGCATGGAACGGTTCTGCATGGGACGCACTGGGCGAAATTTTTACTATTACAAAGATTACAAATACTGAAATCGACACTGTTTTGGCAAGCTGATTTCAGTTTTTACTGAGACAGGAGGTCGATTATGGGATATTTAGATTATGCTGGTTTACAATATCTTTGGGGTAAGCTGAAAGAAAAGTTCGCTCCAAAGAGCCACACCCACGATGACAGGTATTATACCGAGGCTGAGATGGACGGCAAGCTGAACAGCAAGGTGAACAATAACGAAGCTGGAGCAGATAGTTTGCTTTCTAAACTGACTACATCTTGGACTGCCACCCCTACCGACAACACTTATTTTATCCGACAGGATACAGGTGGCGGAGATTCTTTTGGTCGTGTGAAGTTTTCTACCTTGTGGAACTATATCAAAGGTAAGACGGATGGCGTATATCAACCAAAGGGCAGTTATGCTGCTAGTAGTCATAGCCATACAAAGGATCAAGTAGGACTCGGAAATGTTGATAATACAGCTGATAGTGTAAAGAGTGTTGCTGTTGCCAATTTTGCAAAAGAAACCTATATCAATCGATACAAAACGGTCAACCTAACCGACCTTGACCAAAACACATGGTATCCTGTGACTGGCACAGGTGTTTCTTATAATGGTCTGAGGCATTTCAAATGTAATGTTCAGCTCAACAGTGGTTCTAAGCCTAGTTGGAGTACACACAGTGCTGGATTTACAGCGGTTGTTGATATCCTCGAAGAATCATCAGGTTGGGGAACGACTGGAATGTTAGGAGAAGTGTTGATCAATGATCGACGTTTTATTGCAGATGAAAGCAAACCACCAGTTGGATATGGTCAATTGGGAAATTCGTCTATTCCTGTTTGGTGGCTTCGAGGTGGTGGAACATATTTCCTTGCGGCTGATTACGATTGTACATGGACAATTCGAAAATCAAAATTTGAAAAAAACGGGCAAAGTGTTGAACCAAGAACTACTTATCCGGGTGTGAACGTGAACCGCTCCACCATCACGGCAAATTTAAATGGTAACGCAACCACTGCCGACGTAGCAAATGCAGTCGATTGGAGCAAAGTTCAGAATAAACCGAGTTCTTATGCACCGGCGTCACACACTCATGATGACCGCTATTATACCGAAAGTGAAGTAAATACAAAACTTGCTAATTATCAGCCAAAAGGAAATTATGCAGCTGCTTCTCATACTCACAATTATGCAGGTTCTGGAACTGCTGGTGGCTCTGCCAATAGTGCAATCAAGCTTGATTCTAGCGCGGGAAGTGCGACTCGGCCTGTCTACTTCTCTGGTGGTAAGCCCGTTGCAATTGGATATACTATCGCTAAGAGTGTTCCAGCGGATGCTAAGTTTACTGATACAAACACATGGCGCGGAATCCAGAATAATTTGACAAGCGATAGTACAGATCAGAGCCTTAGTGCTGCACAGGGCAAAGCTTTGAAAACATTAGTTGATGGTAAAGCACCTGCTTCACATAAGCACACAAAGTCTCAAATAACGGATTTCCCAACTTCTATGCCCGCAAGCGATGTATCAGCATGGGCTAAAGCAGCTACAAAACCAAGCTACACTAAGGCTGAAGTTGGACTGAGTAACGTTGATAATACTGCGGACAAGAATAAGAATGTGAAGTTTGCTACGAGTGCTGGATCGGCTACAAATGCCCAGTGTTTGAATAATGATAGTCAATACATGCGTTTTCATTGGAACGGTCAATCTGGTCAACCTTCATGGCTATGGGGTGGCAGTGACGCCAGCAATATGTATGTGTATAATCCGAGCAACTTCAGTGTGAATTATGCTAATAGTGCGGGGACTACATTGGATGCACCGTACACTATCACTTACGAAGGCACTTATACAGGTACAGGAGAGTACACTGGTTCCGCGAGTTTACCTATCAGGCATACGCTTTCAAAATCGTATGATTTGGTATATTTTATCAAAAATCTTAAAGGCAGGTATACACCGGGTTTAATTAATCTATTTTCACAAGGCAATTACGGGAAACAATATGTTGCTATGAACATGTTGCCGACTACTTTTACATTAATTATAGATTTAAGTCCGAATATAATTACAATGTATAATGGTGGTAGTAATACTAGTACAAGTGGGCAGTGGGCGAATAGGAACTATATTCGTCGTAATGGAAATTCGATTGAATTTTATAGCACCTACAGTAGCAATAATGCCGATTATTTCTTCAATGATAAGTATACATCGTACTATATCTTCGGCTTTAACCTGAACCATAGCCTCTTCCATTACGACGTTTAAGGAGGTGTAGCTATGAATTTAATTAAAATTGTCGCTCTTTTAAGTGGGGCACACGAAAACCGTAACAGCCCGTGGGAGACCACTATACCAGATGGCTGGGCAATTATCCCAAAAAACATAACAATTCCAAAAAGCTTCCCGTTCGTTGATATTAAAGTTGAAGAAATTGATGGTGTTCAAACTGTTACAGAGATGTCTGGACATGAGATCATTGTCGATAAAGAAGAAATGAAGGCTAAACTAGCTAAGACCGCAAAAGTTAAAATCACCGAATCTAAAACCGCTCTTGCTGAATACCTTGCTACTCACCCGCTTCAATGGACGGACGGTAAGTATTATAGTGTTACTAGTGAAAAACAGGCTCTGCTGACATCAAATTTGGCGCTGTATCAAATCTCTACCTCAGCCGGACAACCATTCAAACTGACATGGAATTCAACAGGCGACGAATGCGTAGAGTGGGCTTATGAAGAACTAGCCGCCCTTGCACTGGCAATCGGTACATATGTAAAGCCCTTTGTATCGCATCAGCAGGAATTGGAGCTGGCTATCAAGGCTTGTACTACAATGGAAGAACTGGATGCAATTGAAATCAACTACGACCCTGTTCTGAAACAATATCTTGAGACCGCCGGGCAGAAGGAGGTCGCTGAATGAGTAAAATCGTAAAGAAGTATAAAGAATTATTGAAATGCGCGCTTCTCTTTTTGATAGGAGGGGCGCTTTATTATTGCATCGAGATTTTATGGCGAGGTCACTCACACTGGACTATGGCTGTAGTGGGCGGCATCTGTTACGTTATCATAGGCGGGTTGAATAATTATATTCCGTGGGAAATGCCAATGTGGGAACAGGGTCTTGTCGGTGCGTTATTTGTGACTGGTATGGAGCTTGTTGTTGGTATTCCATTGAATCTGATGATGGGATTACATATTTGGGACTACTCTTCCCTACCATTCAATCTGCTGGGTCAAATCTGTCTGCCGTTTACTGTGCTATGGTTTTTCCTTGCCTTGCTGTGCATTTATGTAGATGACTGGATGCGCTATATTATGTTCCACGAGGACAAGCCGCACTATCACTGGCGTAAGGTATGTAAACCGAAGCAGTAAACAAACTAAAAGTATATGTAAAAACAGAAAGAGCCCCGGGCTATTACACCCAGAGCTCTTCCCGCCACACACCTATACAAAGATAGGACGTCACAAATTCGCTCGATGAATTTTTGACATACCTATTTTATCATAGTGTGAAATTTTTGTCAATACAGAATCGAGGTGATGAAATGATTGGTTTGTTGACTGCTGCACCAACTCATGCTCCGGGTGTTATCAGCTTTACAATAGAACAGCTTTGGCAAATGATTCTAAGTATTGCTGGTGGCATTACGGCTATTTCAGCTGCTGTTGTCGTTATTGTAAAAGCAATCAAGAAGGCAAAAGAGCCCGACACGAAACAGAACCTGAAGTTGATTGAACATGACAAGCATTTGGAAGATATCGACCGCAAGCTCAAGAATGATAAAGAGGTTTTGGATTTATATCGCTCCAAGCTTTTGTCAATTGAAGAGCATCAGAAGGAACAGGACATCGTAGTTGAAGACCACGGACGAAAAATCGCTGGCGTAGAGCAGCGTGTAAATAAGAGTGAACATGGTATCAATGTTATGATGAAAGCTCTGCTGGCTCTGCTTAGTCACGGCATTGATGGTAATGCTATCGACCCTATGAAGGAAGCCAAGGCTGCTCTTGAAAGCTACCTGATCGACGGACAAAATTTAAAAGACATTTAATACATAGTTCGGTACGTGTGTGCCGGGCTTTATTTTTTATTCAAAACAGGAGGTATTACTATGGCAAGTATTGTTAATGAGATCGTCTCTGTTATTGTGAAGCTGGTTATCACTGTTGCTGGCACTGCATTTATGACCTATGGCATCCCCTACCTGAAGCAGATCGGTATGTACAAGATTGTTCAGATGGCTGTGCGTGCCGCTGAGAAGTTGGGCGTTACCGGCGCAATCAAGAAAGCTGACAAGAAGAAGTATGTTATTGCCGCACTGGAGAAGATGAATATCAAGATTACTCCCACTATCGAGATGATGATTGAGGCCGCAGTCAAGGAGATGGATATCCAGAACGAGAAGATCAATGCAGAACTCAAGAAGGATTGAAGGTGTGGCTCTATGAGCATTATTACATATTCTATGAAGAAGGACTGGAACAAGAAGTTGTCCAAGAACTTCTGCGCCTATGAATTTGCTTGCAATGACCGGAGCGATGAGTTCAAGGTGGCAACTGAGCTGGTAGAGACTCTGCAACAGATTCGTGACCACTTCGGCAAGCCGGTTCTAATCAGCTCTGCCTACCGTACTCCTGCATATAACATTTCAATCGGTGGCAGTTCTCGTAGTCAGCATTGTCTGGGCACAGCAGTAGATATTCACATCAATGGTGTTGACCCAATTCGTATTGCACTGTACGTAGCCTCCCTCCCCTACTTCCAGAAGCATGGCGGTATTGGCTATTATAATCGTGCACAAGTGACGGGCGGCTTTGTTCATGTTGATGTGCGTGAGACTCATAGCCGTTGGGTCAGTAAAAGTGGTACTGCATATCAGGTCGTGAGTAAAATCATGCCCACGATTCGTCAGGGCTCTAAAGATTGCACCGGTGGCGCGTCTTATGCTGTGACCGTATTGCAGCGGCATTTAGGCTTGAAGGTAGATGGCATCTTTGGTGCTGGTACAAAAGCTAAGCTGGTAGAATGGCAGAAAGCACATGGATTGGCGGCTGACGGCATCTGCGGAATGGCAACATGGAGTTCGTTTTGATTGCAGACAACCAGAATACATTTCGTGCAGGAGACAAAATTAAATTAGACGGAGTATTATTTTCAAACAGCCAAACTCACTGCGGTATGCGCCGCCGGGGAGAATGGTTTATCTATGATGGAAAACTAGTCAATGGTCGTTATCGTGTAACGAATCTTGAAAGCCGCATTGGCAAGTATCCAATTTCAGTAAATGTATCAGGTTATGTTGAACCGAGCGATATTGAACTGGTTGACAACAGGAATGGACGTTGATATTATTATTCCAAGGAGGAGATATCATGTCTATTGTTGTTTGTGGCTGTCATATTGGGGAAGGTAGACCTAAAGTCATAATCCCAATCGTTGAAACAACTGAAGCAAAAATTTTAGAACGCGCATTTGAGTTTTCAAGGCTTCGTATTGACTGCGTGGAGTGGCGTGTTGATTGGTTTGAACAATGCATGGATGCACATTCTGTGGTATCTTGCATGCAAAAACTTCGTGTGGCATTGAAAGACAAGCTCTTGCTTGTGACATTTCGTACCAAGGCAGAGGGCGGAGAAGTGTCTTTGACCCACAAAGAATATTTAGATTTCATCAACATGATAATAGATGCGGACTGTGCTGACCTTATTGACATTGAGTTCTTTACAGCCGGAGATGATATTCGTGAACTGATAGACAATGCACATTCTTCTGGAGTTGTGGTTGTATGTTCAAGTCACGATTTCCAAAAGACGCCTGATAAAAATGAGCTCGTTTCTCGTATGGTTAAAATGCAACAGGTCGGAGCTGATTTACCGAAAGTAGCAGTTATGCCGCACGATAGTACGGACGTGTTGACTTTACTGGCCGCTACGGTTGAAATGAAAAATAAATATTTTGCTACTCCCATTATCGCAATCAGCATGAGTAAGCTTGGTGTTGCCAGCAGGTTATGTGGGGAGGTCTTTGGCTCTGCTATGACTTTTGCCAGCGCTGGAGACTCAAGTGCTCCCGGACAGATTGGACTGGATGTTGTCAACGCCGTGTTAGACTCAATAGCAGAATAA